GAGAACTACAAGATGAATGCTATAGAAAAACGTATTCTCAAGCTGTTGAATGAGAACAGAAGTCAAAGTTCAATAGCCAGTGAATTGGGCGTACCGCGCTCAATGATACAACGCGTGTCGGATAAAGAACTGGGAGTGGATCCAGCTTCGATTAAGTCTCTGACCACTGAACAGATTCAAGAAATACAAACCAAGAGCAGCAAAGGTGAAAGCAATTCTTCTATGGCATCAGTTTATGGCGTCAGTGCCAAAACAATTGCCCGCGCCCTGATGGTTCGTATCATCAAAGAATCTAATAACGTGGTCGTGATTTCGCCAATTAAAGAATTGACTGAAGAAGGGAAAATCCCCGACACCTATGAAGTTCTGGAAGGTTCGGTGTCTGTCGATTCTGAAGGCGAAGAATGGTATGTTGGCCGTTTCCTGGAAAACCAAACAGTGTTTATCTGTATGCGTTACGATAGCTCTGCTGCTATTCAGGCCAAACTTTTCAGAAGCGAAGAACTGAAACCGTTAGAAACTCGGTCAAGCCGCTTCAATGAAGAAAATATTTCGCCGTTGGCCGAATTGGCGACAGCACTGGTTGATGGCGTTACCAAAGTCAATGATGGCGTGGTAATCAGTGTACAACATGACGGCGAAACATACCCGATGCGCGGTTCCCTTGATGCCCGTCGGCGCGTGGGTTACTTTGATGTAATTTTAGGCCGTACACTTCGTCTGGCATTGTCATCCGTATTATTCGTGGTCAAGACGGTTGCAGTTGTTGGAGAAACAGGCGACAAGCAAACTCAGAATTCATTTAATGAAAAAGATCTGTCTGTGTTCCTGAACGAACACCAGATCATGATTTTGCCGGAAAGTATCGTGATCGCGGTTGATGGTAAACCGGAAACGATCACAACGAGCCACCAGGCGTATGACCGTATTGTTGAAGCGATTAAAAATCGTGACGTCAAAACAGCGTACACTCTGATGAAACCGCGTGAAGCCATCAAACAATTCACCACAGGCATGGTTGACCTTTCAGACAATCGTGTTCGCTGGGGTGGCTATGATATCACCGGAACTTCCGTTGCCAAACGCATTTTGGCTTTGGCATTAAAAGGCGATTATCCGAACTTGGAACGCTTGGGCCGTTTCCTTGACAAGATGTTCCAAAACCCGAGCGCTGCGCTGGTTCAGTCTGGTCGAATCTATGAATTCATGGCATACTCAGACATTGAGATTCATGAAGACGGCGATATCATCCTGTATAAATCCGTTCGCGGTAACTACATGGACAAGCGCACAGGAAAAGTTAGTAATGCTCCTGGGACCATTGTTCGGATGGCTCGCTCATTCGTGAACGATAACAACAAAGACCTGTGCTCCTATGGTCTTCACGTTTGTTCTCTGGCGTATCTGAAACAATGTTTCGGTAGCCTGGGCCAGCGGGTTGTGCGTTGTAAGCTGAACCCGAAAGACATCGTGTCTATCACTGATGATTACGGTTCTAGTAAAATCCGCTGCTGTGAATATCTCGTGTTGGATGACTATACTACGGAATACAACCGCCAACATAAATCTATTGATGTTGACGGTCTATACAAGTAACCGCGAACTGACATAAAAGAGGGGGCTTCGGCCTCCTTTTCTTTGAGGTTGATATGGAAACCAGAGATGTTTACTTCGTGTATGAGCAACAGGCATTTGGATCACTGCGCCGAAAAACAAAGTTCCTTGTTGATTCATTCCAATTTGAGGGTGAACTCAGAGAATACTCGTTCAGGAATTTTCCTCCTAGAGAAGTCATAGGCGACCAGTTCGTGAAATTATTTTGTCGTTGTGGCGGCTGTGATTTTAACGACGACGGATATTCCATGCATGTTTATTGCTGCAATTGTTGTGGTAAATATATTACAGTCTATAGGAGAACTGATCATGGCGAAGACACAAAAGAAAATTGAAAATACCCAAACCATTCAAGAAATCACCGCCCAGGAAGAAAACAAACTTCCAAGTTATCTTCAGCGTGTGGTGGATAACATCCCTCAGGGTGGTGACGGCGGCATTGTTTATGCTGGTGACTACGGTTGGGTCTGTGAATACAAAGACGGCACGAAAGAGCTTCTCGCGGAACTTACGGGGCTGGCGGGTACTTTACGTCGATATGGGTTAGATAAATTCGGTAAGCCGATGAAACCAGGTACTGTGGTATCAACCGATATTACAGTTGAAGTTCTTCTTTTGCTCGATATCAATGATCTTAAAACACTTGCGGAACCCCTGGGTATCGACGCGACTGACCGTAATGAAATAATCTCGCAATTGGCTGAAAAACTGCAGATTAAATAATCCCAGTGTATAACTGCTGATTATAATTCAATATGGCTATCGTTGACGAAAGCAATTTGATGGAGTACGCTCTAAGACATTATATCACCCCTGGTGTCTCAAGAGATGATTTGATGGTAGACATTCAGCGAATTTCGCTAATTAATCAATCATTGAAAAGATTTGTGCCAGGGAAAAGTCCTCGCGTACTTATCAATCAATTGATTATTCTTTTCAATACTTTCGAAACTGAAGCCGTGTGTCGAATGCTGGTGTTGAAAACGGATAAGAACCAACATCCTCGTCTTAAAGCAGCGCTGTTGACGTTAGGTGTTTGGCGAGATGATTTATGTTCCGGTTCATACGAACCAGATAACGAGCTGATGATGGCTCTGAACAACGATTTGGATGAGTGGAGGAAACCATGCCAACAATCACAGTATTAGTCGCGCCGGAAGTTGTCCGCAACAAACCGGAAACCGAACGCAATCATGTCGTGACGGGTGTTGCAAAGGGTTGGCAAAAGACCAGCCTCAACCAAGATCCTGATGAGATCCTGACCGAATGTAAAGGTCTTGACGCTCTGCTCACCAAGAGCAATTTACAAGCGGACGGTGTCACCAAAGTGGATCCCACCAAGCCTATCGGCTTTCAAGTATCTTATGAAATCCACGATCCGAATGCTATTTTAACCACCGGACTTGTGATTACTCCAGCTACAGCCAGCGGAGAGATCGGACAGTTTGTTGAATTGCTGGCGACGGTATCCCCTGCCAATGCCACATATCAAGGCGTTAATTGGTATTCTGGTGATATTACGAAAGCTGTACATGTCGGTGGGGGTAAATTCAAATTGCTGGCTTCAGGAACTGTAACGGTTTATGGTGTCACGGTTGAAGGGAATCACACAGATTCTACGGTTATTACAGTTGCAGGCGCTCTGTCTTTGTCTACTGATTTACCTGCCACCAAAGACGTAACTTCCGGACAAGACGGAACCTTTAGTGTTGTTGCTGCGGGTGGTACAACTCCATACACTTATGTGTGGCATTTCTCTGATACTCCTGGGGGTGCGGGGTCAGTTATCGATGCTGGCACTAATGCCACCGCCGCCACTGCTAACCTGGTTATCACAGCAGTTGAAGCTGCAAATGAAGGCGAATATTGGTGTGTTGTTTCTGACGCAGATGGCCATTCTGTCACGTCTACTCGTTGTGAAATGGCTGTGGTGTAATTTATGAAGAGCTTCCAGGATTTCCTTGAAGACTCTTCTGCTCCGGCAACCACGACCGCCGATGTGGGGAAACCCGAAGGCGGTATGGTCAAGGAGCCTGTCAAAAAACCAAAAGATCTTGAAGAAGAGTCTGATTTTAAAAAGATCTTTGGCAACATTTTCAAAGATTTGGATTTATCCAAGGCGCGAAAATGGAATTTCAGGACAGGCCAATACGACGATTAAAGAGGCTTCGGCCTCTTTTTCATTTCCAGCATTGGGTGTATAATGGACCCGTTCCCCATGAGCGGAACCTAACTGAGGATATACCAAATGCAATCTATGATCAAACGTAAAATAGAAATCTCCATGAATGCCCATGTCGATATGATCCAGCAGCTTGTGGCAGATGCGTATGAGATACAAAAGGAACGTCAGATTAGGGGAGTGATAGACCCTATTTGCTCCGGCAACATGCTCTACTACAGAATGCTCCGCCAGACCGGACATACAGCCGCTCTGAAGAAACTACTTTCTAAAAAGTTTCAGGTCGAAAACGACGCATATGTGTTTGGCGTCTTCCATACTTCTCGTGAACGTGATGCATTCTTCTATCCTTCCCGCAACCCTCAGACGGGCGAAGAATTACTTATCCCTGATGTCGACAAGAAAGAGAGCACGACGACAATCACCCATTTCATGGGGACCAGGATCGATAAGGCTAACATAATCGTGTTCTCTGACACTTTACATGATGTAAAACGTTTAGCCGCCGCCCGTGAAATGTTGCAGGATGCTCGGACCAGTCTCACAAATTTGACTTTAGTAGTGTTTCTGGGCTAGATATCTGTATGGGGAGAGAACTCCCCATTTTGAATCGGAGGTGATTTATGTTACGTTGCAAGAGAGGTTCCAACTCCTTTAAGTTGGGCATGCTGACTGGAGTAACGTTCATGATTGCTTTAGACAGCCTTGTGGGACTGCTTTCCCTTCCTGATTTCAGGATGGAACGATTCATATTGTTAGTTCTATTTGGCGGCGTCTCTATTATCTGTACCCTGAAAGCATATAAAAAGATTTGACCTGATTACACACAGCAATTTTGATTTGAGACCCTATATCATGCTCCCATTACTCAATGTTCCAAAAGAACGTATGACGCCGGATAGTGAAGGCAAGACACATTACAACATATACAGTCGAAGCCGCACCGAACTAGGCAGATTCCTTTCCCATTTTGCATACCATCCCATGGATACTGTTGATGGTAATTTCAACTCAATAGAAGGCTACTGGTATTGGCTAAAATATCGCCACGACGACTTGCGTAGTCTTTATGGGAACGACGCCAAGCAATTTGGACAAACCTTGGCCAAGTCACGCATCGTTGTATTGTCCCCTGATGATCCCAAATTTAAACGAGACATTATCGCAGCAACGAGTCAAAAATTGCTGACAATGCCATCCAAGTTGAGATTCCAATTGGCCCATAGCCGTCTCCCCCTGATTCACGCTTATGAACATCAGGGGAAATACAGTTTTCAAAACTCTATGGATTTTATCATACAGCATATTAACCGCTTCCGTCTAGAAGGATATTTGAAATGAATTTTCTAAAAACTATCTTCAACACATCATATGAACTCAGCCAGCGCGATTCTAATCGTTCTCCTGTGTTTGTATATTGCAAACTCGTGGAAGAGTCTTGTGAACTATCAGATGTGCTTTATGGAATCGCTGCATCCGAACCCCTGAACGGTGAAGTGGCGGACGTTATCATCTCGGCTCTGGATCTATTATATGTTGTGGATTATCAACAAGTTCAACAACATGGGTCTATGACCAAAGAAGAAATCTTTGACTCCATGGTGTTTGCTTTGGCTACGGCCAATCACACAACTGATCTCAGTAAACATACGTTGGAGGATTATTGGTTCTGCAGTGGTGTTGAAACTATAGACAAATATCTTGCGATGGTTAATCATTACAAAGGCCGCATCACTCGTTTACTGAACCAACCTCAACGTTCAGAAGATAATATGGTGGACCTGGTTTCAAATCTGATACGCAATACTGCCAAATTGGCGTGTGGGTATAATCAAAACCATATCAACACGATCGTTAAAGTAGAACATGCCATAGAACACAAAGTTGAAAAGTGGCGCACTAAATTTGGTCTATAAGCCAACCCCATACATAATCTTGTGTGTTTACCATTGACGGGATAGGCCGATGTCCAACAAAATTGATATTGAACGCAAATACAAAAAGCTCACTCACATAGAGCATATCCTACTTCGCCCAGAGCGTCATCTGGGCAGTATCCGTTCGTCTGTGGGGACGGTGTGGGTGTATGACCCAACCAAAGACAAAGTCATCTTCCGTGACAACTTTGAGTACTCCCCTGCGCTGATCAAACAGTTTGATGAAATCATCACCAACTGTGTTGACCACAGCAAAACCCCTGAAGGTAAAGGCTTGACGGAAATCACCGTCACGGTCTCCCCTATGAACGGTCAAATCATCGTTTCCGACAACGGGGGTATCCCTGTGGTCAAGCATGGCGTCACCAATGAGTGGCTCCCTGAGATGTTGTTTGGCTCGCTCTATGCGGGCAGCAACTTCAACGATGAGGACGAGGAGTACAACAACCAGAAGTCCGGCGGCCAGAACGGTGAAGGGGCTTCACTGGTCAACGTATTTTCAAAATGGTTCCGTGTCACGACAAATGACGGGAAGAAGTCTTACACTCAAACATTTGAAGACAATTTGAGCAAACGTTCTAATCCGGTGATCAGTAATTTGAATGCCCCTGGGACGTCTATCGCATGGATACCTGATTATGCGCGTCTGGGTGTCAAAGGTCTTGATCAAAATAACTTGTTGATGATCTATCGCCGCGCATTTGAAGTGGCTGCTTGTAACCCGTGCCTGAAAGTCATTCTGAACGGGAAACAAATCCGTATCGACCGCTTTGGCCATTTTGTGGATTACTTTTGCCAAGGTTCCTCTGTTGATGAAACAGAGGAGTGGTCTGTTGCTGTTGCTCCTTCGCAGGGGACGTTTGTTCATGCATCATATGTGAACAGTATCGCCACCCATATCGGTGGTCCTCATGTGGATTACGTTGCTGATCAAATCGTGGCGGCTATTCGGCCTCAGCTGGAGAAGAAGTTCAAGACCGAACTGCGCCCAGCAATGATTAAGAACCATATGATGCTCTTCATTTCGGCGGATATCAACAATCCACGCTTTGATAGCCAAACCAAGGAGCGCATGACGACTCCTGTTAGCCAGTTTGGCACGACCTACAAGCCAAGCGAACGTCTGATTCGTAAGGCGCTGGAGTTTGTTGGTGCTGGTCTGTCTAAGGAACTAGCCTCCCTTCGTAACGATAAGGAAGACGAGGAGTTTGAGAAGGCCAAGAAGGATATCATCAAGCGGGACTATCGTGATATCGAAAAGTATCACCCAGCCACCAAGCGTGGTGATCGCTCTAAGTGTATCCTGGTGCTGACCGAAGGTGATAGCGCCTCCAACCCCATCCTCAATGCTCGTAACACTGAGACCATCGGGTTGTTCCCTCTACGTGGGAAGTCTATCAACTGTCGTAATGCTACCCGCAGCAAGATCATGGCGAACGAAGAGTTCAAGAACCTGTGTACGATACACGGTGGTGCAGTCCCTGGCCAGCCACTTGATACGAAGCGCTATCCGTTCACTTTAATCGCCACCGATGCGGACGATGACGGCATCCATATCCGCGGGCTTCTGATCAACTTGTATTGCACGTACTGGCCGGAATACGTCCGTCAGGGTAGGCTGAAGCTCCTGCGCACTCCTTTCCTTCGCCTGTGGGCGGGTAAGGAAATGTATGAGTTCATGAACCAAGATGAATACAATGCATTCCTGAAGACCCCAGCGGCCAAGAAGATCACGAAGAAGAAATATCTGAAAGGGCTGGGTGGCAACAGTACTGAAGATTTCAAACGTATTCTAAACAACCTTGATGCGTATACTACAACGGTCGTATTGGACGATGAGTATGAAACGGCGTTAAACAACGGATTCAGCGAAGCGGCATCTGATTACCGCAAGACCTGGTTCAGTGATGTCTGCCTGTTTGAATCTGAGGATGAATAAGATGGTTGCCAAGAGCATTACGGTCAGTCGGTTCGTCAATACCGACCATAAAGAGTTTTCAATTGTCAACAGTATCCGTCAGGTTCCTCAGATCATTGATAGCCTGAAGCCCAGCCAGCGGAAGATTCTTTTCGCCGCGCTGGAGTATGGGAAGGAAGAGATCGTAGATCGCCTGGGCATGTTTGCTGCAGCGCGTACCAACTACAAATCCGGCGGCGATAACATGGGCGGCACTATCATCAAGATGGCCCAGGCGTTCCCTGGCTCTAACAACATCCCTTACTTCGACCGAGATGGCCAGTTTGGTTCCATCATGTCTCCGGAAGCCAGCTCAGCCCGATACATATCCGTGTCGGTGTCTGAGGTGACACGCAAGATCTTCCGCAAGGAGGATGAAGGCATTCTCACCTATCACTATCTTGGTGAAGAGCGGTTGGAGCCTAAGTTCTTCCTCCCTGTCATTCCCATGTTCCTGGTGAACGGGATGCAGGGTATCGGCTCGGGGTACGCAGCTGACACCCCATGCCACAGCATAGAGTCCGTTTTCGCCAGCCTGAGAGCACTTCTCCGTGGCGAAGACCCTACGGACTTAAAACCGTACTGGAATGGATATAAAGGAGAGACAGGCTATACTGAGGAAGGGAGGGTATACAGCCGTGGAATCTTCAAACGCATCAATGCTACAACCCTTCACATCACCGAGGTTCCAATTGGTTGGTTCGCTAAATCGTATGAGACCAAAGTTCTGTTGCCGTTGTATAAGGCGGGTTTGCTCACTGAATACGCCAATGACACGACCGAAGACGGCTGGGACATTACTGTCGTGTTCAAACGTGGTGAATTGTCTAAGCTGGATGATGCACAAATCGAGCAGATGTTCAAACTGTACTCTGCGAACAAACCCGTCTGGACGGCATGGGATGAAGATGGTGTCATCCGACGTTATTCTGGGTGGAAGGAGATGCTGCTTTCCTTCTTCAACTATCGTTTGATCCGTTATGAAGACCGTCGTCAATACCTGTTAAAGGAGATGACTGATAAAATTCATCGCCTGAACAACCGTGCATTATTCATCAGTTGGGCTGTGGTTACGGATATGCGTCGCAGCATTACAGAACTGAAAGCGTTGTTTCAAACGGATTATCCGGATTTTGATGGTGATCTTGATGAATTATTCAAGATGTCTTTATCATCAATCACGTTAGACGCACGTGAACGATTGTTGAATCAGATAAAGAATCTGGAAGAACAAAGAGAAGAATTAAATAACAAACAAGACATTGATCTCTACAATGATGATTTAGATGATCTTGAAAAGGCATTGGGCCTATAAATCCGGAGGGTGAATTCCCTCCAAACAAGCGAGGGGTTCACCATGTTTGTATATTTCCGCAGTCTCTCATTGCTGGCTTTTTTCTATTGGTTGTTCGATATCTTATGCCCTCGTTTTATTAAAGAGGAAGTTGCTTTTGTCAATCATGAAGGCCAACAAGATTTATGGATACCTCTTTGCGCTCTTTCTGATGTAACCGAATCGGATGAAGTGGGTATGGTTGGCACCATGCGTTCATTTAATTTATTTGGATTCGCATTATTCCCTAAGTTAATTGGAGAATTACGCCCATACAATCCTGATATAGAAGTGGAGGCGTGATATGTCAAAATTATTGACTCCAAAATTATTATCAATGGGTGGTTCCATATATTTTCATTGTCCTGGATGTAATATGCTTCATCCTTATCGCATTTCAGGGCAAATGCCTGGCCCAATATGGCAATGGAATCACGATCTCGAATCACCGACTTTCACTCCTAGTCTGTTGGTGAATCATTCTGATCCAAATAACCGTTGCCATTTATTTTTGACAGATGGTAAATTACAATTCCTCGGAGATTGTTTCCACGAATTAAAGAATCAAACCGTGGAGATGGTCGATATTCCTGAACCTGAAATATGGATAGATTAGATTATGAAATTACTTGGATATTTTCGTTCTTTGCCTACTGGATCTCCTAATGGGTGTCAATTATACTCTGAAGTGAAAGGGGACGTGGACGACACTCACATCGCCTTGTATGCTCGTGATATACCTGACCCAACCAAGTTTGATCGGCGTGTTGTGGCTGCTGCCAACAAATATGGTGATGTGATCGTTGTAAGCGCCCGACATCACGACAAATTGATGAACACGCAACTCAAACGATTGAAGGAAGCAGGTATTATCGAAACCACCCACACTCGTGAACAAGGGTTTATTGATAACTATGGGCAATGGATGTCCCGTGAAGAGGCCGCTGTGGTCGCCCGTGAAGCCGGACAAACTAATCAGGTCCGTTTGAAGAACACTCCTTTCAAAGAACTCTTTTCCGAAGACCTCTATTGAATAAATTGGCGGTATAATTGCCGCCTAACCCCATAATGAGACAAATAACATGGCAAATGAAATTGGTGATATTGCCCAGTTCCGTGCTATTTCACGCCGCCTGAAATCGTATGGACTCGTCATCGAAGAAATAGATGAAGATGTTCAGGGTGTATTGGAAGGGATGTTTGGGAGTACCGTTGGAACGGAATTATTTGAACTTTTAAAGATGGCAGCTGATAACCAATTTGTTGAATATATTTCTGAACACGCTATTGATGGTCTGAATAAATGAACGAGTTATATGAATTTGAACGCGTGTATGAGTCCGCTTCAGTTTCAGGATACATGAAACGATTATATCAAGAAATCTGTGTTCGTTTGATGATGCGAGGAATATCTGTCAATTGTGTTATGGCACAGACAGACAGTTTTATTATGACACTCACTGACCATCGCCAGAATATGTGTATCATCCAGGTTAGCTGTGTCAACAACGAAATTATACAATGGAGACGTTACGCATGACCACATATGTTATCACAAACGGCGATTTACTGAAAGCCGCTACGAGTTTTAATCTCATCAATGCTTTCGCTCATGGCGCAAATTGTTGGTCTGTGATGGGCGCAGGTATCGCCAACCATGTTCGATTGGATTTCCCAGAAATTTACCGCGCCGACCAATTAGATGAACGTGGTCCGGAACAACGTTTGGGGAACATGTCCTATGCTTTTGATCATGACACTGGTGTCTGGGGATTCAATTTGTATACTCAGTTCTACCCTGGTCCTAACGCACGCATGCCTTCCATTATCAGTTCAGTTCAGATTATGTTTGAACAAATTCATGACATCGTTGAATCCAAACCTGATGAAACTGTCTATGTTGGATTACCCGCTATCGGTTGTGGTATTGGTGGCTTGAACCTCACACATGTGGTGAGCCAAATCAATAAAATTGCCGAAACCATCTTTGAAGATACCCGTCGCCGTGTGGTCCCAGTATTCTATATTCGGGAAGGGGATGGATTCGAAAAGGATTTACAAGAACTCTCTCAAATGATCGACTTTGGGATTTCGGTCGTTCCTAATGAAGAAGACGTCATCGAAGAGGAAGGTATCGGATGAAACCTGTGGTGACGGAAGAAATGTTAGCCAAAGCCGTTCTCTATCCAAAAGTGTGGTTTGCGTTTCTGCCCACCCGTTTACACGATGGAAATTGGGTTTGGTTGGAGCATTATGTTCGCGCTCCTATCGGATTGTACGCCCAACTGCATTACGGTGGAGAGATCGAATTGAAACAATATCGCGTTGGTGGAGGGATGGGTGGTTTTGATGATGGTGAATATTTTCCTCATCGTAATTTCGCCATGAACGATAATTCATATTTCAGAGTTGAATATGCCGCTGCTTGTGGGACATATCCTTTGAAACTTCTTTTAGAGAAAGCGGGGGAAACCGATGTATAAATCTAATTTCTTGGCTGTTGCCGATAGTGAGACTCTGGGGCGCTGGGACGATGCTGTTATGTTATCTTGGGCACAGACCATCGCTGATCTGACCAAACGTTACACCCTTCAGCAACTTGTTGAAGAGCGAACGACGTTCATAAAGTTGGATGTCAAAGAGCAAATTCAACTTGGTCGCGTCAAAGATCAGGGGACTGTTGAATGGTGGTTGGGTACGGGTAAGCGAAACCCATGTGATGCTGCCCGTGTCGTCAGCCTTTATCCGACCGATCAGGACATCTCTATCTTCCGGCTGGCCGATGAAATCCGTATGGGTAGTCATCGTCTTGGGGTAGATCCACGCTCGGTTGACTGGTGTGATAGGAATCTGTTTGACCTACGCAAGGCTCAGCACATCATTGAGGTTACGTGTAAGCAAGATTCCAACGAACCTTGGGACTATCACCACACATTTGACATCGTAAGCTGGCTGAAGGGTGTTGGGCAGCAGGATCGATATGCTGGTATCAAGGCGTGGGAACTGGAAGGCATGGTCTATCATGATCCTCGTTATGATGCGGCGCTTGACTGGCTACGCATTCAGAAAACCATGGAAGACCTGATGGGGCTGAAGGTAGAAGGATGAATCTTTCCTTGTTTTCATGGTTGTTTACAATCATAGTTTTCTTCATAGTCTGTGTTCAATATTTTGGAGGTTCTTAAATGTTCTTTCAAATTGTCGGGGTGATCACGACCATTGTTTTTGTTACCATAACGCTTTGGATATTGTATTCTTCATTTATCCATCCGATTTTTCAGGCTCTCAGTATTACGCGTTGGCTCACAGCGTGTTCTTTGAAATCCGGAAGCGAATGTCCTTCTTTATCGTCCAAATGGAAATTCTTCAAATGGGCGTATGAAGTCGGAGGAGTCCGAACAACCAGATATTCAAATGATGTGGGGGAATGGTTTAGCATCGGCAATTGGCGTTTGTACGAATCTGAAGACAAATAAGCCCCTTTCGGGGCTTTTCTATTTGTATAATGTATTATCATTGTACCATCATATCTTTATGGCGCACAACAAATGATTCTTTAAGAGGAATATTTTAATGGAAATTGTTGTCTCAGTATCTGATTGTGATTTTGTATACCGTGTTCTTCAAGGGGATGCTCCATTGCCGGAGAATAATCAAGAAGTGACGTTGTTCTGGTCTGGTGGGGTGGATAGCACATACATGTTGATTTGGTTGTTATCGAAAGGATATTCGGTTCATACTGTGTATTGCCACCTCGAAAATAATAAATTTAAATCTAAGCGCGAAAATTGGGCGAGGAATAAAATACACAACTGGATTAATAAAAATGCCCCACTTCTCATGTATCGTTGGACACATCATCAAGAACCTATCAGTAGCATCAACGTCCCGAACGGTGGTTTTCGCGCTTGTTTAGCACAAGCCCCGATATGGTTGTTAAACACGCAATTTAAAGGCAGTGGCTTGCCGTCCACGTATATATTGGCATATGTTAACGGCGATGACGCAATACACTGGATACCCGCCTTTAATAAAGTTATTGAAGGATACAACATGATGACCAGAGACGGGGAAAGACCTATTGAAATTTTATATCCATTGATTAGTCTCAAGAAATCTTGGTTCTATCATCACATGTCCCCAATACATGACTTAATGACATGGTGTGAATTGCCAATTTTGAAAAAGAATTGTGATTGTCCTGCGTGTGTTCGACATCGCCATGAGTTATCATAGAGATGAAACGTTCAGTTGTTGTAAATGACATCACGAGATTGATAAATCTTATCAAAGACGTCTTCCCACAACAGGTGGATGTTGAGTATGTTGGGAAGAACGGAAAGTGCTATCAGGTTGCTCTGGTTCTGAAGCATGTGTATCCTCAAGCAGAGATCCATTACAGTCAGATCGAAGGTCATGTATACACTCTGATTGATGGGAATTATTATGACATCGAAGGCATTCACTTCAGTGTTCCTCCCGATACGTGCTTATTGGAACATAACAGAGGCCACAAACCACATCGCTGGCATAAAGGGTTTGTGAACGTGCCGATTTTAGAATGGCTGAGGAGGCCATAATGGCAGGAATTGTTAAGCACCTGGGTGACACCCACCTTGGACACAAGAAGATCTTCAAGCTCCGTGGGTTCGATACACAAGAAGCCCATGACGCTGCGGTTATAGACAGCATATTTCAAGGGCTGAAATCTCGGGATGTCCTTGAACTGGCGGGGGACATCTGCTTTATCGGCGCTGAGGGCTTCATCCGTCTGATGCGAGAGGGTGCCAAGCGGAACCTTGATGAGTTCAAGCGTCACCCTGTCCCCGATGACTGGCGTCCGAACTTTATCATCAGGGTGGCACAGGGCAACCATGACAGTTTCAAAATGTTAATGCGGTTGTATCTAGAGGGCTGGATTACCTCGTTTGGTGCCATGTACGAGCGGGATACTTCTGTCGGTCCGGTTTTGACTACACACGTTCCGTATCAATTAGATCGTTGGGCGTATAATATCCATGGACATCTTCACGAAAAGATCCGCGAAGAACGTGAATATCTGAACTGTAGCTGGGAACAATTCAAACGACCTGTTACTCTGGCTGAATTGTTATACACAAATTTAGGAATCATAATATGAGAATATTCTTTCCTGGACAAAAGGTTCCCGAAGAAATAGAAAAGGTCGAGCTATTCGGTTATAAAAGTGGCGACCCGTTCTTGCGATTTTCTTCACCATGTATTGTAAAACGCAATAATGAAGGACATTATGTACGTCCAATCATTCTTATGGGTGCTGTCATGACGTTGAGAGCTAAAACGGATTCGACTGTCATTACCGGAAGTCCTAACATACCCAATGGGAAGACGACGATCAATTGTAAGCCTATCATTTCGTCTTGGGCATTAATAGGATTTCTATCTGTAGTCCTGTCTTATCGTTACCTTACTGATTTGGGGATCTTATGAAAAAGCCACGTATCACAGGACATCAACTCTGTGTCCTTCTGGGAATGTTGAATTTTGAAACCCATGATGACAGACGCCTTTGTCATTGGTATTTCAATCCGAAGTCTTGGACAAATGAAAAGGGCAAGACAGTATGGACATTCCATGTCCCTCCGATTGCGGGTGGGTTTCGTTCTGTAAAAGGTGATCCGTGGGATACACGTTCGGGGCAATCATTATTATCTAAAGGTCTGATCGAACCTTCATTCACTATGGTTCATGATGATTCTGAAGAGTATAAGCATTGGCCGAAATCAGAAGTAACATTCTACCGCCTGACTGAACTTGGTCGAGCTTGTACTGAATAATAATTTATTTTATTGAAGAAGGGGAAGGTATACTTCCCCTTGTTTTATTGGGAGAGACAAACATGATTTCATTAAAAGAAATGTACGAACGCCTCGAAGAACTGAAATCTAAAGAACGCTTGTATTCTGAAGAGAACGCAGAGATGTCAGATCTTATCGAAAAAATTGCGTTGCGTGAAAAGTATCTTCAACGTTATATCAATCATCCACCTCATATGGTTGAGCGCATGTCTACAATTCTCGAACTGGACAACAGCGGTGCAACAGGAAAAGAACTGATTGTCAAAGAGGTTCATTCCATGGTATCCCTCGGTCAGATCTTTGGCCGTGCCGACCAGGATGACATGATCTTCTTCCTTGAAAAGGCTCTGGTAAAATAATGGCTATCAAACCACGTATGATGTTTGCTCATATGCGATCAGCTGCAGCATATGGTGTAACCAGTTATGCTCGGCGTCTGCAAGTCGGTTGTGTTATCGTAAACCCCGAAACTGATCAGCCTGTGGCTATCGGATGGAACGGAACGCCTCCTGGCATGCCGAATGTTTGTGAGATGGAACAACACGGGCAAATTGTTACAAACCCGTGTGTTGTTCATGCGGAGGAAAATGCTCTAATGCGTATCCCCGAAAATGCAGATGATTTCACAGGGTTGGTTATGTTTGTGACACATAGCCCATGCCCTGATTGCACTCAGAAGATCATCGACAACGGCAAGATCGATAAAGTATATTATCAAGAGCCATATCGTATCATGGATGGAATCAAAAAATTGATGAACGCTGGAATTGAAGTTTATCGGATGGTGGACGATATGGCGATTCTCCAGCACGTTTTCGACTATCAAGGAGAAGTCGGATACGAACAAATCTTATCTAACCCTGACAAAGTAAGGAATTAAAATGCGTTACGTCGATCGTATGCTGGGCGAAAATGAACATGTGGTTGCCTTTACCCGTCCTACTTGGTGGAGCGGCTTCTGGATTTATGTTCTCGTCGCTTTAACAATTATTCCAACATTTGGTTTCAGTTTGTTATTCCTGATCCCAACTATCTTGAATGTGATGACCACGGAATTCGCAGTCACCAACAAACGGGTTATCGTAAAACGAGGATTTATCCGTCGTGATGCTGATGAACTTCGCCTGGGCAAAGTTGAGACCATCAAAGTGGATCAGTCCATCACAGGTCGTATTTTCAGATTTTCAACGATCAGCGTTATCGGGACAGGCGGTACTCGTTTGCTGGCAACAGGTTGTGCAAAAGGGAATGAGTTCCGTCAAAAAATTTACGAACGCCTGGCAGATTAAATGATTACCGCAGGATACACGTTAGATTTGTATTGTGAATGCGTGGAATGCAAATCTTGTGATTGGGCATGGCAAGAGCACCACCCCAGATGCGGGATGAAAACTTATGCTGGTGAAACTTGGGCTGATTGTGCTAGACAAGCCCGTTCGGAAGGATGGGTGATATGCAGGGACAAACAAACTTGTTTTGCCCCTGGACATCCAAGGAAATCAGGGTAACAACAAACCGTCATCTTCAGGGTTTGTCGTTTGTTTGTTCGAAGTTTCCTTTTTCATCTGCTCTTTCAACGCATTAATTCTTTGAGCGCGACGTCGATCTTCTATTTCGACCTCGCGCTTTTTCTTAGAACGTAGTGCAAACTGTTTTTTAACTTCAGGATCTTCTCCTGGTACCAAATGCTCTTCCGTCCAAATAATGAATTTCCAACCAACTTTAGCACAATGCTCTTTGGTGGCGGTCCATTTCGCTTGGTTCACCAACCATGTACGCATCGAATTATTGAACGTTGATTCCTTCATCGTTTTAGTTTTGCGAGGTTCTTTAATCTGGTCTTTGGGTTTTATTTCAATAAGAGTAATTTGTAATTCATCAGAATCCTGCCGACGAGTCCAAACCTTCAAATCCATGAAATAACGATGGGCGCGGCCATCAACCGGAGATATGTAAGGGATTACACAAGTTTCCGAACCCCACTTCACGATAGCAGGATTCATGTCACAGAATTTGAATGCAACCAATTCTAAAGAGGATCGAAACACAATATCTTTTACGTCTCCGACATATTTTTGAGGATTGTTGGGAATAAATTTTCCTTGTAAATACGATGCCATTATGCTTTCCTCCAACCTTTATGTTGTATGTTTCGGCCGTTATGGACATGTCTCATAGATCCTTCGCTCAATTCATTTTCTTTACAGAATTTGGAAAGGTTGATGACTGTGACTAAATTTCCTTCTGGATTAACAAATTTGAATTCTCTGGAGTTCGCTTGGGATATTGCGTTCTTCCCTTCTTTCGTGATTGGTCCTTTGCAATTAGAATAATCCACGAGGCCGGATTCCACTCTTTTCTTGTTGGAATTTCTTATTTTGTCCTTTGTTTCTTGTTCCATTACACAGCCAAATCTTGGGTTATTTTCACCGGACCTGTTTTTACCAAACCAAAAATTTCTTTCTCCAGGAAATCCCCTAGATTTGTAAATTCTTTGTAATTCGTCTTTTGATTTTAAACTTAGGGTTTTGAGAGCCTTCTCCGAAGCGTTGGCCCTGATTAATGGATCCGAATTTATGTGCGTAAATGAACCACGCCCACCGCATGTTAAATTATATGTGTCATCTCTATCTATAAATTCTTGATTCACTATCCTGAATTCTTCATCATACATTTCTTCTGATGTTTTACAAACTTTCAATATATCTTTGCGGAAATTCTCAACACCATATTTCAATATCGCTCTTGTTATAACTCGGCCAGAACCCATATAACCATCATCTGGAGTTCCTTTATGAACCCCAACATATATTTTATTGTTTATCAGATTGGTAATTTGGTATACGAGATACATAGCCATATTCTAGTCCTAAATAGTGTCATCACTCTATTCTAATTAAAGGGCTTCAGACCATGGCGAATTTCAAGTCGACCATCGATAAGATCAAAGTTCTGAACACAAAAGGCTTGGCCAAGTCTCAGAAGCAATTGGTCTATCCGTTGGATATAACGGGGGGTAAAACCCTCGGTCATTATGTTTTATTCAATATTAACCGCATATCAGGATCGTCATACGGCGACACAACGACTCAAACCGTTGAGAACCCTATCCAAAACCCACTGGGAAAAACTCCTGTGGTTTATGGTTCTAAATCAGGTTCTATCAGCAAATATGCTTGGGCACGTCATGTCCGTTCTAATGAGTCGATAGTGTTATGCATGCCTGAATCTATTACAACCAACTATGGCGTTGGTTGGAACGGATCTGAGTTAGGGTTAGCTGGTATGGGTGCCCAATTCTTATCACGCGCCGCCCAAGATATGAGCCAATTCAAACTTGGCGATGCATTAAACGTGGGAAAAGAAATGGGGCGATTTGCTGCCACAAAGGCGATTCAATCTGCTTCGGAAGCAATTCCTTTCTTGCCGACAATTAATGCTCATGATACATTAGAATTGTTTACAGGTACAATGACAAACCCATATGTAGAAATGATATTCCAAGGGGTGCGCAACCGCGAAATTCCATTCACCTTTAAATTCACTCCTCGATCTCAAAAAGAGGCGAAAATGGTGAGGGAAATCATTCGTCTGTTCAAGATGCATATGTACCCCGAATACAAGTACAACAAGAATTCCAGCGCGTTCTACCTGCACCCTTCCACATTTGACATCACGTTCATGGTGCAGGTAGAACGCAATAAATGGTTACATCGAATATCGACTTGTGTTTTGTCAAACATGTTTGTCAACGAGACGCCGGATTCTTCATATGCTGTCCACAAAGATGATAGCATCGTGTCAACCCAGATTGACATGACATTTATTGAACTGGAACCGTTGCACAAAGGCCGCTTTGATACCGAAGGCGACAGCTTCTAAGGGGAAGATGCCATGAAATATTTTGAGAAATTTCCACTCGTATGGCATCAACTAATTGGTGTCAAAGAAAATGACCAAGTCCTGTTGCAAAACTTGACACGACGGGTTATGGTTGTTAAGAAAATTCGGGACATAGAAGGGCTTCTCCTGCCTTATACTGTTTTCGATGGGGAAACCCCAAGGTCTTTTGCGGAACGGGTCTATGGTTCCTTCGAGTTGTTCTGGATACCATGTCTTATCAATGGTATCATGGATATCACAGAAGACTGGCCAAAACCAGAACGCAGAATCATTGAAGAGCTAACTGCTCGTTATGGACTCGATGGGATGTGGGACGTAAAATACTACGTTGACGAATTTGGGAATGAAACAGATCCCCGCGCTATCCGTTTGGCATATGGCCTTGGCGCTATGGACGACGCGACAATCATCGCGAATTACGGGCTGACTGGCATTACATATCACGATGATGCAATAAACAAAAACGAAGCCAAACGTAACATCCAAGTGCTCGATCCAGATTATGTTTCTTCCTTTGTTAATCAGCTGGAACAGGAGCTGACCAAATGATCGAAAATAAAGAATCCCAAGACGGCATTTTAACACCGTCCACCACATTTGATTTGAAGTATATGGCGATCCTACCACATACTCCAGAAGGTGGTACGCCAAGACCATATGACCTGTCTTCTTTATTTCAAGAATTCAACGTCTACCAAGATCTTGGTTTGGAAGGTAATGCTTCTCCTTCACTGACAGCCAATATCTTGATAAAAGAAGGTTGGGATATATTGGACACAATGCCGATACTTGGCGGTGAAGAAGTAGTGGTGTCATTCAAATCACCAGCGGCTTCTGATTACACTACTCTCTCATTGCGCGTGAGTCGGGTGGGCAGAGTTGCGGATGAATCCAATTCATCATCTAAAAAAGCATTTTGGCTGCACTTGGTGACAACAGATGCGTACCGTGACAGCATGCTGCGTAAGTCTATCGGACTGAGCGGTTCTTATTCAGAAATGGCGGCCAAGATTTTTGAGCAGTTAAATTCTCGAACCAAATTTGAAGACATAGATCCGTCGTATGGTGTGCAAGAACGATTCGCAACTCCTCTTTGGCCTGTACTTCGTTCCATCGATTATATGGCCAGCCGCGCATACGACGAATTGTTTATGCCATTTGTTTTCTATGAAGACTTCACAGGCTATCACTTCAAGAGCATGACGACATTGTTCAACCAGGGCAATCAGTCCATGACTGCTGAAGAGAAACAAGAGGCAAGCGCGGAAAAGAAATTCTTCCGTGATCCTCAAGATGCCCCGTTGATGCAAGACAACAACTTCAACTCCGAACGTTTTATGCGGACGATCATCAAGGCTGAAAAGAAACTGGCGCGTGATCAGTACATGGCGAATTATCGGGATATCTTGGCAGTGAACGAGCGCGTGTATGACTTTAGTACAAAATCCACGACAGCGACCCAACGCATTTATTCAGAATGGTTTGACAGCACGGCTCACCTTGATCCTTTCCCTTTGTTCTCTGATCAATTCGACCGCGAGAACGTTAGGTACATTGAAGCGCAACCGGATGGTGCCGAACAAATAGATTACGCACGACGCGTTATAGAATTCAGCCTCGCGTCAACGGTTATGCGTTTGCTGGTCGTGGGGGATAACCGTCTGAATGTTGGGCAGGTTTATTATATTGAAGATTTGTCGAACCGCCCGAAATCTAATGAAAACATTGCCGAGTTAAGTAAGTTATCAACAGGCCATTATATCGTCACAAAGATACGCCATAAGATTTCACGCCTGACAAATGATTATCAATGCGTCGCCGAGATTGCCAAAGATAGTATGATCCAGAAGGTCTTACCGCCTCAGACTGGTCAAACTGTGGCTTCTACACCAACTCCGACGCCAATAGAGAAAGGACAAGCCCAGAAGGTCTGAGAGGTGACAAATGGCAGATAACAATCAACCGACACCAGGGCAGCAAGACATCGTCAAGGTTTTGGATAAAATCAAAAAAGAAATGATGGAGCGCAAGCAATTGCGCGCCCAATCCGAGACGAATAAACAGCTCGCAGATGTCAACAAACAACTGCAATCTCTGAAGACACGCCAGGCGTCTAATCAGGAGCAGAAAGTCCCTCCAATCAAATTCCCATCGGTGAATGATATTGTTGGTGGGTTTGTCCGCGTCAGTCCTATTTTCACAAGGGATTACAGCACTTGGATGAAAGACACCGTCAGTCTTTCCAAGGACGGAAATGAAGAACTGATGCGAATCGCAACCAAAATAGAAAAATTTGGCGAAGCGGCGAATGGTCCGGTTGACGACATGTCAGTTGAATATCTTGACATGATATCAGATCAATTGGGCGCGGCCAACGAAGATAGTCTTGAACGCCTTGATGGATTAAAGGATAAGCTGGCGTTGGTCGGAGGGGAGATCGTAAACCTGACTGACATAATGCTTCAAACGCATAAGGACACGCTGGATTTCAATAAAGATGCCAGTAACGAAACTGTTACCCGCCTCGACAGCATTGATGACAAATTGGGATACATGAACGAAGATCTTAATGATACTCTGACACGTATCTATGAAAGTGATCAAAAATATAGAGAAGAAGAGAAATTCCGTCGTGGCGAAGAAGGTAAGGAAAACAAGAACAACCCAGAGGCTGGTTCTATCCCTCCGTCTGAGCCTAAACAAGATGGTCAATCTTCTGGGTTAGGCGCGGCGCTGGGGGCACTCCTTGGATTGGGCGCGTTAAAACTCCTGATGTCCCCATTAAAACTTGTTGGTGGCTTCATTAAATTATTCATGGGGTTTGGTGCTGGGATCGGCGGGTTGCTTGCGCCCCTGAAAGCAGCAACCAAGATGCTTCGAGTTGGACCTCTGGCGTTAATAACATCTGTATTTGAATTTGGTAAAGGGTTCTTTAATGCTAAAGAAATCCTTGGTAAAGCGCAAGTATCGATCGTTGATCGGGTTCAGGCAGGGATAACAGAGCTGGTCGGTAGTTTCGGGGATCTCGCTGATTGGGTTGCTGAAATATTCGGATGGAACAATGCTGGGTTTGGAAAGGCGTTCCGTGAACAAGTGCTGAAAATGACCGAAGCGCCCGTGCGTTGGTTGAACTCGATTGTTGATTGGGTCACCAACGATTTGTTTGCGGGTATTGGGAAGAGTACATCACTGACCGAAATACCTGGTAAACTTGCAGATAACTTGCAAGGCCAATTGATAAAATTGGTTGATTGGGTAACGGGTGGAATAACTGGCCTGATAGATGACGGCATGGCGGCTGCAAACAAAGTCGTTGAAGACATGAAGAAAGGATTTGCAGAAAACGTGAAGAAACCTTTCTTCAACATGTTGAATGCTATCACCAATGCGATGTTTGATATCGTGGATAAGTTTGTCAGCATTATCCCCGATGCGTTGGGTGGTGAAGCGGCCAGGAATAAGATGGCGGAAGCAAGACAGTCTATGCTGATAAGCCAAGACGATAAGGCTCCTGAGAATGCCTCTGTACCACCGAACAGTCAATCTCCAGCACAACCTAATGCAGATATCAGCACGCTGACTCCAATGCCTTCTGGGGTTTCTTCGGATGCTGTGAACGTAACAGATCGCACTTCTCAATTGAAAGATGCATATGCTGGGATCGGGGGAGGTACTCTGGGTGGGGCATATCCGGTTCAGGGGAGAGCGGCTAACAACATTGAGGAAGTTAAATCTTCCTACGCCAACCCGCCAGCCAGTGTGGTAATGCCTGTACAACAAAATGTTGATAACTCGAAGAAAGTCAGTACGACAAACAACTTCAACAGTTCACAACTGGAGCCGTCCAACCGTACTGACGCAGGTCGTATTCTTTGGGATTGGTAATCAAATTCCGTGGGCAAGGATTAGCTCACGGAGTTTTCCTTTCGTGTATTCTGTATTTTCATCCGGAACCACAGAATTAGTCTTTTTCAATAAGAACGACTCAGAATTCCAATAAATATCTTCCTTGAGTATTGTATCATATAAATGAATAAATCCCACCACTTTATTCAATCCAACCAAAAACCAAATCGGATAACGTTTGATGATAATGTCTGTCAGCAACGGTGGGTGACCATTCCCATTTCCTTTGATGTACTGGATAAAGTTCACACCTCTTTCTTTTATTTCCGGAATCATATAACGTTCAAAATGGTCAAGAAAATTATATGAAAAGTTATCGTACAGGCGGCGATATTCATTATAATTTTCTTGAGCCTGACGGGTGAGTAATGTTGTCACCCATGTTTTTGGTGATTTAACAAAGTTGGCGATGATATAATTTTCCACCACTTCACCCTGGGAAGATTCAAACCGACGAGCAAGTTTAGCAAATTGCTTTGCCACGCCCTGTTTAGAATAGAATGTTTCAAACTTGTAATTGTTCATCGGCCCATACAGACCATAATCAAAATCTTTGGTGGTGAAATGCAACTTGATCGCCATATATATGCAATAAACGTTAAATGCACGTTCATATTGCATTTTCTCCCACTCAGTTATCATGGCGTTTCTCCCTGCTTTTCTGTTTCTGTAATCTGTGGCGTTCAGAACAGAACTGATTGAACTCCGACATCAAGCCTTTCTCTTTAATGAAAAGCATGGCGTTCCGGAAAGCGATCCCGATTTTGACATATGACGGCGGATTTTTACCAACCACGTGATCTCTCCTCTGATTTAACGAAACGTTGAAACTCTTCTGTTTTTCCTTGGCGATGAATAAACACCAATGCCAAAATAAAACGACGGAATGATTTTGGGATAAGACGATAACCGTTTGTCCAATTATAGACAACGTCAGAACAATTCATCAACTTCATCATTTGCAATTCAGAAACTCCCAACTCCCGCATAATGGTTAAGAGATGTAATGAGTCATTATTCTTTCTTGGTTGTTTGTCAACAAGTTTCATAACAATACCGTTGTGATGATTTGTTGGAATTATACTGCCATAGATTTATTGAAAGGGGGGTTACACCCCCTTAATTCAATTCTAACCCACAACATCATACGAATTAGATAGGGTTTTACCCTGAGCATCTTTATGGTTATACTTCACAACATGACCATCGCGTATCAAAATGCGAAGGCAACCACTGACCATACTCATGGGGATATTGGCACCTTCAGCGATCTGCGCGTAGGAGCAATTGGGGTTCCGGTGGATGAATTCTTTCACCCTCTCACACATCTGGTTCATCACCACACCTCTTTGTGATTCTTCATTTTGCGAATAATGCCGACGAAGCCCATATCCTTCCCGCAATGTGTGCAGATGGCTTGGCATGCGTAGTTCTCACGATAAGTGGGGTGCTTGCAACGCCATTGCTTGATCGCTTTCCGTGTAACGGGTATCATGGCTATCAAGAACAGTAACAAAAACACAGCGCCGGATATTTGAAGTTCAACAAGGAACTTCGCCCACCAGAAACTCATGTACTCACCCATTGTCAGGCTCCTTGTTCATCATATCAGCCTCTAACAACACCAGAATGTTTTCAATGTACGCTTTCTGGATAGCATAGACTTCAGCCAGCGTGTTGGCAACTTTCTTGTCTGTGCGCACTTCGACAAGTCGCGGGAGGAACAAGGACTTCATGGCGTCATCTGTTTTATCCTGTACGCCATTAGAGAGCACCGCAGCTATCATGCCAATGTAGTCGCCCTGGTTTTCCCACATCCGGAGTCTCAGCTCATCTGAGATCCCAGAGACGCCAACGACTAATAGGCCGTCGGAAGTCTTACATAACAGAGAACCAAAAGTCTTGGCATGTTTGCCTTTCTTATCCCCTTCGTTAAATCCCACAATTTCAAGGTCGCATTCCACTTCCATCTTCAATTTCAGACCTTCAGAGGACGTGCCGTCTTCCCATGGCATATCAGCCGCTTTACAGATCGTTCCTTCTTCGCCACGAGCCAGTGCATCCTTGAAGTGATCAACCGCCTCTTCAAACGAGTGAACAACACGGGTCTCCTGAACCTGAACCAACCCGTCGTCTTCATCAAACAGCTGCTGGATAATATCGAAGCGTCGTTCATACGGGGTGTCAACCCGCTCTGCGTTGAACCATTTGTCGTATGGAACAACATCCCATACACGATAAATCACTCGATAACGATCTTCCAGAGGTTCACCAGTCTGGATGACGCTGTTAAGTTTACCGTTACCGATAGCTCTGGGAAGGACTGTATTCGTCTTCAGATCGATAACAAGGAGTTCACCATGAAAAACGCTTTCCCCAATCCCAGCGTCATAGATGATATCTTTGAAAACCAATGATAGGTTATCAACGGAACCACCCGCAATCAAAGAACCAGAGCGAGAACGAATCTCTGGATCTTTTCCATAGCGACAAATGATGTTGGCGAACATCCCGTCAGACTTCAGCTGACTGAATACGCCGCGCTTGAAGCCCATCGTCTTCAACAAATCAATCGTCATGTTGTCATAACGATGATATGGGAGGATGTTAATCAGGCGACCTGTGCCTCCGGCTGCGTTGAATGCTGCGTTGATACCTTTCTCCGCAATCCCCGCTTTAATGTCTCGGTCGAGAATGATCTGGATGAGGGTGTGGTAATCAGGATGAATATTTGTTGCCGCCTTTGCCAGTTCTTGGTCGGCCTTCATCCCGCCAATACGACGTTCTGACATCATATCAAGAACGTCATAAACCTGATCCCAGCTACCGACAACGCCGCGCGAAAGCATGCGAGGGAATGCATTCAGATTGAATTGGGTGCGATAATAAGAACGCATTGGATCATAAACGTATTGAAGGAAATCAACCAGTTCCGGATTGGTTCTGAACGCTTCGGTCAACACGGCTTTCTTAGCATTAGTGCCTTTGGTATCACGAAGATTTTGGATTATTTCTAAGAGAGGAAGCATCATGTGTCTCCAGGGTTATTCGTCTTGTTATTATAACCCCAGAGACTTCAATAGAATTATTCTAACTTCTTTCCTTGACAGAAGTGAAAGATTCTTTCCATCCTTTGAATTGTTCAGTCAGGGTTTCTTTCTCCATTTCCCCATTGGAAACGCTATGGATATATGCAAATGCGTCATAACCATAACCAGGCATTGCTTCACAAATACGAAGAGAGACCAATGTTTCGCCCACAGAAACCAGATAATGATCACGACGATGGCTCAGAGGATAGTGATTGTCATGGAATTTGTCGATAACAACGCAGTTCTGTGGTTCGGCGTCAATTGCCAACCCGTTGGCTTCGCTACCGCCGCGCCCAAGGGTGCATCCTGGGAATAATGTTTCTACGAGTGTGGTCATATTACTTCCTCATCATATTCAATAAATTAATTTTGCCCTTTGCTTCTGGGGCATACCAAACGTTCTGAGAGTGCCTCTTACAGCACGGACAATCCTTAATGGCAATTACACAGGGAGCCTTGTCCACGGCATATCCAGCGTCTTCGGCTTCCTTGACGGTGTTAAATGGCAAGTATGCACTTGTGCCTTGCCCTCCACATGAACATTCCATTAAAAATCCTCCTGAGGTGAATAGAATATATCGATTTTCAACGCAAGGCGCTTAACACGGCGAGCGTGACGATGTTCTTTCTTTATCCCCTCGGAACGTTTAGCTACAGAACGACGATTTTTATATTTTTCTGAAGGATATTTGTCGTGTCCTGGGCAACAAGATCCAGGATCATACACATCCTTAATTTCGCGCTTCATTCATTTCTTCCTCTTAAAGGGGATGATCAGGGCTATGATTAACAGCATAGCTGTGATCACTCCGCATGCGATAAGACCGAATGCAAATGCTTTCAAAACAAATTGTAAAAGAATCATAATTTCCTCAGTTTTGCCCTTGTTACCTGAGTTTGTTTAACATCTTTGAATTCGGTCAATTCTTTGACGCGACCACGAATGATCATATCACCTTCCAGGAATTCGGTTTCCATATAAGAAGTCTTCCATGTAATGGTATTGCCTTCTTTGGTTTTGAAAGTATACAGATACGTGTCACCATAATCAGATGAATACAGGAAAATCCTTGCTTCGAATTTGACTTGCACTTCTAACATTTCACCGACTTCCCCCACCCAATTTGATACAGAACGCATTTGGCGGGGGGTGTGGATATAATCATAATACTTTGCTGCTCCCCAACGAACTGTTGTTGAGTCCTTAACGAGGTGATATCCAGGTTCACACATACGTTTCAGACGAACGTTGAAATCATTGTTCTCAGACAACGCGGCGATGAAAAGCATCATATGGTACATCTCTGATTGAGCATCTTCACGGGCTTTAACTGCCTTGTTATAGAATATCTCAATGTCAGAACCTTTCTCCGGACGAGTCCCGCTAGAAATATGACCAAGAACTCGACCAAAATCATCGCTCTTCATACTCATACCAGACAGCAGAACCTGAAAGCAATTCCGCAAATAACCTTCAGTGTCAACGTAATCAGGTTCGTTCACTCGATAGATGCCTTCAGGGTCATCTTCATCAGGTGAGAACATTTCATGTATTGACATATAATAAGACATCACGACATCAAGCGATTTCTGATGAGGAACGTAATGATGCATACAGCTACTACCGACCAGCATTTGAGCGCCGGATTGTTCGTTACGAACAACATATGTGTTATGACGACGCACAGATTTATTACAATGCTCACACCAAGACACGTTTTCGGCTTCGAATCTTTGAATGAAATTAGGGTGGATGTCATCTGCTAATTTATTCAAGATGACTTTTGGATATTGGTGATTGAATTGTCCAATAATGCTCCACCCGCCGTAGGAAACAGGGCGGTCGATGCCTTCACCAGTGAGTGTACAATCCTGCCACCACCGATAGAATTTTTCACCAGTGATAGAATCGCGATGCTGGGTTTTGTATGGTTCGCTGTATTCGACAAGAGGGAACTCGAGATTCAGGCGCTTGGCCGTTCTTTCAAGTTTGGCCAGACGTTCCTTGACACGACCAATGTTGTCGATAGGAATACTGAAGGTCTTGGCTTTCATATCTGCCTCTCATGATATAGTGAAACTTTTCAAAGTAGGTTAAATGATAGCCGTATGTTTTATTGAAGTAAAGGTTTCAAATAAAAAGCCCAACAAATTGTTGGGCTTTCTGGGGGATTTATGGCTGAGGATCGGCTGCGCGATCAGGCGCTGCATTAGGATACAGAGACTCATAGAGATCTTGGTATTTGGCGCTGGTCTCGATGGTCTTGGTGTAAGTTCCGCCAGCGCGGTCAGTAACGACTTTGCGCAGATCAACGGCTTTGATGCCTGTTTCTTTTGCCAATTCGGCCAGAGCTTCGGTAACAAATGTCTGTTCAGACTTGATACGGATCTGGGCGGCGCGGCAATTTTCCAATGTCTGCATCATCTTTTGACGCAGCTTGGGATCAGAAGGAAGTTGGTAAAACCCGATTTGTTCAACTGACATAACATATCCTCATTAATGACGAGAACCGAGTGGGCCAATACTGGTCCCCAAACGGCGCAGGAAGAAATAAACGATACTGTGGAAACCAAACTTAGGAATAATGTCGACACCTTCAACTTTATAATATTCCTGAGTATTGGTCTGCACTGGCAACGGGAAAGATGGAAGATCGAGCTGAACCAATTCTCCTGGTTCGCAATGTATCTTAACAGCCTTACCCCAATGCCGTCGATTCTTGTAAAATTCCAATGTCTGCTCTGTAGACAGACTGAGACTGGTTTGTCCAGACTGGCACACCTGTTGTGCCGCCTGAATCAGGTCAGCTATAAATGCAACATCCGACATGATGTGCTCCTGGGTTAATATTCAGATCATAGAGATTATACCCTATGACCACCATTATTGAAGTTAACCGAAATTCCAACTATTGACGGTCTCGGCTTTTTTAACATCATTTGAGTCCCCCGTTTTATTCAAGTCATGCTTGATATGCACGTTTTCAACATAACGGGCTTCTTCATCAGTCAGGTCTCGTTTGACTTCATTCCAGTCCAAGTCGAACAATATCTGTTTATCTTGGTCCATACCGAACAAGAAAGATTTGAGTTTCTGCTTGTTGGCATAACGATTTTTCAAGATTGATGCTCTGGCTTTCTTAACAGCCGCCAGTTCGTCTGGGGCATAAAATGCCATGATAAAGTCAGCGACCTTCGGGATACCGATAGCGTCTGCCAAGTCACTGATATCACCATCAGTTGCTGATTGCTTTTCACGGTTAAACTGCATACCTGTCCAAACAGGGCAATCAAACTCAAACCCAAGAGCACGGAATTCCCGCGCCACGGATGTATAATACACGTTGGTGTTTTGCATCAAGTGAGCGGGAAGGCGAGAAGACGCAGATTCCCCCAGGTAGTCAATGATGATAACATCAGGCGTAATTCCTGTTGCAGTCGCATAATCAAGAATATCGCGACGATACAAACCTGTATGCCCCGCGCCCGAAGGATATTCCTTGATAACAATATCACCCTTCATGGAACCGTCTTGACGGGTTCTCAGTTTTTGTATGGTGGCAATATACTCGTGCCGTGAGAGCTTCTCTAAGGACTCGAAGTCCCTGCGCATCATACGGGCATCAAGGCGGTGGCGCCAGACGTTCTCGGCCACTTCGAGGGTGAATACGAACACATTCAACCCCTGCTCGGCATAACCAGCAGCCAAATCAATCAGAGTTGTTGTCTTACCTGCGTTGATTGCGCCTGTAACGATGTTCAATGTCTTCTTGCCAACACCACCACGAGTTGCTTTGTTGAATATCTCTACGGCGAAAGGGATCTTCGCTTCATTAGAGTTCATGTGGTCGTATTGTTGCTCAGCCATTTCCCAATAGATGTGGCCGAGATATGAATCAAACTGAATCGCCAGGGCTTCTTGCAGCAAAGTAGGGATGTTGTTCATCTCATCTTTGCGTTTCTCATCGCCGTATATGTTAACGGCTTGTCTAATTGCGTTATGAACAGCTTTCTGACGCGCCCAACTTTCTGTTTCTTTTACTAACCAGTCCTGATGAAAAGTATTGTCATTAATATTTTCAAGAGCAGAAATGGCCTGATCAAATACGTGTTCGTTGAGCGAAGTCTTTTCCAGCATAATAGACAGCGCTTCAACCGAAGGACGAGCATTATATTCGCAAGTGTAATGGTCTATAAGACCAAATATAATCTTCTCGCCTTCGTTATCGAAATAATCGGCTTTCAAATACGGCTGGATCTTTCTTTGATATTCTTCATTGTAGATTAATTGGGAAAGCACGACAGATTCGAGTAACATATTGTGTTCCTAAATTATTTGGTTTGACAGAGGACAATCACTAGCCTTGATAAAATTCTCCGAACAAATCTTTGTAGACCTTGTCTGCCATTTCCTTTGCTTCTTCGAATTCATTGTAATACCCGAACGATCTATATTTCCCGTCAACTCTGATTTGCACGCACCACCTACCCTTGTATCGAAACACGCCTCTCGCACCTGTGGTATTATGGCTGTACAAATCTGTGTTGACCGCATTCTGACTTTTATTGGATTCTCTCAAGTTCAACCAACGATTGTCGTCCCTTATCCGGTTTTTGTGATCAACTAATTTCTTCGGCCAAGAACCAGTTTTGTAGAGAAATGCTAATCTATGTTCTAAATATTTCTTATCTCCGATTCTTATTGCCCTGTATCCGTCAGGTTTCAAAGAACCCGCTCGAGTTCCGGCTTTAGCAGTACCACCACGGTCCACCAACCATGTAAACCAACCAGTGTCTTCATTATAATGTAGTATTTCTTTAAGAGACTGCTGTGTTAACATAGGACTCCAGACTCACCCCACCAAAATTTTGTTGTAATCCTGAGCATTTTGCTGTATCAGATCAACTAAGATATCCCCAGACACCACAGTGAACAAGTCATTTTCTTTCAAATTAACAAATAACAAACGCCATGGCTTCTTCAATATATCCGTCGTAAAGGATAACCGAGGTTCTCCATTGTCTACATGGACACCCACTTTTCCTACACGAAATTGAACACCGCGGAACTTGCCTTCCGTTATTTCGATAATAGCTAACTGATCAGAACCAGGGTCGATGATTTTGTAATTAACGGGGGAGTCTCCTCCCCCTGCAATATTACTCGGTTGTTTTGATGACATGATCGAGACGCTCCAGCATATCTGCAGGCATAACCGAACTCTGAGAGATACCGAACATATTGTTTACATCGTCAACAAAATCTGGGTTTTCCAGCAGTGGATACCAGAAGTCATCCCCCAGCTCTGACTTGCGATATTTCTTCTCTTTCTCTGGATCAAACCCGCCTTTGGCTGTACGCTGATACCAGGAACCGCTCACCAGATCAACATATCCCAGCATGCGTGCAATTTCCAACATGCCAGACCAACGGTCAATACCGCCTTCATACAATACCGTCACAGGGAACTTGGCTTTTTCACGAACAAAGCGGCCTTTCATGATGTTAACAGTGAATTGCCAACCCAGAAGATCTTTGTCTTCCTTAACTTGGGAACGGGTGATGAACCACAATTGGTTAGATGATAGGAAACCTTGCTTACCGCCTTTGATATTTGGTTCGGCATACTGGTTCCCGATTTCATCATAATAAGAGTTGATCCACACCAAAACGAATTTCTTTTCAGTGACCAACGGAGTGATGACACGCCAAAAACTATTGAGAGCACGAGCGCGGGTCATATCTTGTGTATCTTTACCCGCGATGGCGTCATCCACTTCTTTGGTAGACGGCAACTGGCTGATTGAGTCAATAAAGACGATGATTTTATCGCCTTTTTGGGCATCATTCAGAAGTTGAGTCAGCTTGATCTTCGTCTTTTCAACGTTTTCGATCGGCAGATATAAAACACGATCCATGTCGATACCCATGGACGTCCAATAGTTTTCATTCGCGCCGCCTTCCGAATCCGCGAAGATACAAATTGCGTCGGGAAACTTGTCCATGTAAGCCTTGACATCTACCAGACCAAACATGGTTTTGAATGTACGAGAATCACCCACCAACTGCTTAATACCAGATATCAGCCCACCATCAATACGACCAGACCAGGCCAAATTCAGGATAGGAATACCCGTGCTACAAATAATATCAGGCTTCAGCGCATCGGTTTTAGACAGCACTTCGGCATTCGGATCCAATTTCTTTGCTGTCTTGAGCATGCGAGCCATCAATGAATCGGCCATTTCGTTTCCTCTTGCTTGTTGATCGTGATTAATAAATCGGTGCCCAAGACTTTCTTGGACAATATGTTAATTGCTTCTTGAATTGCCATTACCGACGGGAGTTTTTCATCACTGATTCCGGAACCCCCGCGTTCTGTTAAATACATATTGCGCAGACGATTATGCTGTGCCCTATTGACACATGACAAATTTAACGCAATATTCAAAACATACATTAGTTGTTCGGTTGTAACATCTTTTGGTATAGCATGAACATAATATATCGCATCTTCAAAATAGATATGCTGTAATGACTCTGGAATTTCTTCCCCGCCAAAAGCAAAATCTTCAATACGTTTAAAAAGTGTTTCCGGCTCTTTGGTTGTAATATGTTGTGTTACAGTAGCCGCACCATCTGGCTCTTTCTTGAAATTGGTCGCAATAACGACATGACCGCCTGGTTTAATAAACTCAGCGAAGTTCTCTGCCATGCGCGGGGCATGTTCCGCATAATATGATACGACAACTGTAAACATTAGAACTCCAGGGTCAGAGGGGTTTCTGCGGACTTATCGTAGTTCGCACCGCCAGCAGCACGCAGCCGATTGCGATCATTTTTGCGTTTGTGTGCCAGCATGTAAGTTTCGGCGTCCAGTCCTAGATAACCACAAGCACACGCCAAGAAGGTAGCCAACACGTTACGTTCAGGATGAGACATGAAGTGCGTGAACAGTTCAGTCACTTTCCTGAGGTCATGCGGTTTTTGGATTGGTTGTGTCTGCACGAATTGAACCATTTCTGGAATATCGTGTGGCTTTTCTTCTTCCTGCAGTACGGCGCACAACATGAAGTGAACCACGTCCACTAGTTCATACACCGCATTCACTTGGTGCCATTGCTGGTCATTGCCGTAGATTTTCCAACTGCTGGAAACTTCGTCAAGGAATTCAGCCCACTCACGATAGATAGAATTCACCACCGCAACCTCAGTCCAATGTTTACGCCACTCTTCCCCAAAGTAGGCCACGTTGGTGGCCTTTTGAAGTTCGAGCAGACTTTTAATATGCTCTGCTGTGATCATTTCCGATCCCTATAAAATTTGACGAACGGTTGCCAACCTTCAAACGGATTGACAAATTCATAATCAACTTCCATCTTATCAATGAAAGCCTCAATGTCATCCTCTATGATACCACCGCGATCCGCCTTTGAAATGCGGGTGATGGGACATTTAGTGCTCAGCGCCCATTCATATTCCTGAGGGGTACGCAAATCACTCACGATATAATGAACGTGTGGGTTCTGCTCCACCAAAGGAAGTTGATATCGTTTAAAGAATGACAGGAACAGGTCTGGTTGTACATAACGCAAGCCCGTATCGCTGCCCAGATGAAGCCAGATCTGCCGTGGGGTTAAGCCCTTGGGGTTATCAGGGTGTACGAATGGAACGTCCTTCACAGCATCCTCCACCTCCGCTGGTAGCCATGGATAGATGAAATTGGCGACACGTCGCAGTTCATCTGAGAAAGACAGACGACGAATATCCTTATCACCCTGAATATGATGAAAACTGATCAGGGACTCCAAACAGAAGTCCTTGCCGGAGCGCTTGCGCCCCGTGAAGAATTCAAGGTTCTGGTACATCATTCGCCATACCCCCACATAAATTTCTGATCAACAGAGGAATGCAGTAATGCAGTACGAAGACCGTCATCAGCGATACGGCGTTTGTCAATTTTGGTATCATTGAGTCGACACCACAGGCAATATGACATATCCATCATCAATCCCGTGTCTGCTTGATATCCTTTCAGATGTTCTCTGATTTTACCAAAATCACTGCCGATGTCACAGTGATGTAACACGCCGAGGAATAGATTACAAATATCTTTTTGCGACTTCACTTTTTCTGAAGAGAATTCCAGCAAAGAATTATACATCCCAGAAGAAGTTTTGGTCTTCTTAGTGATACCCCCGAGTTGTTTCCGACTAACTTCATTGTTGTAATAATGAAGATTGTTAGAAAACAGTTTGTAATACCCAACTTCGACATTCAGCACTTTCGCCAGAACTTCTTGCAGGATAGAGAATTCAATGAAATTGATTGAACTCATACCCCACAAGACATCTTGGCTGCGGTTAATGACAGTGATATTCAATCGCCCTTCTGTTATACTGAACAATAGAGCAAGATTACAGATCATGTCCTTGGTCTTGGCTTCTCCAGTTTCACTATGGGCGGCCAAACCTTCATCTGAGTCCAGCGCCGGATCATAGATGGTGAGATACGCCTGACGGGTGTTGGGATTATTACGCAGACGGCTGATGACACTATCCAACTGGCCATTATTGTACAGACGTGGGCCATACGCGCCTCGCCAGGTTACACCGTCATCAGAGAAGTTGGCGGCGCGGGGTAAGACTTTCGAAAGGAAACGGATATCATTACGTCCGGACAACACCCAGAATGTCTCACCGATGGCAGCAATTGCCGACGAGTTACGGCCTTCAACGGAAAGCCAACGATCACGTGGATCTGATACTGTAATTGTTACACCATCAATGAAACGAGTGCCGTCCGTGTTAATCTCTGCGTTGCCAGGATCTGACTCAATGCCGTGTTCACGGATGGCCAACACAGCCTTCTTCAGCATATCATTATTGTTTAAAGCAAAAATTTCCATCAATCAATACTCCCAAAATCACGATTGAGAAACGCAAAAACAGCCTGCTCTATAGTCAGGCCATTGGACTTCATCATACCTGCGGGAACGGTAGGGAACAAGCCTTTATGCCGTTGGCGGTGGTCATGAACTCTCTCCCACTTTTCGACAACCAGGCTTTCATTGAAGTCTGCGCCGCCGTTGCGTGATTTCACACGGGAAACACAGGTTTCAAGCGGGGTGTCCATGAAGAGCACGACTAATTCGCGCGGTGGGCGCGTCAGGCGGGGAATCCATGAGCTGAGCAAAGTTGAAGGGATGATTCCTTCAAACAACACGTCATATTTCAGATATTCCGGCTGATCAGCAATGGACAAGGCGAACAACATCTGCTCGGTATCTTTCAGGGAATCAACACCTTTAGACTTAGACTTGTCATATTTACCAATACAGATAATGTTATAGGAAGGGCAAACTGTGAGCATGATCTTGCCATTGTAGGTCACGACATACGCCTGAGGATCATTCTCCGCCAGATAGGAAGGGACAGTGGACTTGCCGCTACCGTTGGAGCCTTTAACGTAATACAACTCTCCTCGTGCCGGATATTCCCCTTCGACAGCAGGTGGTTTTACAAACAGATGTACGGGGCGCTTCAACAACCCTTTGAGCGAATACGACATGGTGTGCTCCAATAAACAAAAGGAGCTGCTATTATAGCAGCCCCTTTATCTATTGAACGCTTCTGAATTAAATTACGCAGCAGCTTTCGCTTCGGCCAACGCCTGTGGTAACCATTCATTGATTGCTTTCACCAGAGATTCGGCATCAGTTTCTTTGATTTTCTGGCGTTTGGTGAATGATTTACCATTCACATACAGACTGAACCCCCAGCCGCCGGAAACGATTGGCGCCAGATCAACATAAGTATTGGTGCGGGCGTGTGGATTGGCTTCATCTGCCAGTTCGGTAACAGGGAACTGGAACCAGCGCATATCCGGATTCACATAGCTCAAATAAACCCCAGGCACAACCCCTGATTCAACCGCAGCCAGGATAGGACCATAATTGGATGCGCGAGCCGCTTCAACCATTTCTTCACGCTTGTTATGACGACGCTTGCGTTCTTCGGTAGAAGATGCAGGGCGCATTTCAGAAGATTTCTTGGCCAGAACCGCCTTCGCGTTCGCTAAAGCCTGATCATCCTTCGGATTTTCAACGTCGGCGATTGCTTCAGCAACGGTTGTGCCCAGCATACGACGGCGAACTTCTTCAGCACGGGCTTGCGCTTCTTCGTCAAGAACTTCTTCGCCTTCAACTACCAGGGAAATGGAACCGTCTTTGTTGACTTCAAGAGAACCGTCTTCGACGGTCTGGGAATTTTGATCACCGACAGGTTGCCCAACCGTTTCTTCGGCGTCAATCACCGGATTTGATTCACCGTCGCCCTGTTTAACCCCCGCATCTTCGGTCGGTTTAACTTTTTCGGCTTCAGCGCGGTCAAGAGCTTCGAGAGTCTCTTCTTTCTCTTCCTGGCTCAGACCTTCGATGAGTTCAAAGCCATTGGCTGACTGGAGGACGCCTTCCATCATACGGCGTAACGTGACGTTGCCGATGATAAGGTCTGCACCTTTGATTTCTGCTTGAAGATCAGCAGCGGTTTTACCATCAATTTCAAATTTCAGGCCGGACTCGATATGAAGAATATAGGACATAATAAAAACCCTTTTGTGTAGTAACCTTCTTTGGCAGTCTAATGTTCAACTGTGCGTCTGGAACATTAATATACTGCCTTTTTAGAAGATGTAAACCACTTTTTATTGAAAAGTTGGTTAACACTTCTGTGTTAGACAACGGAACGCTGTATCAGCGCGGACTGGCGTGAATATTAACTTTGTATATCAATATTGAAAACTGTTTCAGGTGGCCACATGGCAGACAACTCGATTTGTGTGAATTTGGGTTGAACATACTGGTCCAAAACTTCGTCCCAGAGAGCATGTTCTATGTTGGCAATCAACAATTCGTCGTCCACTATTTCGACGGAATGAACCACTATCCGGTGGTCATAAGTCAAAGCATCGCTCACATGATCATTTTCTGCTCTCAGGTGCTGCATTATAAAATATTCGATTACAGATTCCAGTACTGTGTTCAGGCGAACATATTTCTTCATACAGCCCCCCTGCTTGTGCTACAGATAGAAATTAGGGATTTCGCCGGATTCACAACCAAACCCGTTAAAATTCTGCTCAACGTGTAAGCGAATTTTATTCACCACTACCTGACGATGCTCTTCTTCCATACAACGTTCAATCAAAGAATACGCTGTATATGACAGACTGTTGAACAATCTGGAAATAACAAGGCAATTCTCTTCATTGTAAACGACTTCAGTATGGATTGCGAAAGCGTGGTCTTCGTCGGTAAGAATTTTACAGCCTTTGACCACAAATGGTTTTTCAAAGAAATCACGAGCTGAATCAGTGCCAGATTCTGGCATTAAACGGAAATCGCCTTCTTCGCCGAAAACCGCTTTCAGATTTTCTTTACTGAATTCCGCTTCCATCTGTATACGTTTGTCGGCAAGATATTTCGCCGCAAAGTAGAATTTACCCACTGCATCATTAGCAGCGCGGCGGTTCGTAGCGGCTTGGGTATAACCAGAAACGAAGTCTTCAATGAATTCCAATGCTTCTGGTTTGCCAAAACGAATTTCGTCGCCCAGATCCAAGCTGGCTTCGGAATCAAGTTCAATACCCATAACCTTAAGAAGATCCGTTTCATTCAGCCTGTGCTGATTAAACAATTGTTCCTTGGAATATCCCAACTGGCTACCGAGTTCATATCCGGTTTTACCACCCGAATCTTTATGGGTGCGATCATATCGAACGCAATTAGAACTGAATTCAATACCAAAAATACGATGTAGCTGTGACATATCATAACCTCATGTTTATAGAAAGCCGTTCGCGAATTATCACGTAGAACGGCTTTTAGAACTAACCATTTTTGTGTTTACGACGTGCGTCCTTCCAAACAGACATCTGACTCTGTTTCTGGAATCGAGCAGTACGCATAAACAAAACGACCTCCCAATATTGCGGTTCAATTTCATAAAGTTGTGAACGAAATTGATCTGCGCGGTATAATTTGACACAATGATTGTACAAAGGGTGATTCGCAAACCGCTTTAGCGCATCCCAGGTAAGTCTCAAACGTGTTTTAGAACGATATGCCCGTTCATTTCTCAATTTAATGAGATCTTCAAATACCAACAATCTGAGTTTAGGCGGTAAATAATGGAGGTTTAGGCCATAAAGATAGGTTACACCACGTTCACCGAATTTCACCCCATCCCCCTTCACAAAATTGAAGAAGAACACCAGAGGATACATATCCCAATACGGGAGTTCATCTTTAGTCAGCGCATCATATTTGAAATAATACATGCGACCAACAATATAACGCACACCCTGAACAGGACGTTTATTTTCAGCGAATGCTTTCATCATGTGATTCGGAGATAAGTTCGCATCTTTCGATACGCGCTCCATAAACCACACATGAGAACGACGGATATTACGCTTCGCTTCCGGCCCAAAATGTTGACGATATTTGCGGATGTAACGCTTGACCAGTTCTGGGGCGTCCATCTCGGCGGGAAGCAACAACGGGTCTTCTTCACCCATAGCGTTCTTAGCCATTTGTCAACTCCTTATAAATATCAACAGATATATTATTTAAATGGAGTCCTCATCGTGGAAGACTATCGCAATTTTCTAACGCAACTGCTTCAACGGGGTATTTCCCGCAAGAACAGATTTCGTGTTACAATTCCGTTGCCGCCTGGAATATTTGATTCCAATGCGACACTAGCAAATGATGGGAACGCATATCCTTCATCTTCATTCGGCGATTTATTCAAACAAAGCGCCCGTATTGTAAACGCATTCTTTGGAGGGACAAACCAAACATCTCGTTCCCTGCAAATGATGTGTATGGTCGCATCTTTACCTGGTACAGGGATTGACACTACTCCCATGACCAACAACGGCAACCACATTAAAATGCCGAACAACAAGACGAACATTGATCTGGAGTTGTCGTTCCTCCTCGCCAACGATTATTATGAAAAGTCGGTCATGGACAAATGGAAGAATCTGATATTCGACCCATACACAACCAAGATGGGTTATTATGAAGATTTCGTGACTGATATTTGTATAGAGCAAATGGATACAGAAGATCAGGTTGTTCATCGCGTTTATGTGACTGAGGCTCACCCCATCAACTTCAGTTCTATAGATCTGGATAAAAGCGCCGCCGATCAATTTAATCAGTACAACATTTCCTTTTCTTATAACAAAGTATTATCGGAGACTGAATATGAAACGCGCAGCCTCGCCAGCGATTTTCTTCCTTTGGGTATTACTGATGCTCTTGCTTCCGGAGACTGGGAAACCGCTGCGTCAAAAGCCGGACAGCTGTATAAAAAGATCAAAGAAGGAAACTTCACAGGTGAAGCCCTGCTGGCTTATAAGCAACTCGATCAGCTTGTAAACAATCTGGCTGGTATCAGCCTGGCTGATTTCGAAAGGATCTCTATCGGCATCCAGAGGGATATCTTAGGCAATGATAACCTGACGGCGTCTGAGAAGAGTAGTCTGTTGGGATTGTTACAGGATGTTGTCAAAAACTAAAAAGCCCCCGAAGGGGCTTTAGCGAAATTAGTCTTGCTTCAGGAACTGCTCGAACTCATCAATGGAAGCCGTCTGTTTCGCATCGGCACCACCATTATTGGCTGGAACAGATTGCTGTGCATTAGAAGGCTGAGATTGTTGTTGGTTCAGACTTTCCTGCGCTGTTGGGCGCTGTGGTTCCTGAGACTGGGTAGGCGCATGTGCCATAGTAGAAGCACCACCTTCAACCAGAGGCTGATTGTCAGGGATGGCCAGAACTTTGCGCAAACGTTTTTCCAGATCTTCGTACGATTTGAAGTTGGCCGGATTAAAGAACTCAAACAGACTGTGTTCTTTTTCCCAGATCTCTTCAATGTATTCGTCTGTCCCCAAAGGTGCCGGAGTATCCCACTTCACATTGGTGAAGTTAGCCACCAGACCTTTCCAGTTTCCGAACTCTTTCTCTTCACCAAAGAGGTTCAGAATCAGGTTCGCGCCTTCCCACATATCGAACGGGTCGAATTTAGGGTCAGTTGAGAACTTAGGATTCTGAGCCGAATCCAGGATTTTCTTGACGGCATTACCGAACTCAAGCAAGAAGACCTTGCCGTTGTTTTCCGGATTGTTACCATCTTTGATCACCAGGATGTTGGCGTAGTATTTGGTGTCCGGCAGACGTTTTTTGAGAACTGTTTTCAGCTTTTCATCATTCGTTTCTTTCTGTTGTGCCCACAAAGGACGGTCATGGTCACGAACAGGATCATCGTTACCGAAAGTCTGAGGAGAGTTTTCGATATACCAACCACCAGCGCCCTGGAATGCGTGTTTCATGATCATGGCACACGGAGTTAACACAGCATCTTCAGGGATGGTGCCTTCTTCTTGAGCCTTCATGTCCACCAAAGGGATCGGCAGGAAACGAATGATGTTTTCAGAAGTACCCTTGTCATTCCAGGTCCACTTCCAGATGCGCGGGTCACGACCGCCACCAACACGCTGGCCTTGCTGAGCGAGTCGCTGTTGCATAGCTTCGGCTTGTTGGCCACGAGATTGTTTAAGACGATCAAATAAATTACCCATTTTAATATTCCTCTATAATCCGCCCCTTCGGGCTATTCTGTAAATGTATTTGTCAATTATTCCGACGGTGTAATTATACTGCGTTTTGCTATTGAGTTAACCCGCAATCATTTGTTTTGCTGGGTCTATTTCAATAATATCGTACACATCTGAGAAGGTTTTGTGCCCTTCCAAGAATGTATGGTATTCGATGACATAGGATTTACCTTCCGGCGTCGTGTAACGTACACGATCCATATCATCAGCATGTTCATTGAGGCTACCGTGCCGCCAGCGGATAGAACCTGGCAGATACTCTTGCGCCTTCAACATTTTATAGATTTGCTCTTTGCTCATGTTACAACCTTAAATGAGTTTTTTAGATTTCAATTCACCCTTCAACAACCGAGCATCAGAACATTCAGCTGTTAGCCTTGACAGAAGAGGAGGCGTGATCAATTTTTTGACCTTTGCTTCTTCGATGTCATACTCTTCACAAACACTGGCCATCGTTTCAAGGATTGATTCCTTGCGTTGGCTTGCTCTCATCAACACCAATTCGGAAAAAGAATCTGGTGTGAGCACTTGTGCTATTTGTTGATCAGACATCGATTGTATTCCCCTTCCCTGATTGCTTCTTAATATGACGCAAAACGTCTTTGAAGCCATCAGGCGCGGACTGAGGACCACGAACACCAGATACGATCTTTGGTGCTCCGATAATCATTTTTATTTCGCCGCCACATTCAGAACATGGCTCTAATTCAGGCGTGTGACGTTCAGCACAAGATTTTCGAGCACTAAACGAATTTCCACAACCTGTACAGGCATAATCATAAAACGGCATGAATCGCCTCCAATACGTGTCGTAGAAATATAATAACTGCTCCCACCAGCGTAGAAAACAGGACAATCCTGCTTGCTTTATCACGCAGCAAAACATATTCGGCCAACATATCAGATTGATTTGCAGCTCTTACATTGACGTCACTATGTGGTGAAACCGCATAGAAAGATACCATGGCACTTAATGAATGAAGGAATGTCAAGAATCCCTTAATCCAAACAAACGCCGTCATCAACAGCAAGGCGAAAAGCAGTATATCTGCCAGCAGCCAGTAGTTAATCATTTCTTACACCTCTATTGAAATCAGGATAATTTTCTATGAAGTAAGGACCAGAAACCATATTTGCAAACGAATCCACGAGGTCATCGATTGGCTTTGGATCCTTCACATCCAACATGTCCATTATACCGCGCATCTTAACGTTGAACAGCTTCTCAAAGTGATCTATCATGACCAATTTGTCGGCATTTCCTTTACCACAAAAATGTTTCTTAACAAAAGACGGGGTAACAATCTGAAATTCCATATTGTTACGGCGCATCGCTTGTTTCAATAGAGATGTGTTCTCGGCGGTTTGGCATATGTTGTTGGAGTTTTTTGAATTCCCCATAGCATAGCCTTCTAGGGTGATGAAATCCGGCTTCTCTGTAAGAAGTACGGCTTCAGCCCATTTGGAAATGTTATAAAACCGTTCTTCGGGGGATTCATATTTGGGTTGACGTAAAATAAGAATATTGTGTCGCACTTGACGACAGTGCTTCTCAACGGTATGATGTGCATAGAAATGAAGATGATCAAAATCCAGAGGATCTTTGTCGTCCCAGAAGCACATGGCTGGACAGCCGTAAGAATAGTCGATTCCGCAAAATTTCATAAAAATACCCATAACGAAGTTTCATTGTGTTATGGGTATTTAGACCGGATTATCTGGTGACGATTTTGCTTTCCGGTAAAATCAGGCGAGGTTTGGAGTCCATTTCTTCTTGCATCTGACGTATCTGTTGCAGTAATGCAGAAGTGTCCACATGACGTTTGATCCCCCGCGCTTCATCACCATATGACACATGGCCGTTGGCGTCCACATAATGCGCGGTGCAAACCATCAAAACATAACCCAACTCACCAACGGCAACCGTTAAATCAACCACTTCGGAAGCCAAAGATTCTCCGTCAACACTGAGATTGGGCGAATAATGGATTTTACCATCAGCCATAAATTCGCTATTCAGCATAATCATGCCAGCGATCGTTTGTACAACGGGGTTCCCCTGATCATCAGCAACGAAACCGTCGAATGCGCCTTCAAACCCTGGCGCAATTTCTCCCTTTTCATTTGTGATCACAGCGCGAAGGCGTTGAAGGATGACGTCTTGTACCTGCTGAATATCAGCGCGTTCTACGTTTGGCATTATTGTTCTCCAGTTCATAATCCCGTTCTTTAACATATTCATAAAGACGAGAAGTAATTCGGTCGGCATTGCCTGTGGTATTCTTCACAACCCAACCGCTCGTAAGGACATCCATTTTATATCCACAATCATTATCTTGAAAATAACTTTTAATTGTTTCAAGGCGACGACGTTTATGAAAATACGGTATTAATTCGCCAATGATGACACAATCGGGATAATGCTTATCCAGAGTGTTTATGTCTCGTTGAACCCAAACTGGAATAACATCTTCCTCGTCAATTGGGCTGTACGTTGGATCAACGATAATCACATTGAATCCATAATTCAATAAATCTTTAACTCCCAGCCACCCGAATTTCATATCGGACACGGTCATGGCGACATTCTTTATCCCCAATTTATTTGCAAAATCTGTGAGTAATACAAAAAAGTCCGTGTTTGCATCCGGATAATTAATTGCGAGTTGCTCCCCCACTTTACTGAAACAGAACGCGTGCATTTTCAGTCCTCGTTATAAATACAATTACAATATACCGTGGAGATACATTATGAATTTACCATCATTGCCCAAAACTGAGAGAACACATAAAAGTGATTTCTGGCCGACTGTGATCAAATACCGCGCCTTTACAGCAGGGCAACAGACCATGTTACTTCAGGTTGCTGATCCGAACACTCCTATGAGTGAGCGCGTGGCAACATTGGAGCAACTATTTGACAGTTGTGTTGATGCTGGCGTTCCCTTTAGTAAACTGCCAATCGGTGTTACTGAAGAAGTATTTTTAAAGATGCGCTGTATATCTATCGGCGAGGTCATGAAGATACGTTACAAATGTAATAACAAAGTTCAAGCCGAAACCAATGAAGGTGGTGAAGAACCAGTTTCTGGCCTTAAAGATTGTGGTCAAGAGCTTGTGTTACCGATCCCGCTCAATCAAGTAAAATGCGTGTCCCCAGAAGGCTTCAGGGAGACGTTTGATCTACCAGGTGGTTATCATATAAAGATGCGCCAGCCGTCCTTCTCGGATGCCTCAGTGCTTAATGAAGCATCCTCTGTTGAACAAATGATTGCCACCTTTATCGATTGTCTGTATGACGACGATGGTCAGGTTTGGAAGGTGGAAAATCCGGCTGAACCTGGTATCGATCCAGAAGTTGCTAAAGAACGCCAACGCATTAAGGATGAATTTGTCAAATGGGTCGGGGACAATATTGAATCTGAGATTGTTCAGGACATTTCGAATGATTTCTTTAAAAAGATTCCGCGTATTCGTTACGCGACAAAAATTAAATGCCCTTCGTGTGGGAAAGAACACGAAGTCAAATTTAACAGTGTCACCGAGATTTTCATTTAATTTTTGAAATTGATTTACTCTCCTATTTTGTGATGTGTGACGAATTAAAGGCACACGGCTATAGCATATTTGAAATCAGTGAATCGATGCCGTGGCATCTTGATTTGCTTACTGAGACACTGAAAATTAGATTGTCTAAGAAATCTTCCAACCCCACGTAATGTGGGGTTTTCTTTGCTTACCTGTTTTATAGGTTAAGACAGGAACGTTTAACCTTAAATTGCTATAACACCGTTGTTGCTGAAGTAAGTGTTGTGTAATTGGGGTTTGAATTTGTTTTGAAGCAAAAATAATCCTTTTCTACGCATGTTCTGAGGTGTACAGTATTTTCCTCGCCTTTATGCCTCCATGGCATTGGAATGGGACTGCCTGTCAAGGCGGTGTTACGAGCTTCAGCGAGTAGGAACGAAAAGAATAAAGGTTGAACGGAAGCAGAGCTTCCTATAATATATTATTCGACAGATTTCAAATCCCCGCCATAAATATCACATGATTCTAATTGACTAATGGGTTTCAATATGTTAGACAACTTGCGTTGGTTTTACGGGCGCGTTGAAGACGTGAATGATCCCGATCAAAACGGGCGCGTCGCAGTACGCATCTATGGGGTACACACGGAGGATACCACTCTTCTGCCTACCGAATTATTGCCTTGGGGTAAAATGCTTATGCCAGCATCTAACGCCTCCTCGGCAGGTTTAGGCTGGTCTCCGACGGGTATCACTGTCGGCTCTGACGTCATGGGGTTTGCTTTGGATGAAGCATACCAAAATATTCGTATCGCCTGGGTTTGGCCAGCGGCGACACCAACGGATGGTTCAGACACAAACCCGTTGGCGCTGGGCCAGGTTGTTCAATCTATAGAAAGACAGAAATATAACGCCGTTGAAAATGTTCCTGTCAAGATTGAAGACGACCCACAACCAGAACCTCAACCGCCTGTGGACGGTTATGATCCCGAGAAATGGATGACAGTGGCTCGTGGTGAATTAGGTGTCAAAGAATATTCTGGCAAATTCAATAATAACCCAAGGATTTTGGAATATCACAAGACAACATCTTTGGGCGCTTCGGAAGATGAAGTTAGTTGGTGTGCGTCGTTTGTTGGATGGGTTCTGATACAGGCCGGATATACATCAACACGTTCTGCTTTGGCTCGTTCATATTTACAATGGGGGTCTCCTCTGTCAGAACCACGTTACGGCGCTGTTGTAGTGTTCCGGCGCGGGAACAACCCGACATTCGGTCACGTTGCATTCGTTCAGAAATTTGACGCCAACTACGTTTGGTGTATCGGGGGAAACCAATCCGATTCTGTGAAGGTGAGTCGTTTTAGCCGCTCATCCGTGTTGGGTTATCGTTGGCCAGGTCCAGCAACTACAGCTTCAGCAGCTCCGGCACAACAAAACGGTAAATGGTCTGAACCTATTCCAGATCGTACCCCGAAAGTCCAAGAAACACCGCCTCCTTCTGGTCGTGTTCAGGATATTGACAACACAGGAGAGGTATCGGTTCCTTCGGCTGGAGGGTCTCGTTATCCATACAACAATGTTATGGCTTCTCGAGCTGGGCATATTATGGAGGTCGATGACACTCCAGGCGGGGAACGTTTGCATTGGATGCACTCTTCTGGGTCTTACAAGCAAATGCTTCCTGACGGTGATGTTGTTAATAAATCAGTCAAAGATCATTATGACCTGACGATGTTCGACAAACGTTATTATGTGGGGGGTGATCATAACCTGACAATTGGTGGGACTGAAGTACAGCGCAAGAAAGGAGAAGTTTACCACTTACACTCTTCTAACTATTCCAATGTGGTCGCTGGAACAGCGTTGATGAAATTTTCCCAATTGGCTGAGATACAGGCACAGAACGTGTTGCGTCTCATCTGTGAAATGTTTGAAGTGTCTAACACTTTGAAGGTTCCTAAGATACTGGCAACTGAAATAATTTGTGATAAATTATCGGTTGCACAGACTATTGAAGGCAACATCAAATATGCTGAAGGCGCTGGCCGCGCCGCCTCACGTGCGGGGGCAACTCCTGTAACAACTACAGGCCCAGGTCCAATTGATATAAAACCGGAGTTAGAGGATAACGGCGGCAATTTTGGTGGTAAAGGCGCATGATTACACTGGTGAGGGCAGATAATGCCCTCTCGTGCTGGAGAGGCAATATCCAAAGGGGTTTAACATGAAAGAGTACAAGGACATTGACCTGAAGTTTGGCATGCATCCGGTCACCAAAGATGTCACTAAGAAAACAGGCATTTATGCTGTACTACAATCTGTGCGTAATATAGTGATGGCGACGGTAGGTGATTGGCCGACGTATCCGAGTATTGGGGCGGGGTTGTATACCATGCTGGGAGAAAATACAAATCCCACGATACAGGTCGACGTGAAGAACAAAGTTGAAGATGCCATTGCTCTTTTTGAGCCAAGAGCTGAATTGCAATCTGTTGATGTATCATTGTCGGACGATTATCATTCTCTGGGCGTAACCATCACGTTCTATGTGGTCAACAACCCAGAGCCGATAACAGACACCATATGGTTGAAACGGACAAATTGATTAAAGAACGTCCGTGGCAGAGCATTTTGTCACCAACTCAAAATGAGTTAATAAACGATATAATATTTTCCCACCCGTTCTGTGGACTATGGTGGTTGGTTTCAGATTAACCACCATACCGTCCAGATTACCTGTCAACACAAATGTCAGACGGATGCGTAAGACGTCGGTGCCTTCAGAACGCATTATTTGGCAGTCATGGCTATATCCTATTTGCTTTCCCTTTAGAACCAGAGGGATACGGACATTTTCCTTTAACAGAATATCCAAATTTTCAAATAATGGACCTTCCTTTTTGTGAACAGAGTACACTGTTTCTAATATCGGGAATTTGTACATATCACGGCACCAAAGTAATGACGATCATATTGAGTACTGTATCAACCGCGACACCAGAATCTTCTTCATGGATAGTTGATGCACGTAAATGAATGTCAGAAATATAATTGTCTATATGCATCGACGTCAAATAAGGACGGTGTTGATACACAGGACGGTTGACCTGAACATATTCACGCAGAATGCTGAATGAAAAGTCTTCACATTGAGTGGTGTCAATGCGCAAAAATCTTTGAGCATGGCAGGTCTTTAACTCGGTCACTTTCCCCAAATAATGGAGGTCTCCGGATGAACCGATGCGGAACATCACGTCTACTTCAGATTTGAAAATTTCGCGTTCAATAAGAGTCGCTGGTGCCCAACAAACTTCTTCCTTGTCTTCAGCAAACAACGTGTCTATCACTTCTGGTAATTGGATATAACCAAAGTTGTGGCGGGGGTTGGTGAGTAATTTGTTGGACATATTATGCTCCTATTACGTGCTGTTTGGCTTGTTCATAGGCTGTGCGGAGTTCAAGATAAGAATCTGCCAACAACGGTGATTTGTCGTTTTTCCGATTCATGATTATTTGGTGGTTAACGACAGCACGGCGTAATCTGAGTTCTGCCACCCAGAATGCTTTTTGTTTGGCGTGTCCTGGACGGGCGCGTAGGTCGTGATAATGCATAGAAGCATGATATATTTCAGAGTTGGTCATGATATAGTTCCTGCTATTCAATTTGTGGCGTTTGCCAATGAATTACTGGGAAGTATAGGCGGAAAGGTTTCAAAAGTAAAGCCCCTCAATGAGGGGCTTTGAAAGATCAGCGTTTCAAACTTGCGGCGAGTCCAGTAACGTCGGTCACGGTTTGGTCAGCCAGAACAATCACGGGCATAGACATGCGTTGCTTACCAGTGATTTTCTGTAATTCTTCCAGCTTGTAGTCTTTGTCTAGCTTCAGAATTTGGTGTTCAATACCGCGAATGCGACAGATGTTTTCAGCTTGTAAACATTGCGCACAACCTTGTTTGGAATAAATCGTAATCATTTCTCACCTTTAGGCAAATTTCAGACCGTCGGAGACTGATCCAGTAAGGACACCAGTCAGATAATCAGGAGCTTCCGCTTCCTGTAATGCATATTGCATTGTTTTATTATCTAGCCACTCATTTATCCATGGCACCGGATTGTCTTTACGGGCTTGTCCTGGATATGGGTGGCCAATAGCTCCCATACGGTGTGTTGCCAACCAGTCCACCATTTGATGAAGGATATTTGCATTCAGTCCCAGCATTGAGCCGTCTTTGAACAGATAATTCGCCCATTCTTTTTCTTGGTTGACAACGTCGACATACATCTGGGTCATTTCGCCGCGCAGTTCTTCTCTAATAATGGCAAAATCAGGGTCCAACAGCGGCAGACGGTTCAGGAAAGTCTGGGTCAGGATGAGGTGATCTTGCTCATCACGAGCAATCTGACGGATGATTTTAGCGTTGCCTTCCATTTTGTTGAGGAATTGCATGAATGCCCAAGAACACGCAAATGAAACATAGAAACGGACGCCTTCGAGGGAGTTGGCGGCAAACAGAGCACGCCAGAATGCACGCTTGGCGTTCATGATGTCTTCACGGGTGAACGCGCGTCCAGCCATACGCATCCCGCTGTAACGCACCATGTCGTCGTAGTATACGCTGATCTGTCCGGCGCAATCGACGATCTCCTGAACGTCCAGAACATGGTCAAAAACGATACCAGGATCATTCACTGTGTTACGAAGGATATGCGTGTAAGATAGTGAGTGGATGGCTTCTTGGCGCGTCCATTCCAGAATAGCAAATTGCGCTTCTGGTGTTGATGCCCACGGGCCAAACGCTTCGAACGGAGCAGCGCCCTGAATAGAGTCCAGCATGGTTTGGCGTTTCAGGTTGCTGAAGTAGATGTGTTGTTCCGCAGCGGATAGAGTGGCAAAGTCCGCTTTGTCTTTGGTGACATCCACTTCTTCCGGACGCCAGAATTGGCTGAGGCCTTTTTCATACCATTTTTGAACAAAAGGCCATGCGACTTTGTCATAGCGCTGAATGCTCACAGGGTCGCCAAAGAACGGCAAACCTGTATTATCTGAAGATGGGTCAAATACTGAAAATTGCTTTTGTTCGTTCATGTTTCTTTCCTGATGAATAAGGGGTGACGAATCACCCCTGATATTAAACGTTTGTGTTGTATAGACCTAATCAGACAACACAGGTGTCGCAGTGATTCGGATCTTCAATTTGTTTCAACTCCTCGTCTTCCTTGGAGTCTTTGTTGGTGTTGTAATACAGAGTTTTACCACCCCACATGTAGAAAGACAGAATATCCTGCATCATAAGAGAGCGCGGGATCTTGCCTTCTGGATATTTCTCTGGGTCATACCATGTGTTGGTGCTGATAGATTGATCTACCCAACGTTGTATGACCGCAGCCGTCTTCAGGTATTCAATACAATCCAGATTCCATTTCAGGTCATATAGAGGACCAAGGGTTTCTACATCCGGAACGATCTGTTTATAGACGCCGTCCTTGCTGCCTTTGATGCTGATGAGACCTTTTGGTGGCTCTATACCGTTCGTTGCGTTCAGCACCTGAGAGGAGCTTTCAGTTGGTGCTACGGCTAACAACGTGGCGTTACGGATCCCATACTCGGATAGGTTCTGCTTAAGACCTTCCCAGTCAAGACCATAGGCTTGCCCAACAGGCTTTTTGCCATTGGGTAGGATGTCCAGCGGGAGAGGCTGAAGGTCGGCTGTTACAAATCCGGAATCATGGATAGTTGATTTCTTACAAGATCCGAAACGCATGGCCAGACGGTTGGACGCTTTGACCAAGTAGAAATGAAGATGCGCCATCCACTTGTCTAGAAGTTCTAATCCGATAGGCGATCCATAACCCGTGAAATTCTTGGCCAGGAAATGTGCGACGTTGACGATACCGATACCCAGAGGACGATATTCTTCTACGGCCAAACGGGCTTGGCGAGCTGGGTAGTCCTGATATTCCAACAACATATCCAAAGCTGAAACCAGAACGAAAGCAACATCTTCCATTTCTGTTGGATCTTCAAATGCCGTCAGGTTAAATGATGCGAGTGTACACAGGGCAATGCGACCATCTTCATCATCATACTGTTGGAACTCACGAGTCGGGAGCGCGATTTCTAAACACAGATTAGAGCTATAAATCGTGTCCAAATTGAACGGACTATACTCGTTCATGTGATCAACGAATGCGATGTAGATCCGTCCAGTGTCAGAACGCTGGTCTAGTAGCATTTGGAACACTTCTTCAGCTTGCAGCTTTTTGGAACGACAAAATCCGGCGTCGGCGGCCTTGATCATATTGTCGTACATTTCGCGGAATTTATTGACGTCTGCGAAAAATGCTTCATACATTTCGCGGTTGTCTTTTGGATCAAACAGGTATAGAGGCTGTTTGTTCACCAGGCGCTCGAACATGACGCGGTTAATCTGAATCCCATAGTCGATACGGCGTTCACGGTTCTCTTCCAATCCACGGTTGTTTTTGAGAACAACGACATCATCAAATTGATAATGCCAGATGGGAACATAGCATGTTGCCGATCCACCACGGATACCGCCTTGAGAGCAAGACTTCAGGGCACCAGTCAAATACTTGATGAATGGAACCAGACCTGTATGGACCATTTCCCCTTTACGGATAGGGCTACCGATGCCACGAATTGCCCCAACATCGAATCCGATGCCAGCACGTTTGGAAACATAATCCACGATGCTTTTCGCAGTGGCATTAATTGAGTCCAATGTATCACCAGTTTTGATCAATACACAAGAGCTGAACTGTCGGGTCGGGGTGCGGACGCCGGACATAATAGGTGTTGGAAGACTGAATTTGCCTGTACTGGCGTATTCATAGAACTTCTTCACCATTGTCAGTCTGCTTTCTTTATCCCACGCTGAGAATAATGCCATAGCGATTGCCATGTACATGACTTGAGGGGTTTCATAATACACTTTGCTGTCAGAAGAACGATCACGCAAAAGATATTTTTGAGTCAGCTGGCCCATTGCTGCCCAAGTGAAATTCTTGTCGCGTTTGTGGTTGATGACTGTGTTAAGTTCTTCGAATTCTTCTTTAGAGTAAAGTTCGAGGAATTCGCGGTCATAAACACCCAGCTTGGTGTTCTTTGCAAAGATATCCAGCAAATGAGGTGGCTTGTACTGACCATAGACAACCTTGCGCAGGTCATACGACTTCAGGCGGGCAGCAACATATTGATAGTTGGGTTTATCAACAGAAATTAAGGTGGCCGCAGCTTGGATAATGATATCCTGAATGCGTTCGGTTTTCATGTTATCGGTGAATTGGATCTTCGATGCAGCTTCCACCTCAGACACCGATACTCCTTCAAGGCCGTCACATGCTCGTTCAATAACGGTATGGAGTTTTTCAATGTCAAAGGGGACAGAAGATCCGTCCCGCTTTATGATGTTAATTTGACTCATTTCAATTCCTATGTGGATGTAGGTGAATTAATACACCCCAATATTATATGGGGTTATTGACTTACAAAATCAATCCATTCTTGATCTTCTCTTGGGATCCAACCGGATTTAATTTTTTAATCATATTTTCATGTGGAGTTGTTTTTCCTTTAAAACCGAATGCCTTAGCCATTACGGTATATCCTTTCTTGTTCACTTTCCACCAATCATAATATTTGTCTGCATTCTTCCATATCATTAATGATTCCTGGGTAGCACAATTACTCTTCCATGGTGGTTGTATTACAAATATTCCTTTCTTTTTAAGTCTTTCAGATTGCGCTTTACGAAGTTGAGGATTATTTTGATGAGTCCTCTTCATCATAATGGACCTCAATTCTCTGAGATGTGGGTTGTCTTTATACATTTGTTTGTTGGAATCAGACAACTTTCTTCGTAGCCAACCAAATAATTTATTATTTGTGGTTCTGCCCACTTTCCCATTGTTTAAGCACATTGCGTTTGCCGCAAATGCCAATTTATGATTATGTGGAAATATTTTTACCAACAACTGATGAGCAACGAAATGTTCTTCCGGAGTTAACTCAACTAAATTATGTCTTTCATCGCTTCCTCCCATACATTTAGGAATAACGTGGTGTGTTTCTGAATAACCATCTAAGACTCTTAATTTTGCTTTCAAAATCAATGAGTCGTAAATAAATTGGTAATTCATGCGTATCTCTTATATTATACGTCGCCTCCATGGATTGAAGGCGACGGGGAAGTTCGTGTGGTATTTAAATGTTGTACAGGTCGTTAATTTCTAACATCAGGCGGGTGAAGTTGCCGCGACCATTACGATCAGACTTATCGAATTCGATGATGCTGAATGGTTGAACCCACTCTGGATATTCATCTCCGATTTCTACACCGTCAATTTGCAAGGAACCTGTTTCCAGCTTATTGTTGAAGTCTTTAAAGGAATCCACATACGTCTGTAACGCACTATCACGCAATCGCTTGTTAGACTGTTTGATATCTCCATTCACGAAGATGTACGAAGAATCTGAAGCACGAGTCAACAAGTTTTTCAGCTGCTCCATATCGCATTCCTGCGCTTCTTCGATAATCAGGAAACAATCATCGAAAGTCATCCCCTTTACAGTTTCAAGGTCTTGAATTTCTATGATGCGTTTCTCCCACAGATAGTTGAAGAAACCGTCGGAACCCGTATCTGTTTTGAGAACCTTTTTGAATGTCTGTATGAGCGGCATCAAATAAGGCATCAGCTTTTCATATGTGTCACCAGGCCGGAACCCTGCTGTGGTGCCAGTTGGAAGGGGAGAACGCGTGATGATAATCTTGTTGATGGTTTTGTCAATCAGATGTTTTGCTGCAGCAGATGCACCACAATAGGATTTGCCTGTACCTGCCGGACCGATAGCGATAGTGAGATGTTCATTGAGTGCGGATTGATATGCGAGGTTCTGATTTTCTGAGAGGCCATTGAACGGAGCAATTTTGAAATCGCCTTTGGAAAACTTCATCCAGTCTTCTTCCTTCTGGATGGTGTCTTTCTTACGAGCAGATTTTGTCTTCGCTGGCTTCATGGATACAACTTTAGACGCAGATTGCATGTTGAACCTTCCTATATCTACAGGGGTTGTCGACACCTTTAATTAAGCGACACGCCCAGCATACCTGTATATCAGATAAAGAAAAAGGCCGTTTCCGGCCTTGAGAATTAGCAGAAACTCTTGTATGCTGCCGCCAGTTTAGTATCATACTGGTTTTTCGCATATGCCGGACCATTGTACCGACGAGCAAACTCGGCCCAATTCTTATTCTTCAGGGCTTTCCACATATTGGCGTCAGCTTTGATGAATTTCACAAATGCCAGAAGATGAGCGCGTTCACCAGTCAGGAAATCAGTGAACATCTCTTTGGCATTTGAATAGCCACAGATTTGGCAGTTGAACCCCATGATCTGGAATAGGCCGTAGGAAGCACTCTCGTAAGCGCAGTCCTCGTCAAGGACGATTGCACCCTGAAGGCGTTCCAACTCCGCGTCTCCGCCGATATACCCGCCAGAATTGGGGTTAACCAATGTTGGGTAGAGTTGGTACAGAGCATTGGCTCTTGCTTGCCCGAATTTGGCCGTCACCTTTTTGTACATGATGTGGCGCTCAAACAGAGTTTTGATCTTGCCAGTTTTGGTAAAACCCGTGCCACGGGATTCTACCTGGTTCACCGCTTTCATACTGGCCAGCTCAACACCAAGTTCACGTGCTGCGTCAACCAAGTCCGCTTCGGTCAGATGTTCCTGGTGAGCGTCTCCAGCGTTGCGGATAGCATAGAAGGTCTTTGGCCCAGCAATACCATCAATAACCAATCCAGCACCTGCCTGAACGGATTTGACGGCATTCTCTGTTGCCTTACCAAATATGCCATCGGCTGTAAGAGAGAAACCGATTTTGTTGAGGCTTTGTTGAAGTGCTTTGACTTCAGAACCTCGGTTGCCAAGTTTTAGAATGGCCATAAGAAAATACCTCCGCAATGTATGCGAAGGTATTTAAAGTGAAAGTCGAACTTGAGGATTTAGTGTCGATTATCTGACTACGACGATAGGCATGATTTCTTTGAAGGAAGTCCTAACTTCGGAATCATACCCATATTTTTCAAATATTTTCAACATCGCTTGTTCCAGTTCCTCTTGGAACTGAGGAAAGTGCGCGTTGGGAATTCGGTCGGCAACCCATAGAGCGCCAGGAGAGGCTTGGATAATTGCTCTACTCATGTCTCATTCTCCTACCAAAACTTTGAAAGGGGGAGGTTTCCCCCTTGCGGTTAAGCCAGTTTGTTCACCAGAGTTTCTACTGCGTCGGCGCTCAGTTTACCCATTTTGACATACTGGGATTTCGCTTCACCGCCAGCGGCTTTCACGATATCGCTGTTGTCATAACCCTTTTTCGGGAATACCATCACGGAGAAGGTTCCGTTGTTCAGCGGGTTCAGCTGAATGCGACCTTTACCGACTACGATGGTGCCGTAAGTTTCGGTGTTCGCTTCGACAACGTGGATGTCATGGCCCAGGTCTTTCAGCATGCCAACCTTGTCAGCAGTCTTGGCAACCACGGCTTTGTCTACGACAACCTGCTCTACCAGGGTGAAGCCGTTGGTCGCTTTCACTTTGCCGTTCAGCAGATTCATGAAGGAAGTTTTGCCACCAGTGAAGCCAGCTGCCTGAGCGATGCGGAACATTTCAACTTTTGCAACTTCGGTGTTCAGTTCAAAAGAGATGGTGCCGTTGGTGATCAGAGTTTTGGTAGTAGCCATGATGTAATTCCTCATAATGTAGTTGGGTCGTTTCACTTTTCATTCGGCGGGGTGTTGTGTACCGCCCTATGTGAACTATAATAGTGCATGATTATTGAAGAGTAAAGTCTTTTTCAATAAATTTTTAAATTATTTTTGAAGTATTTTAAAAGGCCTCGTAGAATGAGGCCTAGAGAGAAGGTTTTTGAGTTAAAAAGTTTTAGGTCGGCTTCTTTTTCAAATACTGGCGAGCCAAATTCATTTGTTCTTCAGTGATAGGACAACCGCCGAAGTCCACCATTCCGTTCCTCCAACCATGGATGAAACTCTTAGATTCTAAACCAGATAGGACATATCCTTCACGGGCTTGCATATACCCGCGAAGAATCTCTTCATCGTCCATACTATTCAGTTCTTTCAAATCCATCATATCTTCCTCAAGTCAGAAAATCGTAAGGACGCCGACAGTCCCTGATATACGTTCTTGGCTATGATCTGAAGCAGATCCCGTATCGGGATATTTCCCTTGTCGGGGCGAACCATATCATTGATATCCTTCCACGGTATTTCCGGTGGAAACAGAACGACTTTGACTCCGCTGTCTATCATCTTCTGTATACCGTCACAAACTTGTTTGTTCCTGTATTGGTTATCGGGGATATAGATGTCTCCCTTAGCACTTAATAAGTCGGCATCGGCAGTCGCAAGACAATTGGGTAGAAACAAGCTATCAATTGGACCTTCTACTACCAACTTTGTTTTGTTCCAAATGATGCGCTCTTCCCCGTAGATCTTAGTATCTTCGTTCTTAGGCTTGACAGTGGCATACCGTAATACCCCATCAGGAAGGTTATCGCCGAATGCGCGCCCCTGAACTATCTTCATGCGCCCGTCTTGGGTCCAGAATGGGATTACCAGCCGCTCATCTTCGGGTATCTTCTTTTGCTTCTCAACATCCGTTTCGAAACTCAGAAGATCTTGACGAAAATTCCTGCTGTAATACAACAAAGATAACGTGCTCTCCGGCATTCCCCTGCCTTCAACGTAACGACGGGCGATATGATCACGGTCAAGAAGATCAAGGCGTATCATATTCCCAAGGTGCTCTTCATCCCGTTTGGCGACCTGAGAACCGATACGCGCTGTCTGGGTCAGGCGCTGTAGTGGTTTGAGTTTTTGTAACGGGCGGGAACTGGTATCCCCCATGATCCTGAATTTTTCAAGGTTGTATTCATTATACAGACGCTCGTCAAACTTCTTCAACCAGAATTCAAACGCCCAACCGCTCATTTCATTACAGTTGTGGCACTTGAAACGAAACACATCGTCATCACGATCATAAAAGAAGTGACCACGACGCTTGTTGGCACTCTTCTTAGAATCCCCACATAATGGGCAACGAAATTTGGCGACAGCGCCAACACGTTCCCAACTGAATTTATCAAGTCGGGGGGCGAGAAAATTGATGTATTGTTCGTCCAAGAATTTCATTAGATATTTGGCCTCTGGAACACTTCTGTCACATTATAATCCACCCCGCGACTTTGAGCTATGCAAAGCTGTCGCCAAGCCCCATACAGAATATTTTGTTCCGCAACCTGATTGCGTTCAAAGTGGGCGAATTCTTCCAGCATCTGTTTGTACCCTAATAGATAATGAGGGATATCTGTAGGTCTTCTTTTGTCCAAAGATTTAGACAAATATGATGCATAATGTTCCGGTGAAGACAAAGAGGAATATTGCATATTTGGAACGTGAACGGGCTTCAAAGATTTTCTAGGGGTGAAGTACAACAAACCCCATTTGGGAGGGAGGTCTTCAATTTTAATAACATCTGCTGGGCAAACATAGAAACGATATGCTCCCATGCCTATGGAAGGATTCATGCGATGAGGTTTCTTTTTGTCTGTCAGGAAGTCGGCGCGGGAGACTTTAACTTCCATTAATATAGAACAACCTCCAGGTCTGAACCCGATGGCGTCAGGGGATTCACGATTATCGAATGAATTTGGTTCTACGAACACAGCACCACAATTCATTTGTTTGTGTAGAAATTTTGCAGCGATTTGACAACCTTCTGAGTGAGAAGGTATAAAGATTTTGCCCATTGTTATCTGTATCCTATTGATGACGAATGGGCAAAATTATAACCTGATGATGATCCTATTGAGTTAGGACAATTGCTTCAGTTTGTAAATCGTTTGATAGCACAAAGTTTTGATTTCGTCAAGCGTGTTTTGTAAATGGCTATCACACTGATTGTAGATCCCATTAACGTCGATGATCACGCTGTTGATATACGATATCGGTTCAGGATTGTACAATTTGATGTTCTCGAATCCTGGAATGTATATACCACCCGCACCAATATACGCTTCCGTAAAGGTGTCCAGCAAGTCCTCCAGTTCCCCGTAGAACTCCCCGAGTGCCTTGTGTTTGGCATAGGAAGTTGTAACGAAGTGGAGGGCATGAGAGTGGGCTATAGCAAGCAGTCCACGGTTGATGAATATACTCGCATTGACCATGATATTTACCCCTAAAAAGAAAATCCCCCTGTATTTAGGGGGATTGCCTTTCGTCACGTTTAAATCGGTTTCACACCGATATATTTGGCAATGTCCGCAGCTAGGGTTTTTCCCTTACTGATGTCATGTTGTTTACCAGCGACTGTGACGATTACATATGGATCGTCTTCGCCGCCGAAGTCGATTGCGACAGGTTTTCCAATACCAGGAATACCGGAATATTCAAACTCTGTACGACCGCTTTTACGAGATTTGCCAACGCCCAGCGCTTTACCGATCATCTTATCCATGTTCGCCAATTCTTGGGCATAGGATTCTGTGACCTGACCTTTGCTGGCATCTTTCCCAAAGAAGAACTCAAAACCGTCATGAACGGCAACCACATCTTTACCGACAGAAACTGCATGAACCTGGTCCGGTGTGAGTTTTACTTTGGTGGTGTTGCCGTTAGTCAATTCCAGATTATAGATGTCGGCCTGATTATCTGGAGTGATCTGGGTCACGGTGGCACCAGTACACCATTGAGTTCCGTCAGCCTGTTTGGTGATGGTTACACTTTTGCCTTGTATGCCGCCATGAGTTTGCGGTTGTTGAGCTTGTTCTTTAAAATAATCGATAAACGGTTTCATCGTGGATCTCCTAAGGATTTTGATGTATTTAGCCCCCGAAGGGGCTATGACTTATTTCAGACTAATCTGAAGATTACCACCCAGCGATTGTTCATATTCACTGTATACACTATCACCATTACTCATAGCCCATTCGTCGGATTGGCGAGCGCGTTCAAGAGTCATGAGATTTGGCTCGGTAGGATTATAGCCTTTAGATTTCGCGTCGTTGTATACCGTTTGCAGGTATTGGTTGGCACGGTTGATCTGATCCTTGAATTCACGATATGCTCCTTCGGTCGTATTGCGACGGAAAGTGATATCCCAGGCAACATTCAGAACTGTACCATTACTGGCTGTGTATACCTGCCAATCCAGATCTCGTCCATTAGGAGCGCTGTCACGAATGGATTCGGCATAGGTGGCCAGATCACCTGCATTCTTACCTCCAGCAGCCTGATCTTTAGCCCGAGCCAGAGCATCAATGACTGCCGTGCGGTTCCTGGACTGTGCCAAATCTTTGTCTTGGAACATAATTGCGCCAAATTTACTGACAGTGATGTCATTCAGGAATAGCTTGTTAGGGTTATAGTTTGATGAACTGAGGTGGCTCAGTTGCGACGCTGCGTCTTTCAGGCGTCGAGAAATCTCATCCAATGCATCTTGCACTGATTTGACAGACAACGAAATATCATATCCATTGCTGTCTACTACATTTCGACCATTTTCAGTCAACATGGTGGTGATGTTGGCTTTGTTTCGATCAAAATCGTAAGTTACGTTGGTAACGAATCTTGCGGCTTGCAACTTGCTACCAGCAGGGAACTGGAAATCCCACGCTACAGAGAAGCCATGAACGGTTTCACCAAAAAATTTAGCGTTGCTTGGTACTTTGATGTTTGCAGTGATGACAGCGTTATCACTGGAATTTGTGTTGATTTCGCCGAAGATAGTCTTCCCATCAGAAGACTGGACCATCAGAGTATCTTTGCTGCGCCAGTCATAACGAACAATAAACGTCGTTCGAGGGAACTCTTTTATCAGATCGAGTTTGACTGCCTTACCCAGAGTAAATCGATTTAACAATGCATCGGCGATCTTCAAAGTAAACGAAATACAATCGACATAAGAATAACCCTGAGAACGGGAAACCTTTTGAATCGGGTATGGGGCACCGTTGATCGGAACAACACGACATTCCACTTCACCGTTGAACTGAGAATCAGCAGCACGGGATATCGCACTGACGATTTCAAAAGCAGCGTTTTTCACGTCGCCTTCCAGCATCAGCTGTTCATTGCCAGATAAATCAGAAACCACTTCTACAGAGAGTTTACTGTTGACAATTCCCCAGAAATAAACCTGAATGTCTAGACCACCCGAAGTACGATATTTGCCCGCACCGATTCGTGTTAGTTTCTCACCTGCATACATACCGACCTGTTGTGGAGCATATGTATCAACGATACCCAAGATGCGGGCGATATAACCCTGGTTGCGCAGATCATCCATAGAACCGGTTTTTGGAAGAGTTTTCATGTCGGCGGGTGTCAAGTTTGTTTCTCTAGAATCTTCTACGTTTAGATTGAACAATTGTTTCCCAGATGAGTCGGAAGCAATAAATTCATATTTCTTGCCACTGCGGGTACTCGTGCTGTTAACTTTGATGTTTCCAGTGTATCTTCCTGGATTCGTTTTTTGCATGAAATTGGTAATTGCAGCAGAAGGGGTTTTCATCCCAGAAATGATTCTAGCTGTCTCCGGATCAGTGAAAGACACCACCAATTTACGCCCATCCATTACCGATACTTCATTTCCAGAAACTGAAATATTCAAGTTTTCCATTTCAGAACGGAAATCAACACCAACAACAATGGTTTGACCAGTTCCACCCACAACGCCATCAACGCTGTTCTGAACCGGAACGTCACCGACTTTGTCCGGATCATCCCATGTGACACCTTTCATTTTCGGACCATCGAATACCTGAGCAGGATCCTTGCCTTTACGCACTACCCATACGAATGCACGATCAGGGATAGGGGTATACGTCAGGTCCATGACATTGAGCTTTTGCTTCAGGCCGGACTGACGGATGATCTTCGGCAGGAGGGTAACACCACGTTCCAATGCTTTCTTGGAGAAGTTAATTGCAAAGCCGTCAATGGTTTTCCCCAAAGGCGTCGCCATGAATTGCTTTGTTGCTTCAATCATGGATGCGATAACACGCATCGGATTCTTGAAACGACCGATGGCATCGGGATAGGTCGAACCACGCTTCTGACCGATAAAGACTTGGCGAACATTCTTGCCTAGACCTTGTGGGGTATAGAATTGAATACGGAATTCTTTTTCGTCTTCATCAACAAATGTGAAGAAAATGTCGCCAGCGTTCTTCTTGCCGAATGTCAATTCATATGGGGATGAGTTAAACGCTTCGTCTAATTGTTTAGACTCTTCAAGGAAATTTAAGAAAGATGGGATGGCCATTGTAATTCTCCTGATTATAAAATCGGTGCGGTTTCCCTTAATTAGCGAAAAGAAAGGGGTGCTAACACCCTTTTATTCTTAACGACGGAACGGGCGAGACGCGTTTTGGCGATTGTTGTAATTCTTATCAAATTGTGCCAACGCCGCCGGACTCCATTCGCGTTCCCATTCTTTGTCAACTTCGGTTTGGTTGGCAGGTTCAATCATTTCAGCAGTAGGAAAATCGCGTTTCATAATTTCACGCAATTGTTCAGAAGGGGCGGTTTGGGCGTGGACTAATTCTTCACCGTCGTAAACTTTGGCCATCAACCATTTGCTGCCGTAACGGATATATGCATCGAGGATGATTTTCATAATGTAGTTCCTGCTTTTCAAGTTGGCGTCGTACTGCTTATGTTTAGAATTATACGTGGGTTATTGAAGAAGTAAAGGGGCTTTTGCCCCTTTTATTGAATAATTTAAGGTGTTGGGTTGACAACGGGAATATGGAACCTGATTCCAGAGACAATGTCCTTCAGCTGAGGCTTCCAGCCGTCTACCAGGCGGGACAACGCATTAGAACCAGGATAGACAATAATGATGTCGCTTCCGGTAACATTATGCTGAGGGAATTGTGACATGTATTGCTCCATCGTCACACCTGGGTCTATCAACACAGGACCGACATCCGAAGATGCATATGTTGCCCCCAAACCGTCGACGCCCCATGCTAGTATTCCATAATCAGGAATATTGGCTTCAGAAGTTATGGTGAATCCGAAGATACGATTCAGCGCAGAAAAATCATACACGCCGTGAGCACTGTCATATGTCAGATAACCCTTTACCAGCATATCGGCGAATATCGCGTCTGTGTCACCAGTTGCCAGAGTCGGTATGGTAAACAATAACTCACCAGCAGGAGGGGATGGATACGTGCCGAGTGCATAAAGGCACCAAGCGTCGATGCATTTCTTGATGAATGCTTCCGGCGCGACATAATCCGCAAGGCGCATTGTACCGGAATATTCTGAAGTAATGATCCCTTCCTTCGCGCCCTGAATGGCCAGAAATACCATTATGTGTTCATATCCGGTCTGAGATGGAGTGATATTCATTATCTGGTCCTCTTGAGTTTCTCAATCGTGCGCTTATTCATGGCGATCACTCCTGGGTCGACCTTTGGGTTTATTGCCATGCCTTTGAAAGACACACATCGTTGAAGATATTTAGCCTTCTTCACGACGTCGGCTGCATAAGAATTGGATTTCTGGTTACGATTGAACCCAGCATTATAAGAGGAAAGGGATTTGCGGATGTTTTGGTTATGATATTCTAGCCAGAAATTCATTTCATCAAGGGCAGCATTGGCAGCATATTCTTGATTGACCAGTAATTTGATCGCCACGTTGGCGTAACACTTCTGTGTTTTGCATCCCTCCCGTTTCCCGACGGTTTGGACGCGATTTTGAAATGCCCCCATGTTAGCCGATTTCAGGTTATTCCGCATGGATACAACATCTTCTCCGGCGCGGCTTTCCCTCCATGATATCGCGGCGAGGGTGAAACCAAGGTCTTGTTGTTTGCCTATGTGATAGGCTGTGGCCATGGTTGAAAGTTGTTGATCAGAAAATTCGTAATCACATTGGGTGGTACTTTGGGAAGCGTGCACACTCCCGCTGGCAATGGTAAAGGTCACGGACAAGGCCATGGCCTTCAACGTTGTCATCGTCATGATGGCGTTCCTTATGTGTTTGTCGACTTGCAGCTCGATTGAGCCTCCTGACAGGGTTAAAAGATAAAGGGCACTTGATATTTAGTGCCCTTCACCTTATTCGTAGATCAGATGGTATGATTCCTCGATGCATTCCAACCAACCGTAGACAAATTCCATAGGATCGTCCCATGCTGATTTTGATGCCACTATGAAATCCCCTTGGAGGATTTGCATATCTGTGTACTTGTTGAAACCCAAGACGGCGTCAACAACGATCAACCCACCTTGCTCTAGGTAACGTTTTGGTGTCAATGCTACCTGATGATGTTTATTTCGCTGATTCCATAATTCCACAGCGATATCACAAGCAATCTGTATTTCATCTTTCTCTTCTGACATATGTTTGTCTCAAATATTCAGTAAAAGATTTACCCAACTTACGGAATAGTTTAATACGACCGATCACTTTGACGTAAACATCCCCGTGGCAGGGGCGTGGTTTACACCAGCATCCCAAGGTTTTTCCGTCTAATTCAAGGAGTTCATCTTCGGTGATATCCCCTTCAATCAGGCGCACATACAAGTCGTCTTCAAACAACTCAATACAGTTTCCCCGCCCGTGGTCTTTAACCTCGAACGGGTTCCCCCATTTGCCAGGACGACCAATGTAGATATCGTATGGTTCCTTCTTGAAGTGGACGACTTTCATTCCAGTTCTTCATTGTCAGAGATCCTTACCAGAAACGCCTGGTCTCTGTTTGCTTCAAGATCAACGAATCTTCGACTTCCGATAGCTTCAATTTTCCACCAATCGAAAGAACACCAATTCTTGATGATACATTTGATGGCTTTTTGCTGCATACTACAATGAGCGCGGCGATAGCGTTCCTTGTATTTCTTTGTCCAACCGTGGTTGTCCGCCTTGTGATCATAAATAAACATCAGGCGAATAGCTTTGTACAGGCGCTTTTCAGCGCCCTTAGATTTCTTCGATACCCTGATCATGATATGCATGCGTTAATCCTTCTTAATCACTTCGGTCATGCCATTACGCAGACCATAACGGATGTTGTGTTGGAAATACTCTTGGAATTCCTGCTCACGCTGACTGATGACAAACAGATTGTTCCCGCCAAATTTATGTTTCAACATCTCGACGGATTCTTGAACCCCTCGCTCACTCATGTTCTCGAGTATCTCGTCTAACACAAACAGGTTACATTGCACCGACGCCTTGAGGTTTGCAACATCTCGTAAAGCTAATGTCACAGCCAGGTTCAGGCGACTACGCTGACCAGTAGATAACGAGAAGATGCTTTGCCCTTTACGACCTGCAGCGCTCATGGTGATTTCAAATGTATCATCAACAGCAATATCCAAGAACATATTGAGTGCTTCAAGATACTCGTTTATTTTACTATTGAGGAAAGGCAAATACAGGCTGATAATTCGAGCCTTGGTCTGATCATCTTTTAGGAAGAACAGAAGATGGTTCAGGTCTTGCAATTTCTCATCCAACTCTACGCGCCGCGCATTCAGATCTTCCATTAATGCCGTGATGCGAGCGATCTCTTCTTCCAGGGCGTCAGTTGGTGTCGGCTTAACCGCCAATTTACGCTCTAAATCAGCAATGGATGCCTCCAGAGGGGCACGGCGTGATTTCAGGCTGGTGAGTTTATCAGCCGTGTCGTTGATACTCTTAGAGAGCTGCTCACGGGCTTGGCGAATAGAAGTTGTGATATCTTCATAACGGGTGTCTACGGCCTTGAGGACGTCGTTAATTTTGGACTGTTGTTCCCGCTGTAAAGATGTTTTCTCAACAGCAGCGACATCATAGAATCCTTGGATGTCGCGTTTTAAAGCTGCGATCGCTGATTCCGCTTCTCGGATTTCATTGCGCAAAGCATCCAGTTCTTTGTCAATAACCGAAATCTGAGAAGATAATTCTGAATCTCTGACATTGTAATTCTCAATCAGGGAATTCACTTCTTCTAGGGCTGTATCAACCTGAAGAATCTTGTCAGTCAGTTCACTGATTTGTGGATAATATTGACTTTCAATGCGTGATTTGGTATCGTCCGACACTAATTGCGTACACGTAGGGCAAGTGCCCATATCGTGGAAACGTTTGATGGCAGATTCATGTCCTTCCATTTCTGTTACGAATTTGATACGGAAGTTCTCACCCTGCTGACGCCGCGCTAATGCTTTGTTCAGTTCATCCAGGTTAGCATTCCGTTGGCTGACAAGATCATTTTTACGTTCCGCGATTACCGCCATTCTCTCCCGAATTTCTTGTAATGAACGTTCGCCATCAGACACCTCGATACGTTCATAGTCTTCAGCCTTGGTATCAGCCTCATCCTGAACCGCTTGAATTTTGGCAAAATACTCGTCATTGATGGAATCGATATCCACCTTCATTTCAGCGTTCAGGCGATTACGGACTTCTGATAATTCTGATTCCAATTTAGAGTCTTGAGCACGGAATTCCGTCAGTTCTTCTTGAGAAGCACCAATATCTGAATTCAAACTATTCAGACGTTCCTTCTCTTGGACAAGGATATCCGCAGATTGTTGCTGGATCATCGCATTGGAATTATTGATCTGTTCCAACCGCGCTTGCTGGCCTTTTAAATTTACATCATGAAAGGCGTAATCATTGGTGGCCGTCGTGAGTTCATTTGTTACTGTCTTGATAGATGCTTTTACATCTTCATTCATCAGACTGAAGAACCCCAAATCCCAGATTGTCTCTACCATAGCGCGACGGTCGGCAGTGTACATTTCCGTGAATGGGATGAACTTCTCTTTGCCTAGAACCAGGGAGTTCTCAAACATCTTCTGGTCTACGCCAATCAGGTTCACAATATATTTGTTCATGTCGGCTTTGGCCGCATCATTCACGACCTGCTTCCACTCACCGTCTACCATCTGATAGACTTCTACGAAATCAGGTTTGATACCACGACGGACTTTCCATTCACTTCCTCGAGTGGAGAACTCAACTTCACCCACGCATTCCTTTTTGTTTTGGGAATTGACTAATCCGGCTTTCTTTTCTTTCTTGCTATATGTGTCATTATACAGAACGAAGAACAGCAGCCAGACAAGCATGGTGGATTTACCAGCGCCATTGTCATCGGATGTAACCAAGGTTGCCGAATTGCGTTGGTAATCAATTTCCATGAATTCATTACCGATAGAACGAAAGTTCTTAGCGCGACCACGATGGAAAGTCAGTTTGTGAGTAATATCCCCACGGATTTCAAATGGTGCTTCAACAATAACAGGAGCGTCCGCTTCTTTCAACAGCGAACCAAATTTTGATAATAGATCTACGTTGCTCATTATTATGCATCCAATGTGTTCAGGCGTTGTTGGGCAGCATTATAGAATTGTTCTGCTAATTTGCAAACATTTTCAGGGCGCTGGATATTATTGGCGGCGCGGATATCTTTCTTCAAGACTTCCACCGCATCAGTAGCCACCATCTCTTCAGTGACTTCTACCTTCTCGGAAGCAACAGTAATCGTCCGATCGATGAAGTTGTAATCGATGCATTTACAGCGCTTCAATGCGTCACAGAACTTTTCATAATGCTTGGCATTGTCACGGTTCTGTACAATCACCTTAACGATTTGCCCTTCAATACCCAAACCATTGTTTAGCCAATCTGGGTCAATCCAGTTTCCTTCGGTGTCGGAAGACATTTGGGTGTAGTCGTATTCCACGAACCGGAACAACGTTTGTTGTTCGTTGTTGGGGATAAACAATTCCCCGCCATTCATGTCGTCTACATAGAATCCTCGGTTCGTCCCGTCTTTGTGGTCTTCCCAGGTAAGGTGATAAGGAGTCCCAATATACTGAATGTTACCTTCCATCGAACGGGTATGGAAATGTCCGGTATCCACGCGCTCGAATTTCGAAAGGAGCGCCAAGTCGATCTGACCTTTATCACATACAGAGGACTGGTACATTTTGAACCCTACCAACTCCAGATGCGCAAAACAGTACTTGGCGTCTGTATCTTGTATCGCTTTAATGGACGCATCATAGTTCTCTTTGTTAATCCACGGCAGTAGGAGGGTCTTGACACCTTCAATCATTACTTCAGTTGGTTCGCTGTAATAATGATAAACATCCGGTGCCAATTCATTAAGATAAGAAGGCCAGTTAATGCGATTAGACTCTTCTAACGTGATATCATGGTTGCCGACGATGCCATTCCATTTGATACCCGCCTTTCTCAGGGCTGGCGTTAATTCATCTTTCAACCAATCTTTATCGCGCCCATACATGAATTTGCGAACATCAAACGTATCACCAAATTGCCACACTTCTTTAATATCGGCGTCAACCAATTCTGGAATAAAATAATTGATGAGATAATTCTTTATGAATTCTCGAACGTAACGGGAACCATTACGGCTCCCGATATGTAAATCGCCTATTTTAGCAATCGCCATTATTTTGTTGCTCCCGTTCTAATGCTCGTTTCTTTGCTTCTTCCCAATCTGGTTCCATAGAACATATTTCGTCTTCCAGATTGAATTGAGTAGAGCCGAAGTCATAGTCTGAATTATCTTCGGCGTCGGCGGTAATGGTATTTTCACTCTTTGTGAGACATTGAAGTATACCGCGAGGAATTTTCTTATTCTTTTCCTCTTCTTTGATGGCGATTTGCTTTTGGCGTTCCTTTTCGCGCTGGGCTTCTTTTTTAGTTTCAAAATTTCCGATACGCTCACGAAAGTCCATTGTTATACCAGTGCTGTCTACGAATGTCTGTTGCTGGAAGTCTGGGTCATCTGATAATGCAGCGAAACCACCTGCTTCTTCAAATGAACGCAACTTGATATAATTGTGTTCTTCTTCACTGGTGAGTTTCTTGGCGAATGAACGGTCGGCACACATCGTTACCCAAGAGAAGAAATTGATTTTTCCTTTCTTGCCGATATGACTGACGTCAAATGTATGGAGGTAACGAAGGATGTTGACAACGGCCTCACTGACCATGTCTTCGCGGTATGGATAATCACGATAGTTGTAGCGCATACTCATGTTCTTAATAATCATCTGAACATTCATGGCCACATAATTGGGGATTCTTGGTAGGGGTGTTCCTTCGGCCAAAGCCTTTTTGCGAGCCGGAATCCAATCTCTCAATATTCCAACAACACGGTCATTATCTTCGTCTGTGAAATATTTGGTGACGTTATCACCCCTGTCCACATAATTCATAGCACACATTATACACCACCTTTAAAATTAATCCACTGAGGGTCTTGTGAAGGTATCCAACCGGAACGGAATTTGCCGACCATAGTTTCAATAGTCTTTATGCTAATTCCATATTTTCTTGACAAGTCGCATTGCCTTGCGCCAGCAATCCATTCCAAACGTATTTCTTCTGCATCCAACCAATGTTTAGAAGTCCCCAATTTCTTGCTTATTGGAACTTCCCATGGAGGAGTTCCATAATGGTGATGTAATTCTCCATATTTTCCAAACATGCCATTTTTGGAACCTGAACGATCTGCGCCATAGGCAGGATGGTCTTTCCCTGTAATACCTTTCATGGCTCCTTGTTTGCCATACATAGGATTGTTTTTGCCAGCGCGGAGGTGCCCATTGCCAAACAAATACTGTTGATTCCCCTTTCTACCTAATTGAGTCCACGGTTTAGTTCCAGCAGTTTGATAATGTTTGTTTAGTAGCATGGGGTTGCCGTAAAAGGACTCTATCAATTGTTGTTCTTTCCAAAACGCTTCTTCAGGTTGGTTGGGGAATATTTCTATACCCACTACCTGAAAATAATCATTTCCTTTTGATTTCATCAAATCTTTTACATATTTTGATGAAGTGAAATATGTTTCCATGAGCTGCTTTGGATCAGACTCTTCACCAATCTTGGAACCAAAATACAAATGACCATCCTTACTTTCCAAACAGTAAACGAATGGAATACCCATTGCATAATCCTCAAATACCAATGAATTCATTGAAAGAACCAACAACCTTTCTGACCAGAAAACGATTATTTTCAAGAACCATCGAGCTATTTTCTTTGGCTCTGACGCTCCACTGATCTGCGATTTCGTTGCCGATATTCCCCGCATGACCTTTCACCCATTTTAATTCAAGTTCACAAATTGAACAAACTTTGTCATAATAATTGAACAATTCGAGTAGGAGTTCTGTGTTCTTAGGCGGCATCCCTTCATATTCCCATTTTCTACGCCACTCCAAAACACTATTGATAACATATTGGCTATCGGATATAATACGGGCTGAGGGAATACAGCGTTCCCCACAATTAGAGAATTTCCATAGAATCTTCAAGGCGTTTATAACCCCAAGCAACTCAGCGATATTATTCGTTGACGGTGGGGGTAAATACCCATAAAACACTTTCCATTGCTCTCCAGTGATTGGACTGATAGCAAATGCCCAACCTGCGGCTTGTGTCTTCTGCGGGGAAGATGCCCCGTCAGTGTATATTTCAATCATGTATAAGTATCCCAAACTGGTTTTATCGATGAGGAACGAATCATGTCAGAACGCGCATATCGTTTCAGTCTGACCGCCCCAGAAATTGAGCGTTTGCTCTTGTCTATAAATGATTCCATACAAAAGCTGGACATCATTTATGACTACACGGCGGGGGGGACTGAAGGTCAAGTCGCAGCTGCGTCAGCTGTCAAAAACATGTGGCTAAAACTCAATGAGATGGTCACAGGTGAAGGTCTTAAAGACGCAATCAACGCAGCTGACGACAGCAACGTATTCACCGATTATTATAAGTCTATTTTAGATCGCGAAACCTGGAAATTTATTGGTTCTCCAGCTGATTTATTAGCACGTGATGATATAGACACTTCTAATTTTGAAGGCGGTGAAGTTATCCTTCTACAAAAGAATGCTGCTGGAAATCCGGAATTCCAATACTGGAAGAGAACTCCAGTAGCGGGGGGAGATCCAACATTTGGTTGGGCGTCAGTATATGAGGGCAATTCCAACGACTCTGCTATTGATATCCCTGTTGTCGGAACCAGCATACTGAAAACAATCCCAAAAGCATTGTTCCATATGATAGAATTCCGAGTACATGCTCATGAATCCACGTTAGGCCATTGGCAGGATACTGATGGTAAAGTCGGATACCGTGGTGAAGATTTGATATACAGCCTGTACAACCACGTTCAGACTAAACCAATAGCAAATATATCTTTCAGCCAAGATGTGGATAATATGATCATCACGATAACGACACTTGAACCAAATATCAAGTGCCATTTATCGTTTATTGCAGGTTATTAAACTTCAAATACTGCATCGGTGAACCAGGTTGGGAAGAACTCTGGGTTGCGCATCATAAGAGATTCAAAGGAAGAATCGATTATGTATGTTGCAGCCCAGTCATCCACACCCCTGACCGAACGTCCGCACATCTGAACAATGCGCAATACTGCGTTGCGGAAATACGCAGACGGATCCACTGAATTGATATGTGCGATCAATGGATCACCCAAATAATCGTAAGGAACTTTGATCAGTATTTGGAATCGGCTGTAATCACCTTTGAAGTCATATCCTTCTTCCATGGCCGGACTGGCAATAACACAAGGTGTTTTTGTCCTGAAGGCATTTTCCATAATATCCATCAACGCCTTTCGAGTGCGTGGCACATGGATAAAGTTCTGGTATTTGCTGAATTTTTGTATTGCTAATGCGCGATCATAGCTCACTGTATGTATGATGCCAGATTGCCCTGGATGGAATGCGATTATTTCATCAATGTATTCCGTCAGCCTTTTCATTTCATAATCGCCCATGTTGTTGGTCATCTTAACGATGGGCATATAGTTGACTTTCCGATTTTCAATTGGGATTGGATTTCCAATCTGTATTGAATGATAATCCCCCTGGCGGATACCCAAGGAACGGGCATATGAATCGATTCCGCAGATTGTTGCCGACATATGAACATGGTAATCGGCTTTCCTGAACAATCCAAATTCACTTACATCAGAAGGCATGACGGGTTTAAACCGAATAAAGTCATCTCCCTTTTCCTGTACGATAAAGGTGCTGGCCTTTGTCTGAGACATAATACCACAATAATCACTCAGATTGTGTAGTACATCGATAATGTCGGCGAGTTTCATCACCTGGCTTTCACTCAGGCGGTCATCTTCAACCAATTCTTCAAGAACTTCCAACAAAGACTCCACTTTAAGATGGAGGTCTTCAAACATCGAATGCATTTCACCGGACAAGGAATACAACTTGCCCAAGACATAGTCCTTGGTGCGTTCTACGATATCGGCAATGATAGAGACTATCTCCTTCCCTTCGGGGATAGTTCGCAGCCCATCCACAGCCTTTGTATTGTATTCCATTATCGTGTGCTCTAGGAGCGTAGAGGGCATCTTATGACACTCGTCTAAGATCAGCATATCGGAACGGTTTTCAGGCTTCATGCAGATGGTTGTACACATTTCGATCATCATGGCAGCATTAGTACAACGCAATGATGAAATATCCGTCCACAAATTACGCGCCTGTACATAAGGACAGCGGCGTTTGCTACAATGCCCGTCACGGCATGCTATACGGCATTGGACAGCATTGTAATACACATCTGGATGTACGTGGCAACGATAGTTCTTCTTGCCTTTTAGGATGTCTATCGCCACCGCCTTTTCAGCAGCATACTGATCTTGCAGACCTTTGGTCGGGGTGCTGATAGAAGTGCGAAATTGCCCATAAGGATCAGCCTGTAAAACTAGATGGCGAATCACTTTATGAATGGTAGTGCCAATCAAAGATTTACCGACACCTGTCGGAGCTTCAATGATGACATGTTTAACCTTTTTGTTGACCAAGGCATCAACGGCTTCGACGATACATTCCATCTGGCCTTGGTTCGCCTTGTCATATGGAAATTCGTTTTTGGCAAGGCTTTGTATTTCTTCTATAGGAACCTTACGGCCTATGGCGTCAATTGCCTTTCGGTATTGATTAAATGCTGTCACGTTGTTCCTCCTTTGGGTTCTGTTATAGTTTACCCGAATTCCAACAACGAAAAAGCCGAGGCATTAACCTCGGCTTTCTCTTTTAGCCTAACACGCTGTGCTAGGCACGACCGCTCTGGATGTGATTACTGGCCGTTGGCAGCAGCTTTCAGACCTTCGCCGACTTTGAATTTAACAACATTTTTCGCTTCGATCTGAATCGCTTGCCCGTTCAGCGGGTTGCGGCCAGTGCGCGCTTCCTGATGTTTAACTTCAAACGCGCCGAAGCCGACGAATTGGACAGATTGGCCAGCTGCGACTGCAGTTTTTACGCCGTTGATAAAGGATGCCACGATCTTCTCTGCTTCGCCTTTGGTCATACCCTGAGTCTGGGCGATGTGAGCGATAAAATCAGTACGGTTCATTCGGATTACTCCAGTTAGTTGTTTACAATGTTTCACTACAAGAGGACTACAGCTTACCTAACAAATATTATTGAATAAAGCGTTTATTTGCCGATATTCAGCATTTTACCTGAGCCGGATCCGTCAACGATCAGAGTACATTTTCCACTGTTGGCGCATGATTGTAATACCATGTTATATTCATGTTGAAGATATTCAGGCGTCAGCGAGGTGGTCAGTTTCTGGTTCGCTTGGGCTTCTTGCTCGCGAATTTCAACGTTCTTTCTTGCCGTATCCAATCGTTTGTCCGCCATAACATTATCACGGATAGACTGCTCAATGGAAGGATCCGTCAGTGCCTTTTTGACCAACACGCGTGTGATTGTGAACATGCCAGGCGCTGCAGTCTCTAATTGTTGCTGAGTGCGGTCTTTAATCATCTTTTCTAACTCAGCCCGTTGGGTGTGAATTGTCATAGAATCCAAAGAGGAAACGGCGTCCATCGTTGAGGATGCTGCGGCGGTTTTAACCAGGTTGAATCCCACCGCTATCGTGCCGTCACCGAGTTCAGCGCTCTGACCTGCAAATTTGGTATGGAACCAAGGAACCTTCGCGACGTTCGGTGTGTAATAAACGTCCACATCCAGATCTTCCAAGGTCAGGTTGTCTTTGGCCTTTGGCGTCATTTTCGTCAGACTCACAACGGCTTCTTTGGTCGTGTAAACATCCACGCTTGAAACAAAGCTGGTGTAGATCCCCGCTGTTACAGGGTTCATGTCTACTTCACCCCATTGGGTGCGAACGCCGACATTACCTTCATCGATAACGCCACCACAACCAGAAAGTAGACTTGCAGCCAGAACCATAATTGCACCAAACACCAATTTCTTGAACATCAATGTACCCCTTCAAAAATGTAGATATATGCACCCAATGTGAGTGCGGTTATTGTAACCGAAGAAATCAGCAGCAGGAAAGTTACCCTCACCCGTTTGCGCCAACGTTTACTTCGGTAGATTTTAGTCTCTTTCAAGTATTTGAAAAAGAAAAATAAAATGAATGTTGAAATTACGAATATGAACAGGTAACGAATTAATCCGATCATTTTACACCTGCGTTTTCCACAATCGCTTGATAAATGTGACGTTCAATAGTTCCATCACAAAAACCTGGCCGAAATAAACCAGCTATCGCATCCAAACACTTCTGAGTCGGTTGAACCGGAATCATAATGTGTTCTTTGTCTTCGACAGGTGTGGGTAAACAAATAACCTGACCAACCGTGATATGGCCTGGGTTTTGGATATTGTTGAATCTGGCTAATTTGATATACTGTTGGGCATCACCATATAATTTTAGAGCGATGCTGGACAGAGTATCCCCAGGCTTTACAATATATTTTGAAATCATATTTCCCACCCTGTGCTACGCAGATGATCAAAATAATCGTTGAGTTCGTCAATATCTTCGATATCAACCCAACGATCATCCAGACCCATATCATTTAGATCTTCTTCAGTCAGATCATGTTGGTATATTTGAACGCCGGAAGCATTACAATAATCCGGCTTGATGTTATTGTTATACTGAAACAGGTCGTAATCAGCCAGAGTATTCTTCAGGCGCTGCGCTTCTTCAAATGTTGGAACCTCAACATGAAAAGCGATCCCAGGAACCTGGGGAATATGCCAAACGCGAAATTTAAGTTCAAACGGTTTATTCGACATGGGGTTCTCCCTGAGCCAGTATAGTTTTCATCTGTTCACGCGTGATAATTGTTTCAACAAGATTCTCATCGATCATCATTTCGTTTAACAGTTCACAACCCAGCACGTGTGGTCGCGCCATATACGGCATAGCGTTGAGTTTTTCTTCTATGTCAAGAACGCGCTTGACAGTCAGACCCATAGAAGAAAAGGGAACAGGATAAAAGAATGAAATAATCTGGTTATCCATCCCGTTTGAAAATCTCACTAATAATACATCACACCATACGCCGGACATATCACACCTCCAGACGATTGCAATGGGAAAGAGCGTTGTCGATTTGCTCTCGAGACAAATATTCCAGAGGATTGCGAGAATACGCATCTAACAACAGCAGCTGAAGAACAGCACGATTACGAGTCCCGCTCTCCATCATGATCCCATTCATATGTGGAGAACGAGCTGTCCATGATACATATTCTCCCAAATCTTCATTCGCAGTCAGGCTAATTCGGAACCGATTACACAATCTATCGATAAGAGCATAATCATTGGTAAACGTCCCTTCGGTTGCCCAACTCGTTTTCTTTACCTGAAGAGCTTCACCAAGAACGCGAAATTCTAATGTCACGGTATATGTTTCATTATCGAAATGGGCAACTCTTTGAGTTTCGTTCCTTAAAGTTCGATTCATATTGTATGCGAAGAAACGGGCGTCAATCTCTCTGGCGGTCATGGAATTAAAATCGATCGGCCAAGAACGAGCGCGCATAATTGCGCCTTCCGGTAATACGATCAATCCCTTTTCACGATGGATGTAACAAAGTCGTTTGATCGCTGGATCTGGATGTTCGACACAATAAACAGAAATACCTGTTGGAAGGATGGCGTGGGCAATAGCACCAGTTGTATCAAAATACAGATTTCCCTGATCTGCACCGATGATGATACGACTCTTCTTATTCATAATATAGATCTCTCAAATAAAAGGCGGTTTAATAATAACCGCCCTAATGTTATTGAATTATTTTATATCACCAACATACATGTTCAGGGTTTCATCCCATTCTAAACGAACGCGGATGGTTCCGGAATCGTTAGGGAAAGACAACTTACCACACATATGTTTGTTGGCATACGTTCCGCTCTTGTTTACGGGATAATCGTTCCCTTCACTAATAGCAAATCGTTTAAAATTGCGACTCACCATCATATTGATGTTAGGCCATGGTAGTTGTTCACGCAGAGTTTTACACAGGATGATCTTCCCGTTGCATCTGAATGACACAAATAAATCATTTGGAGAAGAATAACGTTGTTCTTGCGGGCACAACTGTCGTATTGAAATGAATTCAGACTCATCATTATTTTCTACCGGAGTCTTCATAGATTCTTCTTTTCTCTTTTCAACATATTGTTCGAAAGCCTTTTGACCCACAGGTGGGAGCGGATTATTGGTGACAGGCATAACGGCTGGTTTTATTTCCGGCTTCTCCGCGGATGATGTGCGAGCGACCCGAAGTTTTTCCTGAGCCTCTAAAATTCTTTCTTGGCGGGTTTTGGCTTTCGTTTCAACCTTAGAGCTGAAATCGCAGACCGTAACCCAATCACCCTGATCATTGCGCTTGGCAACCAGGGTCAATTTATAGATGATGCCCTGCAGCTTGCTTTCGCGCATAGTATCTGCGAACCAGAAAGCACAACCCTGCTCAAACTTCTCAGCGAAGATGACGCGCCCGTCTTCGTGAATCAGAATGACCTTTGCTTTGTTGGGCGCGAACATCTTATTCTTTTCAACAATCGACTCGGCGATCTTTTTAGTAATAATCATCACGAAGTATTTCCTTTCAGTTCAATGGAAGTTAAATTTTAACCTGAAAATTATCTTTGATTTCCAACGAAATTAGTCGCTATTTCCCGACACATAGTCAGATCTTTGATCGTCTGTTTGCTATTATCGGCAGCGGACTCCATCATTGGCAAATCTAAAGCATTCTCTATTTGATCCACGCTGTAGAGATCAAGGCGTTTCAACTCACCTTCATAATCTGATAAAAGGATGGATGTATCTTTATCATCAGGGTGAAATTGTTGATAAGTAGACAACCAGGCCGCACAGATATTCAATTTGCTGGCCGGAGTTGCCACAACTTGGAATGATGCCAACATAGAAAAGAATAACAAGAATATTATGTTTCTCATCTTTCGTTCTCCTTCATCATATTGTCGCAGTCAATCCGTGTTTGCTTGAGTTCGCGCGAAAGCCTTGGGTCGTCTAGATTGACAGACAAATTAGTAGAAAGATCTTTCAATCCGTTCTGAACACGATCCTCGTAGTAATAATCGTTTTCTACGAGCCATGCTCTCAATCCAAGGGCACGTGTCCGCCATTCCTTTTTCAAACGTCGATCTGATTCTTGGTCGGCACTATATTCAAACACCTTGATGCATTGGTTGCCATCATTGATCAGATCCAGATGTCGACGCCCGATTTGCACACCCTTCTGTAATGCCGGAGAGGGGAGAGAACGGCATTGCCTTACAGTCATACGGCCTTGTGTACCCATACGGCCAGTCATGATGAGATCGCCAGCCTCCATGCCTCCTCGGTTAAATTCATCGTCATTCAGGTAGCCTTTCAAGTTGTAGGCTCCCTGTTTGTAACGGTTGAACTCAATCCCAGCATTAACAACAGCAGTGGAGACGTTACCCGTGTTCCAAAGTTCAGCAAAGTTCTCTATGGAACCAGTTTTGTCTATAGCAACAGCTTGGGAGAACCCAGCACAGTAGGAAAGATCAGACCACAGTTTTTCACCTGTGGAGTTCAGCTTGGCGGTGGCAGGAAGTGCCAGACCAGCCAGCACAACCCCGATGATTAAACGTTTCATGGTGATTCTCCTTATTTCATTGGATAAAATGATAGGGCTGTCACCATGTTGAGTAAAGGGTTTCAATAAACTATCGTATTCAGAAACGGGTATCGCTGACCGTTCTGTATCGCACACCCTGAAACTGTTTAGCGAGTTTAACAAATTCCATCGCTGGCAAATCAACTTTGTAGACCTTCATGCGCTGTTTGCCGTCCATGTTCAACGCAGCGACAAATCGGTGAGACCCGTCAACAACGTAATTGTCAGAAGACACCCAAACTCGACCCATGGGCTTCTTGTTTCTGATCTGCTTCATAATCTTCCAGACCTTCATTTTATTGATTTCGTTCTGGGTAAGACGAAGCATTTTGATAGGCACTTGCGCAGCATCTATAGACACGCCGTTGTCTTCAAGATATTTGTGAAAATCTTCTTGTTTGTCGGCATCGATTTGCGGCATAGAAGAACGAGAAAGCCCGAGGTTCCCAACAGGAATCCTCAGGCCATTTATGATATTCATCCAGTCAATAAAGGATGTAAGGAACATGACACACCTCGGGATATAGGGTTATCCCTTAGTTAGTTCATTCGGACTTAAACAGCAATTCGCGAACAGAAGTCCCAACGATATTCTGGGCGTTCAACAAACGAGTTAAATCATCCATGTCATATGCTGAATCGGTGAAATGGCGCAAAATAATCGCCAACATCCCCTCCAGCGCTCTCCGATTGTTATTCTCTTCAATGTCAAACTTAATTTCAACAAATCGAGATAGCATTCTGGATTGAGCATGAGTTTCGTTGGTTTTGCTCTGTATAATATCTTTGATTTCCGAACGAGCAATACTTCTTTGATCTGTCATGATATAGTTCCTTCATTTCAAATGGGCGGGGCAAAGATACCCCGCCGTGGGTTTATAGAGTAACAAGTGATACGGTAAAAACCATCGTCCCATCTGTTGCCATTTTTCTTGAAACTGGGAAGACGCGAGGCTGGCAGAATATCCATTCTTTCTCCATGGACGCCAAGTCCAGCATATCCATTTCTGATTCATCGTCTTTGTTCACAAATTTTTCTAGAGAACCAAAGACATTAAGCCCCTCTGGGAGTCCGTTTCGATGTTTGTAACAAATGCGAGCAACAGCTCTGGTTCCATACGATTTAGAAAATTTTTTGGCCACATGCTTCAATTCACTGAAGCTAAGACAAGAATCCCATGTCTGGAACATGTCGCCTCGTTCAAACATCATCTCTAAACGCACAACGTCCTCTTTAGGCAACCCACGATAAAGTGTGGTCATCTGCGGTTCGCGTAATTCTTGCACCAGATCACGGACGACAGGAGAAACAGTGCCAGGGCGCATAATATGGGACTTATCATGGACGAGGTAAAATAAATCTTGAATTTGTTGATCGGTCATGGTATAGTTCCTACATTTCAAATCGGCGGGATAATCATACCCCGCCATAATTTATAGAATTAATTGATATGCTTCAGAAGAGCGAAAAGAATATTCGCCTTGGCTTTAACCTTACCGACGACACCCGTTTCGGCATCAACCTCTTCAGCAACCCATACTTTTCCTTTCTTGCTAATGATAACATCTCGGCGCGAAGCATAGACTTCCTTGGTCATGTACACACGGCGGAATCCTTTAGCGCGGAGCAAGCCCCAATTGCGGTCTATTTCTACTGCCGTTTCTACTTTCTTGTTTGACATCATGCCACGATCTCCACGACTTCTTTCCCTGTGTCTAAATGGACACCCACAAAATATGTTGGGTTGGTTTTCAGACCACGCCCATTGATTGACACATATTCGCCGTCTATTTTGTTGTTCTTTACTTCTGTAACAGACTTAACGCCGTATGACAAAATCAGTTCGTGTAGTTCTTTAGCAGCGGCGTTACCTTCTTTGTATAACCGCATATAAACTTCAATGTGACCTGGTAGTTTCATTTTGTATCTCCTTTCTAGCCAACCCCACGTTAGCCAGTTATTGAATAATAGGATATTCGTTAGAAGAAGTAAACCCCTAAAAGTAAAAATCCCCAACAAACCGTTGGGGACTTCTGCTATTTGCGGAGGGCAACTACCAATTCAGCCAATTCGCCGAGCGTGGGATCATCTCCATGTTTACCCACCCACTCGTCACTAATTTCTACATCGTACTCTTCTTCGATTTCCATGACCAGCTCAATCATGTCAAGATCGTCACCACCGAGGTCATTCTTAACCCGTAACGGCGCTAAAGCATCGATATTATCATCAATGTTATCAAACTTGTCCTTGTGATCCCCGTTGCGCCAAGTTTCCATGTTCAGGTTGTCACAAGCGTACTGAGCCAGAACACGCATTACTTCAACATAAGTTGGTTTGTTTGACATAAGCATATCTCAAAATGAAGGCGGGTTTCCCCGCCAGTTGAATTTAGATTTTGACTTCTTTTTCAGCCAGTTCGGCAGTGACGGTGTATTTCACCCCATCAACTTCCACATCCATAGTGGATTCTTCCAAATCCAGGTCGGTAAACCAACCATGGCCTGCAACAATCCCATAAACTACCTTGGACAGCGTTTTGTTCAGAGAGCGAACTTCGTTGATAGCTGCTTTTGCTGCATCACCAATCCAACTTTCGATCAGCTTTTTCTGAGTCTCTTCCGGTACGCTGGTGATCATCGGCGATTTAACAAACGCATTGTATTCAGCCAGGGCATTAGCGATCAGCTGATCAGCGACATTGAGTTTTTTACCGTCCGTCTGTTTTTTGATAACAGACGCGATGCTTGGCAGTGAAGATGCGCCTTTGATTTTCACATTCAATTCACGACTCATATAGACATCGGTTGATTCTACAGAAGAAGTCTTCGGTGAAAATCCATAGTCGCGAATGCCGTTTGCTGACAGGAAATCAGCCGCTTCTTTGCCATATTTTGAAGCCAGACCAGTAGCGTTGCCTTTACCAACCAGTTCATCACGGTAGAATTTCAAAACTTTCTGTTTTGCCTTCAATGCTTCACGGCGCACATTGTCTGCAAAGAATTCAGCAGCACTGATATTCTTTGTCATGGCGCGGTTAACCATTGGGACACTTTCCAGATTTACAATGAAGACTTCCGGCCCACCAAACACATGAACACCCATGGCAGTCAAATCCTGTGCCACCTTAGCCCGAACAATCGGAGAATCTGCAGTGATAGGCATTGTTTTCAGGTTGATGATACCATCCTTGACAATGGTGTAATTGCGATAACGCCAGGTTCCCAGCTCTTCAGGAAGTTCATATTTCTTCTGTACAAACTCAGGCACAACAACCGTTCCGTGTTGAACTGTCTGCACACTGATGTTAGGACGTTCTGAATTATAGACCAAATTGCTGATCGGGACAATCCCTTTATCATCTGCTGGATTGAATTCCGGCGTCCAATCTTCGTGCTCGGCCAGTTTGAGCGCCAGGGCTTTACGCTCTTCTTTAGAAGTCGCATTCGCAATCTCTTCGGCCAACTTGTCTTCGGTGTCGTCAACTTTTTGTATAGTACCGCGCCCAATGCTCTTGTAAGAGAATAGCGGATGCTTGGTGACGATAGAGACATCTGCTTCAGCCAAATACGTCAGAACATCAACAATGGTGGTGGCGTCTTCAGCCGGAACCATATTATAATCGATGCCATCAACTCCTCGCAGAGATTCGTCTACGATAGCCTGAGTCAGATCGACTTTGATGTTGGAGTAATCCTGCTTGGTGAAACAGTTGCTGTATTGTTTGATGAAGCGGACGTCACCCGTTTTCTTCAGCGCAGCCCAAACCAAATCTGCGTCCATGGTATACACGCCGTAAAATGCCAGCACGTATGCCGCTTGGATGTCTGCCAGATTATCCAGCTGGTCGATCATGTTGGGGTTTACAACCCACAGCTGAGAAACGCTTTCAGGGATGCTGACGTGGCCAATAGGGTGCTCTTCATCAGGATGCACAGCTAAAACAGTCGCCACGCCATTTTCAACATAAATGGCATGGGTATAAACCAGAGGAACATCGACTACAACTTTCGGTGAAGAAGTTTTCAGCACGTTTTCCAATTCGGTCTGATATTCATTCTGTCCTTCGGCGAATACGTGGGTCGCACCAGAACGTTCTGCCATTAGCCCCAGCAGTTCGCGATTACAATACCAACCGTATTCGATGAAGGTAATGTTATCAAACGCTTTGGGCAGTACTTCAGCGGCATCCAGGATTTCATTAGAACGCCAGCAGTTGTCATACCCGTCGGTCATGAATGCCAGGTTGTTAACATAACCAGGTTTATTCAGGCTAATGGCAGTTTCCGCAGCCAGTTTCAGAGGTTCTACAAATCCCGTACAACCGGACGGTTGCAGGAAGCGGTCAATCAGTTTATTGATTTCACTGAGATCGGTCGCGCTATTGATCTGACGGCCAGCGAATACCGTACCGAAATCACCACGGGATGAAAAGTAAAGAATGCTGACGGTATCTTCTGGTTTAACCAGAGACGGGAGATTTTCCTTCAGATGCTTGCGAACTTCAGGAAGTGAACGGTACATGGAACCGGAGATGTCCACAACGATTACATGGTTAGACGGCGCGACGGTTGCTACCGCATTTTTAAATGTTAATGATTCAATCATCGTTATTACCTTCTTTGGTGGTTTGAGCGGCTTCACCTTCCGGCTTTGCCAACATGTGTTCTATGAATTCACGATTGGTTTCAATTTGTTGGATTAAAACTTCGCTCGGTTTAAACTGGGAGTCTAGAGAATCAACTCCGGAACGAATGAATGGCTTGGACAAAGAAATTCCCCCGCGTTTTCAGTTGGGCCATTATACCTTGGCTTGTTAATTGAAACGCCCAGCATTTTGCCGGACGTTATTGATTTTGAAAGACTTTTGAAAATCACAAGTATGACACCACGATGGCTCTATACAGCGCCCCCACGGAATCACCAGGTTGGGCTTTCGGATCTAACAAGAATTTCTTAACACGATCACAAGCTGCTTGGCGTTTGTCTTCTGACAGGTCACACCACGGATAATCCCCTGAAGCAGCATTACACGTTTTCGCCAAACGCAAAACAAGTTCAGAATTTAGTTCTTCAGAAGTCATGAACGAGCGAAGATACGCTTCCACCAAAGATCTTGCTTCACCATTACGTCGTTCGTTATAACGTTCGTTATCGGTGCGAACAAATTCAACTCGAAATCCCCGACTTGGATCCTTGGGATGACGAAACACGACAGATTGTCCTTTACCCTTAAGGAATTCAGAACCACCCATCTCATGTATCGCTTCCCTTTCTGACACATATTCATCAATGTTGATCTTAGCATCTTTGACGGACGCATCGATGATCTGCTTTTCTACCATCGCGCGATATGCTTCCAGTTCCCACAGCTGGGAGAAGGTCTTTTCATAGGCCAGTTTCTTACCCAACTCTTCATCAAAGTTGGCTGGGTCGATAGAAGTTGAACTATTCTTACCCCACACAACGAACCCATTGTCCATCTTGAAATGGCATGTAATGACGCGGTGACCACCAACTTCACGGTCTTCATAAATCACTTCAGCAATATGTGACTTCAGAAGTTCTGGTGTGAGTTTAATCCCTTCACGATTACCCATTATTCACTCCCACTTTCACCAAACGATCCAGTAATTGGTAAATCTTGCGGGGACAACGCCTTAAATCTTCATCCGACAGATATAGCACTTCGGTCTGAATATCTTTAAAAGTTGAAAGGTTATTCAACTCAGATTCGACGACGGTTTTCAATTGCGTATATGCTTCATCGCAATAATTTCGGCGGTTGCAGTCGGTCATTACCTGAGATAACTTTTCAAAAGATTTTTGTATTTCCTTTGACATCGTTTGACACCTCTAGTTGGTTACACACGGATATTACTTTACGGCACGTGTCGATATCGAATAAACCGATATGGCAGTCGCGTTTCTTCATCCCCAACTTATACGCCAGCCAACTGTAAGCGTCACTCCTGCTCCTCTGCCCACTTTTCCAGATAGGGTCAAACGACCTATGAGCTTCCTGCTTAGCAGCACGGAGAGCGGCATTCGCCATCCTTCCCATCGGGGTCTTTCCATCACCATGTTTATGGCAACCGACTCGTGCGTCACATGGAGTGCACACCCAGAACTTCAGATTGCGGAGTTCAGGGCGGTGGGGGTATACAACATCACCCCCGACGTATTTGGCAGGAAGGCCGCAGTAATCACAGATGACAGGTTTCATATTCTTTGTCCAAAAGAAACCCCGCACAAGGCGGGGTTGCTCAGGCCGGAGCCGACAGATTATTTCAGGAGTTTTTCCAGTTCTTCAACAGAGAGACCTTCCAGTTCCTGCTGTTTCTTACGCTGGATCAGTTCCATGATCGCCTGGTTATTCGCTTTACGTTCGGCGGCGGTTGCGCTTTCGTCACGTTCTTTCAGTTTAACACCGATGATCGCTTTCACGATATCGAAACGCAGTTGTAACTGAGAGTCGACTGCGCTTTTCACGCCGATGAAATCTTCTTCATCGCTGGCGGCTTCCTTCACCTGACGGCTGAGGTCTTTCGCCAGTTCGTTTAGGGCATTCAGGTTCAGATCCCAAACCTGCTCAACAGACAGCAGACCTTTGTTAGAGTTGAAACGCAGTTTTAAACGGGTTGCTTGATCAAACATTTCATTGTTCCTTATTACGAATTTGTGGTCAAATCAATTAGAAAATGACTTTTACAGTACGGTTAAACGCGCCGGACACTTTGACGAACACGTGGTTGCGTTGCGTCGTCGAGAATCCCAGACCGGACAGTTGGTTTTCATTCGGCTGGACTTTCATTTTACTACCCAACATTTCAAAAACCTTACGATGTTTATCCAGTTCCGGCTTCAGATATTCGTTGTAGAAACCACGAGTACCTTCAGGATTAGCACAGCCTTCAAGAATGAAGAACACGTGCTTGTTGCCTGTCTGCTCGCCATCCCAATGGTTTGGTGAGTTCAGGACCAGCTGTACTTTCTGGAAGGTCGCAGTCTTGATACCCCAAACTTCTTTAGACTTATCAACATTAGCCAGTTCGGACTTAATGCCAACAACTTGTTTGTCTTTAACAGTCAAGATGACTGCGGTGATACGTCCCTGATCTTTCAGGCCAGGATGGCTGAAACGATGCGTTGCGCCTTTGTATTCTACTTCGACTTCAAACCCTTCGTCGATTTTTTCACGTTGATTGTAGTTGTGGATTTCGAAACGGTATTCACCATCGCGCAGCTTGCTTTCATCTGTAAAGATGATATTTTCCACCGGAGCGCGGTTTGGATCAATACCATCCATACCGTTCATATCGATATCCAGATGGGCACCTGTCATAGAGCGGCGATCGCGGAAGTAAACGTGCTCCATGTTGTTGAACATATGCAGATCGAGGTCGTCGTTATTGTGCCACGCCAAGGAAACGCGCAGATACCCGTCAACTTTACCGCCAGCAGCCTTTACACGTTCTTTAATGGAATCGGTCACTTCACCGTTGTAAGACCAGGAGAACCCGTTGTTCCACTTGAACAGGTTAGGCGCATCTGGGTTCGCCGGAGCAACCAGGGACATCAGGTTGCTAGTATGAGAATTCTCTACAAGCACTTCCATTGAATGCGCTTTTGGCAGAACATTGCTCAGGAAATCATCAACGCTGATCTCTTCAACTTTTTCCAGGGACTTGGTCGGAGTTTTCACTTCGGCGGCCAGCTGTGCAAACGGATCCATCGCTTTCTGAGCAGCCAGATCTGCGAACAGAACGTTGTTGATTGTCAGATCATCGTAAACCGCATAACGACGCGCCAGTGAGTCTTCCAAACCCAGAGCAATAACTTCTTTCTGAGCGTTTTCGATCATGGATTTTGAAACCAGCGCTGTCGGACGTTTGTAGTTCGCCGGAGCAACTTTGGATTCAAACGATTTAACAGCCTTTTCCAGTTCCACGCCTTCACTGATATCTGTCAGCAGAGTGCCGATAACTGTGTTGCGGATGCCGTGTGGAACATGATTGTTTGAACGGTATCCAGTATGCCATGCCCAAAGAGAACGGGCTGATTCGGGGACTTGTTCATATGCCTTTTTGGTTTCAACAAATCCCTTCACTGCTGCTTTGTGTTCTGCGCCGCGATACAGAGAATTCTGGTCAATCAGTTCCAGAACGATTTCAGCTGATTCCAGAGTAATTTCACGCAGACCGCGTTCAAACAATTCAATAGCCTGGCGGATTTCACCTTTTTTCGAAGCGATTGCGTCCGGACGCAGAACATAGCTACCAAGTAATTGGGTATGGAAATGATTGTAAGTACGGATTTTGCCATCTTCACCAGATTCGTGATTGTGAGACAGGCCGACTTTAGCAGAATCGTTAAAATAAACATCGACGATTGCGTGTTGTTTGACATACGCGGAAAGAGCCGCAGCCACCACGTCATATTCATTGCCCAGATCAATGTTGTCCCAGATAGAAATTACGTTCAGCTCTGAATCGATGGTGACAACACCGCCGATGTTACGGATGAATTGTTTACAGCAGGTGCAATCGTGTTCAGTACGTTCGCGGTACAGCGGGTTAGTACCAGCAGGGAAAGATGCCAGATACAGATCCCAAAGAGCATCTTTATCGATATTGGTCATGAACAGACCAGTTGCGGACATCGCCAGCACGTTGTTATTAACTGCCGTTGCGAAGGGTTTGAATTCTGCCATGGTATAGTCTTCCTGTTTCAGTTCAAAGTGAGCGCCCTTATCGGGGCGCGTCGTTAAAGTGAGGTCAATATACGCTGAAAAGATTTATTGAAAAGTTTAAACGGGAATCATGTTTACTCGAATACTTCTGAACCGTTTCCCGTCATAACTGGTGTAACCAACAACCGTAACTGATCTTGTTCCCTTTGGATAACCCTTTGGAGTACTCACAACGCGCACAGGGCGCTTGCTTTCTTTATCGTATTTCGAAATCAATTTCAAAAGATGTTTATCGATCTGGCTTAAACTATCACCATACACGGTATATTGATATTGCTCGCAATTACCCAACAAAATGATAAATTTATAAATTTTGTCGACCAAAGATCGACATTTTGGATCATCATAATGATGCCGACAGACTTGACATTCATATTTCCCAGTATTCATGTTGAACAATTTTGTCGCCCGACTTGAACACGCTGGGCATACTTTCCATGAACGATGATGTTTTACGGGTTTCATTTTTTCATCTTCTCTAACAGATTAATAGAACGAACGGGAGTCTTCTGTAATGGCTGATTAACTTCACCACCATTATACCCCACCTTTCCTCGAGGTTTCTCCCCGCGCATCACCGCCTCAACGCAGCGGGTATATTTCTGAAGTTCACAGAACATGTTCTCCAACTGCATAACATTCATGCAACGGTCTTCCGGTTCTTCTGCCGACCAAAATTCATTACGTTTATACCCGTACTGAGCGAACAATTGATCTTGATGATCACGAACCCAGAATATGCATTCTTCATGCGTCATGCCGTCCTTGTCCAAAAATAACAGATCGATACCAGCACGGCAACCTGGACCAGCGATAGTGAAGTGGTTTTCACTGAATGGATATTCATCGATGTATGTAAAATCAACCCAAATCTGGTATGCCAAGAATGGTCCAAGCCCCTCAATGTCGTCATACATCGCCTGGTAAACAGAGTCGGGACGGCTAAATTCCCTGAGGCGATCAAAGTAATGAGGGTGTTTGTTGACGAATGCCTTCAAAGAGCGGATGACTCGCATCGGCATGTATGGTTCCCAGCCTTCTATTTTGTATTCACCAGGATTATCTTCGGCCAGCTTCTTGGCAACCTTGTAATCCATTTCATCTATAACACCGCCAACCCGATGGACTTTTACCTTCATGCCGCCAAAGCGTTGCTCCTTGTGGTTGACAACTAGTTCAGGGAAAGCCAGGCATTGTTTCAGACCGCCTGTATTAAACGCATTGGTGAAAACTTTGCCACCTTTAGATTCGAATTCCTGAAGAACATCTCGACACCATTCAAGATTTATGTTTCCGAATTCTTCGATCGTCCATGGACCACCCAAAGCCTGTATAGGTTCCCACATGTTGTACATGCGGAACAATACACAGTTGAACATTTTGTCAGATAGCGTGAGATCCTGATCGAGGATGATATTATTGATCAAATTTCGAGACTGCCTATCGTGCTCTCTCCGCACGTTACAAAACTTGACTTGGCGTAATACCGGATTATCCGTCCATGGCGCTGGAAGGCATTGCACGTCCTTCTTGACATGTATCGCATAACGATCCCTCATCCATTCATATGCCAGCTGGCGGTGGAATGAACTTAACATAGGATGGGCTGATTTGATTTTGGTTTCACGGACACCGCAATATGGGATGTCATGTGGTTTATCTTTCATGGTATCCTCTCTAGAATACAAAAACAGAGGCCATTATAGCCTCTGTTGTTTAGTGAATAACGGATTATATTAATCGAAGCGAGAGAGGTGTGTCACAGTGTTTTGAACAGGTGCGCACGCGTATACACGAACATTAGCACCCCACACCCCACACAGCTTAGGCATATTGGTATCGTTAATGATATACGCTGGCACATAACTTTCAATTTGGCCGTTAACATCTACGGGTCGAGAAGATTTTTCAACTGCCATAGAAAGAATTACTTCCAACGTTTTTGGAGATACCAACGCCACGCCGTTCATATCATCAACAAATACCTGACCTTCTTCAATTGCCATGCTGGCAACGATGTCATTGATCTGACGGGAAGGGGTATTCGTCAGCATATCAGAGAAATCAGGCTCTTTGAACACAGCCATGTTTTTCAGGAATTTTCCTTTCGGATATTCTTTGCCATTCCACATCACAGTCTCATTCACTTTGATGCATGCCTGAGGGAATTCACCTTCAACGCGTAACTGGCCATCTGGGAAACCGCGTGAATAATAATATTCCAGTGCCGGACCGACTTCATCTTCTGAGCGAATAAATTTGCTCATGTTAGAGGCAAACACACGTTGTAAACATTCATCACCATTAAAACCAGCGATATGGGCCACGCCGTCATTAACAGTTGTGATATCACCCTGAGCGTCCATGATGGCTTTCAGGATTTTATCCATATCAACATCATCGGTGTCTTCTTTTGGAGTTGCCACCAGCTCAAGTTTGATGTCATGATCGAAATAAGCCGCTTCCAGTAATTCGCGGGTCTCTTCCAGAACCAGTTTGGCCTGATTGCGAATTTTACCGAAGTCAGGGGCTGTAATATCTCCAGCCGCATTACCAAAAGCCAAATTCAATCTCACGTTTTTATTAAATGTAGTTGTCATAATATAGCGACTCCAGTTATTCGCTTTTTGCCCGACTTGGGCGAATAGTGTATTTTGGAACCAATTTCCACTCAGAAACTTGGTCATGTTTTACAACTTTGATCCGAGACATGTCAGCCACTTCGGTTATTTGTTCCGGATGCAAGATCTTAACCATATTCCATTGCTCCAGAAGCCGTATAATCCGATTCATACGCAGGACATCTTCACGCGTAAAGCCGTTGTAGTGCCCATCTAGCATGAACAAATGCTTGAAATGCACGATGTGATATCTGCCAAATTTATGCAGGATATGGCACGTTTGATACAAGGTGTTAGGCTCTTGACGAGTGTTAACCCCTATCCGACTCAGCGTTTCCTTGATACCCAGGAAAATCCCTGGTTTGTCTTGGTTCAATTGAACTTCAACCATACAGTCAACAATGCTGGCCTCATCGTTGACAGCTGAAAGTTTTAAGATGTCCAGCGTATTACGCGCCATGACTCATACCCCTTTAACAATTATTTGAATTACTTAGCCTTGCGCGGTTTGGCTTTTTCGTTGCTGTTGGAACGTTCGACCTTCGCCTTGATTTCAGCCAGGACTTCTTTCGGCAGGAATCGAACATATTCTGAAGCCTTTTCAGGACTGATGTAATAATACTCAGAAATCAATTTCACATCAGGATCCATAGCTCCCTTCTTAGACCACTTGTCATAGCGACGTTTTGCCGGAATGCTATGAAACGCCAGGTTCCATTGCATCCAAGGAGTAATGGCATGGAAGCGGTTCATTTGTTCAGCAACCACAAGCGTGTCTTTACTCTGAGCAAGGCCGCGCCGAGTCATGAAAGGATCAAATGCCTTTCTGATTTCGGGGTCTTCGGTCATCAACAGATTCTCTTTGGTGCTATTCAACGCACCGAGGTAATCGAACAGTGACGGAGCGGCCATAATATTACTTCCATTTGATGTTGAGCATGACGTTAGTCAAGAAGTAAACGCCGTGTAACCAGACGTCGCCGACGGAACGATGTTCAATCTGAGACTGACCACAGACACATACCAGATCAGGGATTGACTCGTTTTGAATCAAAGGAGTCTTTTCCTTGTTCTGGGGAACGCAGAAATGGAAGAAACGGGAATAAAAATCTTCAGTGATGTAGTTTTGGTTGTCGGTCACCCACTGCTTCATCCCAGCCCAATCATTGGTTTTCAGGAAATCAACCAACGCTTGGAATTCCCCTGCTTTAACCTGTGCCAGAGCGCGTTCATCGATTTTACCAAACGTGGTGGCATTATCCTGAAGAGTTCCCATAATTTTGCGATTATCTGGGAAATATGCTTTCACAATGGAAGCAATTACACCAGCTTCATACGGAATGCCTTCCTCTGTCAGGATAGTTGCGCAACGACGCATGAATTGGAGTTTAACTTCATCTGCTTCCTTTTCGGACCAGATAAAATCAATTTCACGACAGCGGGAACGCAGAGGTTCGTTAACGCGCTGTTTCGCATTAGTCGTCAGGATGAAGGAGCAGTTTTTGGAGACTTTCTCTACGATGCCTTTCAGGGATTCCTGCGCCGCCATGGAAAGTCGCTCAACTTCATCGAGGATAACGACTTTGCGGCCACCGAAAACACTGACGCCAGTTGCGTATTGAATAACACGGTCACGGATGACATCAATGCTGTTATCCAGTGACGCATTGATCATCAACGGTTTGATACAACCGATTTCGTTGCACACAGCCAGAGCAGAAGTAGTCTTGCCCGTGCCAGGCTGAGGGGAATAGAACAGCATTGAGGGGATGTTTCCATTGCCTGATGTAACATAGCCATGGATTTTTGCACGGACGTCTGAAGGGAGGACGATCTCATCCAGATTGTCAGGGCGATATTTGTTTTCCCACGCGTATTGATCTGTGACGATAGTGATGTTAGACATTGCAGCCTCTTTAGATAAAACGTTTCAAAGGGCGGGGAAACCCCCGCCACCGATAATAAAGCGCCGAATCGTTATTGATTAATCCAGCTGCATGCCGACGTAATAGTTGATGGTGCCATCTGCGGATTGGAAGTTAACCAGTTGCATTTCGGCACAGGCGCGGATCACGTAGTTGCCTTCGATCATTTTCAGGTTGACCACATCAACAGGCATAGCAAAATCACCCAGAGTTGTTTCACCCAACTCAACAGTGTAATCGTTGGAATTATCGATAGTAGTGGTCGTGCCCACCAGACGAGTTTTACCGCCGCTGGCAACCAGACGTACAGTTTTGTGACCCAGAGTAGAACAGGCGCGAGTCAGCTCTTTCATTTTTTCAGGAGTGACCGTTGCTTCAAATTCTACAGACGGAAGATCGATGCTGTCTGCCGGAACGACAGTCAGTTCTTTAGCGGAACGCCAGAATTGCAGTTGGGAGTTTTCACCTTTCAGCAAAATGTGGTCTTCCGACATTTCAATTTTACCGCCTTTAAAACTCGGCAGACGCTGGATTGCCAGCAATTTGGTCAGATCCAGAATCGGGAATTCGAACGGGAAGTCTTCGTCAATGTCGGCAATAGCGATAACTGTACTGGAATCGTTAACAGTGCGCAACTTTTTACCAGGTGCCAGAACGATAGATGGGCAGATGGTTTCAAAGTTAGCCAGCAGTTGTAAAGTGCGTTCGGAGAGAGTGATCTCTTGCATTAGTTGTATCCTCAAAATATAGTGGGGTTCAAGTCATATTTGACGCAAATTAGTATCGCGTGTTTGTAGTTATAGAACAAGTGATAAATTGCCCTACGCGCGATAAATAAATGCCTGACGGCATTTATAATATTCTGTTTTAATAAAACCTTTCTTTATCAGTCTACTCGCTTCGCTCGTGATAATACTCGTTGCTCGCAAAGCTCACAACTCGTATATTACGCACGGATTGTTCAACAAGAAAGCGATTTTTATTCAACAATTAAAATATTTTATTTGGTCTAAACAGAGCATGACATTATTATGTAGTCAAGTTTGCTAACACGTGAGAAATAATATATGAAGCAATTTGTTGGTTTATACGCAGTAGGGGAAGACCAAGAAGCAATTCTTTCCATATCAGAACAACGTTCGTCATTAAAAGGCGTTTATTTACAAAGCCTTTTCTGTACATCGGGGTTTATTGTGACACCGATGTTGGTGATACCATTACTCCCAAATAACAAAGGTCTGTATGTTGGCATTATTCAACAAGGCCAGGCGCGGGAAGTGAAAGTTGTTCCATTGCTGGCATCTAATGAAGAATTGTTTTCTCAGATTCTTGAGCCGAAAGTGCTACAACAATGTATTGGCACGATCGACTGTTTATTTGGTTCCAACAAAGAAGGCGAGGCAACCCCCGCCTATGTGAACCAAGATCTTTGAAATGGTTAGAGCGCCACTTTTTTCATTTTAACAGGGTGGCGCTCCATAAGATAAAATTTATATCTCTCATGAGAATGCCTGAGAGCATGGTTGTAGGAACCGTTGTAACGCAGGTTGTCTACCAGGTCCCAGATTCGCGCAACATCCTTAGAGGAATGCTGACGCATCAAACGCCCCAATGTCTGTATAACACGGATATAAGATTTGCTGGGATGGGCCAATATCAGATGATGGAGTTTTTTGATAGATACGCCCTGTTGCATAGTACCGTATGAAGCCAACAGTGTTATATCTTCACCTTCTTCCATAGCAGCCTGAATCTGTTTACGAACTTCTGTCTTGACTTCCCCGTTGATGACGAATACGTTTTTCTTGACTGCCGATAGCATTTCATAAACCAACATCATGTGTGCATCGATACGTTCGAACATTACTGCGACGTTCCCTTTCAAAGATAGAGCCATTCGGGCTATCAATTCATTGCGGCGTTCATTAGCAATGAGGAATTCTATTTCCTTTTGATACTCAGCACCGTGCATTTCAATACAGTCTGCCATAGGATGTATGACTTCAATCATATTAACATTGATGTCCGCCGCATATCCTAGATCGATTAAATCGCGCGCTGTAATAATTTTATGATATGCGCCAAAGTGAGCAACGACTTGTAACCCTGCGACCTTTGTATTCGCCAGGGTTCCGGTTACTCCCAAACGTTGATCAGCGTTAATACAGTTGTTCAAGATGTAAGACAATTTATCTGATTTTGATGTATGTACTTCGTCGACGACGATATCTCCAAATTGATGGAACCACTCTTTGGGTTGGTTCTGGATACCTTGCCAAGTTGAAATAACTATGGGTTTGAAAATCTCTTTCGTTGCCCCTTCGTATATTGTCTGGACGTTCATCAATGGCTTCCATTCTGTCCCGTGGCTATATTCTTCGAAGTTGTCATACAACTGAGTCACCAGATGAATGGATGGTACAACGATTAACGTCCTCAGATTACTTTCGAGAGCATCTCTGCGTTGCCTGTAGTAACGCGCCATGATGTACAAAATAAAGGATTTGCCAGCACTCGTGGCGGCTTCGAGGACACATCTGCTTTGGCGTATTGCTGTGGAAACAGAATCAAATTGATAATCGCGGACAATCGCTTTTTGATATTGTTTGTTTTCGTCTCGGTACACCGCATTCAATGTATCGATGAACGCATGAATTTCTTCATCCGGAATATCTTGAATATATTTTAAGGCTGGATCTAATTTGATGGTGTAACCGTTCATCTTACAGAATTTGAACACCTCAAATAACAGGCCGATGTCGATAAGCCCAGAACTCTTTGTGAACAGCCGCACTACGCCGTCCCATTTACTGAACGGATTCGGTTGGAAATTAGGATCTTCAAATTTGAAGTAATCGTTGAGTTCTTCACGGATATAATCCTCGGCGAGGATCCGCATTCTAACTTCGTTCACTTTGACTATTTGGATCTCAGACATCACTAATTTCCCCCAATATTATGGAGTATTTAGCGATCCGCCCAGATTCCTTTCTGTTCTTTATCCATTTTATGATACAGACGGACACGGTCAAACATTTTAGAAATAACGTCTTTGCGATCGAATTCGATTATGGTGGGAACAAGGGCATTTTCGTTGGATATAATATTGATTAAACGCTCTATCTTGACGTTAAACATTTGTTGAAACATGACTGAGTATAGACACAATTGAATACTATAATCTTCTATCATGCTTCGAGTTTTTAGGGTGTTAGATGTTTTGAAATCGATTATGCTTGGAATTCCTTCGTAAACCCCGATAAGGTCAACACGACCAGCAAGACCCAGGACTTCGCTATATAATGGAATCTCTTGTGCATATATCTTGCTCATTTTGTTAAGGTAGGGGAAAACCTGTTTGAACATAAACACGTATTCCCCTGCAGCTTCCAGAACTTCCTTCATTGGTCTGTTTTTGAGATACAACTCACAAGCCAAATGAAGTTTTTCCCCACGGTCTGCGCAACGATGTGTTTCTATATCAGCAGCTTCATGCCCCAACTTGTCCCGCCAGGCTTCTAACCATGTGTGGTCACCAGTACGCCCTAACATGGTCGTCACTGAAGTTAGTTTGACTCCAGTGGGAGAAACATAGTGACGACCATTTTCGGTAGTTACGCAAGTCAGTTCCTTAAACGGCAAGGAATATTGCTGAAATGTATGATGACGATTTTCAAAGTCATTAAGTTTGCGCAAAGCCTGTAGAGAAACCATTACATCCCATCCAAATATTTTCGCCAATCAATAGCATTCTTCACTTCATATCCGAGTTTGTTCAAACGATCTAAGCAACTTTCGATGAACTTGACTTTGGCTTTCTGCTCTTGAAGCATGCTAGACAATTCGATATAATCATCATCTGCTTTTACCCATACGTCTATATCAGATTTCAGGGGTCGAACTTTTAATGGGCGTTCAACATAAACGTTGGGCGGCAATTCCCCTGCATAAAATCGGCGTAAATAGAGATCTATTTGGCGGAATTTGCCAGTTAGATACTCCAGATATCTTCCTTCACGAATATAATGGCGTTGCACAGTCATCCACGAACGACCAATTTTCAATGACATTTGGTCTAAGTTCATGTCTTCAGGATTTACCGAAATAAGAGGTTCCAATTCTGCCATTATATCTTCGGTTTTCATCGTTTCAAGTTTTGTTTCGCTCATGATTTATTCCCTGCTGTTTCAACTCTCTGTATTATAACTTATTGTTTATCAATTTCGCGGGTGACGCGAGTCGGAGTCAGTTTCAAATATTTGAACGTGACAGTCGTGACCAGTTGGGGAACTGCAGCATCCACATCCACCAATACGTTATCCAAAGCTGTGGGACGGGCTTCTTCCAACAACAATTGTAGACCAACAGGGCGATTCATGTTATCAAGAAGGTCGATGGTGATGTCACGGCTAACAGCTAAATCAGATCCAGCATTGGACGCAATCCAATTGTAAATCTGTTCCCAGTTGTACCAACTCTCATCGATAACGAACGTAAATACGATGGGGTCATACGTGAGACGTTCTGAAGGTATGGAGTTGAGCACATCGCCAGGGGATGGACCCTCGATACCTTCAGAATACACTCCAGGAATACTGAAGTCATGTATTGAACGAGTAAGCAATATCAGGTCTCCGATAGTTAAGCGCCATTTATCGGAAGCCGCGAAATTAGGATTTTCGTTTTTGAATTGTACACCTGTCATGTTAGCACCTTTGCTGTGGAGAACGTTTTAGTGTTCCTGACACGCGGATTCAGAAAATGGATCATGACGATGATAATGGTGCTTGCACTCACAAGTTGCCGTATCTTTGTCACGTCCGTCATTTCTGTAACCGACCTCTGGGATCCTGAAATCAGAACCATACCTGTTAACATCTCAGCCGACATTGATAAATGCAATAAAAATATTCTGAATCAAGTAGTATCTGATTTTCAGAACTTCCAGACTCTTCAAGCTGTTGGTTGTTTTGATGATAACAACCAGTCACTGAGACCATACTGGAAAACCACGATTCCCCTATTGAGGAAAGGTGACGAAGGAAAGATCCCATATCTATCCGCAAGTATTTATTACTCTCAGAATAATAGCATCATAGCGACTTTCAACCCTTCTTTCTTTGACAAACTCAGAAGGAATACTCAAGCAAGGGACGTAGAAATCACCAGAGACGTTGCAATATCATTTCAGATAGTTAATAACACCAAATCTCCGATCCGAATTGCCACTCAGGGTGTTTTCGTTAATGGATCTGCTGTGGGTAATGAAATGAACATCTATGAAATAAGACCAGGCGGTAAAGTATGGATTCGAATGAGTGATGTTGGGGTGAACTCCCTGGTGATGGAAGGTATCGAACCAGTGGGAGTTCTCCCCGCTAGACATTGATTATTTCAGGGACTCTTTTAATTCTGGAGTCCCTATTTTATCAATAACGCCTCCAGCACAGAGATCTTTGGCCCATTCTCCAAGAACATTCGCAAAAGAGAAGTTTAGACATTCTTTGATCATACTTTCAATATGAGCAAGTTCTGCAGCTATCCCATCGGTGATATCATTTATAACTCCATTGACGGCGGTTATTGCCTCATTGATATGTCCTGTTACTTCAGCAGCCAATTGCTGTAGTTTTGCCATCCCTTCTGAGGCACCTTCCATAATCATGTCATACAATTCCGATATCTTGTTAGTCACAGTCTGGAGAGCGCCTTCCATAGCGTTTAACCATTGGCGGCCTAGATCCTGAACAACACCGAATGCTTTGTTGATCAGGTCACAATTGTTTGGTTCCCGTGATATACTTTTCAAACCTGATTTATATGAAACGGAAGTACCGATGCGAGAATACGCGTCATTGATACTTTGGTCGCCATATGTGTTCAGTGTCGTTATCCCCGTGTTGGCGGTGCTATACATGGTGGTGGCTGCTGTGAGTTTTTCTGGTGTTAGTCCACCAGCAACCATAGCCGCCTGCATCTCCGGAGTCGCGTTGGTAGTTATCAATGGTATATTGGTACTACCACTGGTGATTAAATCCTGTGAGGGACCGGAGAGGGACGGAAGCGGGTTGCTAAATGCATTACCAGAGGAAAGGACATCGTAGATTTGTGCGTTCATAAAATACCCCCAATTTTGGGGGTATTTATAATCACGGAAGATGATAGATAAAATTCTCGCAGAACTTTTTGGTGTATTTCTTTAGAAATATAAATTTAGGTTCGCGTGGTGTATCTTTCAGATCATTTAGTGTGACATAACTGATTCGCGCCAGAAAATAAATGGTAAAAGCGACACAAAGAATCAAAATTAATTGCAGCATAGCTAACTCCATATGGGTGTGAAGGCAAACATATTTATAACAATCGTTTGGTTTTGGGTTTGCCCATGAGAGTGATATTGACATTGACACCTGCTTTTTTCATGCGGGTAATCATGTCTTGCGTCCCAGTAGACGAACCATCCCATAATGCAATTCCAAAGACCTCAAGACATTTTTGTTTGGCCAGGGTCATAGCTTTGTCTAACATATCTTTGTTACGTTGGTTTCCTGCGCCTTTCCCATATATCGTGTGATAATTCTTAGGGATCTCCATTGGTGTAACATGGACATAATTGATTTCACACCAATCACGAGATATCAAGTCCACACCAACCGCTTCACCTTCTATAAAAGTTTCGATCTCGTGGGGATCTAACAGTTCATCCAGTTTGGCGAAGATTTTATCCCGCTCAGTTATAGAACGGGAACCCGTTATAAGAACGATATACTTCTTCATAGAACTCACAGCGCCCCAAGATTGCCGATTACATACAGGCTGCACAAGGGAGTCCCTGATGAACGAGGTTCTATGCTCATTCCCGAGAGGCGGATCAGTTCCAGCAAACCGTCGGTGGTCTGATACGCACGAGTCGAACCGTTTGGACGATATAGCTCCAACTCGGTTCGCCCTTCCTTTAATGCGTTACGGATGCGAGTGAACACGCTGTGGCCTTGATATTTTTGACGTAGAATATCTAAACGGGTGATGAGATTTCGACTGCGGCTGCGACTGCGACGTCCCGTTGACGAAACAACTAATTTCATTTCTGGTGTTTTACAAGCCATGTTATAGTCCTCTATTTGTAGGGGTTGGGTATGATTTTAACATACCCGTTCAAATGGTTTAGAACAAATTACAGATCTTGGCACTGATCGCAATATTCGTCGTATGTGAATGTCTCATCACACAGGCCGTCACGCATCATATCGGCCTTGGCTTCGCCAAACATTTTCAGGGTGATAACGTTGCCGTCTAAATCTTTACGAAGTTCGTTCGGCTTGGTTTCTATGAAGTCGAACACCACAAAGAACCCTTCGGTGACATATTTGATGGTTTTGTTGCTCAGCTTACGGATGCCACCATTCTTTTTGAAGATAGAGGTGCGGAGGTTTTCGAATTCAGCCAGATTGTCATCGTGATTCTTGATGGCGTTCAGCATTGCGTCAAGGTCGATTTCAGGACGAAGCATTTTGACCTGATCTTCGCGGTCATAAGAAGTGAAAGATTCTATGTTGGTGATGCCCAGAGCGTTTTTAACAAACGCGTCAAATTTGGTGAAATTGTTGAATGCCCAGACGGAGATTTTTACGGTTGTCATGATGTAGTTCCTTCATTTCAGAGTCAGTGTTGTGCTGCTTATGGAATGAAGTATACGGGGTTTATTGAAGAAGTAAACCCCGTTTATTGAATAAATTTTAAATTTATTTGAAGCGATCAGGAAGAGTGTCGTGAACCTCAGCGCTCAGCACCAGGAACTTGCCGTCTTTAGTAGGGAAGCAGTAGTCTTTCTTGATGTGGCGCATGTGTTCAGCCGTAGCCGCTACACAGTCGTTAGTCACGTCGGTCTTCTCACCTACCCACATACTGGTTTTGGTATTCAATGTACCTTGGAAGATAGTGCCCGTCAACGGGCTTGCTCCAATCTTTTTGATTCTCATAATTTCTCCCAAGTCCATGTTTGCGCCTTGGCTTTTCCGACTACTGGAACGTTACGGTGCATGTTTCTGAAGCTGCCTGTCTGATAAAAACAGATCCTGATGCGTTCATTTTCGGTATGCTGTGCCCAAACATGATGACCGTCTGGGTATGGGTCGTGACCAGCGCTACCTCCTTGTAGAGCTGTTTTGGTAACGACATAATGCCCTTGCATGTAACCGAAGAATCCCTCAGGGGTGATATAACCAGAGTCCGTTTGCCAATCTCCCTTGCAATTAGAATACAAGAAATGCTTAGGCACCTGAGTTTCAATGGTCATTTCTTCTGTGAGAACGAACACATCGCCGACTTGAAGCAGTGGTAAATTGCTCATATATTAATCTCTCACATGTTGCTGATTTTAAATAAAGTCGGAACATAGCACGGGTGTTGTTCACAGGACATGAAGGTATCAAAACGGGAACCTTTAACCAAGCCAGGCAGTTCGCCTTTCTTCAGGAGATCACGCACTAACTCTTGCGTGTCATACCAACTTTTTGCTGGATTGGATTGGGCTTCTGAAACTCGGATTTTCAACTCCCCAGTCGAATAATATTTACCGCTTTCCTTCATATAATAAAGGTTGACGGTCAGATATTGAGGAGAATCTATTTCTTCCCAACCGTTATCAACCAAGTCTTGGCGGTCATTGTCGTGACTTTGATAATCAATGTCACCGCTGGCCAATTTATAGCATTTGAAAATGCGAAAACCTTCGATAGGTGTATCGATGTCGCTACGAAAAAACTGGGAACGTCCTGGACTAATAAAGATATAATTTTGTTTAGACATGATGTAGTTCTCACTTCAAAGTGTTATGTTGTGACAGTTGTCTTCTTGCGTCGCTATTTCCCAACGAATGATTGTGCCATCTATTTGGGGTATGTCGCGATTCAAATTACTTCCTGGGAGATAAAGGTCTGGATTCAGATAATATCTCGTTTCACCGTCTTCAAATATTTTTTGAGCCGTGAAAACTCCAAATAGTTCTTATCCAGATATATCTTACGGATTAGAGTCGGCATCATCCCACCCCCATTCGTCTTCCCAAGCCTGACGTGGAGTTTTTCCAGATTCATAATCTTCACGCCAAGCATCTGCATCAGCGGCAGAACCATGTTGAGAACGGGCAACGCGCTCTAATTCGGTATGCCATTCTGCAAAGTTGGAGTTTTCATTGTTAAGAGTTTCTTTTGCCATGAGTTGTATTCCTATTGTGAAAGTTGGGTAATGATGGTTCATTACCCATTTATTGAAAACATTAACAATTATCTTTAGACTCGTCTTCACAATTTGGGTGATAAAACGTTCCCAGTTTAGTATGGATGACGTCCATGTGAGCATTGATTCTATCGATGATATCGTCCTGCTCTCCTTGTATGTTAAGGATAGCACCAACAAGACCTGGATTGTGTGTTGATTTTTCTTCAGAATCAGATTCGGGAAATTCACCATCTAATTGTCGACGAATATTGATCACATTAGTGAGGATGTCAAAAAGACGTTCTTTTTGGGTGCGGGAATTAATGAGGATTTGTGACACGGATTGTTCAGAGGTAATATTTCGGGTTGTCATGACTGATACTCCTGTTGTAAGAAAGTTATATCGTACAACAGGAATTGTTATTGAACTATTCGCGTATTAAATCGTTACGATAAACAATCACGTATTTTGAGAAACATATTTCAGATATGCGTATTTGTAACCTTCCTCGGTGAGTACACACAGATGTGTATCTCGACCTTTTGGTACGTTTTTAACATCAACTCGTTTACAAAACCCCAGGGAGGCCAATTCGGCTTCTCCAGATTTAGCAGGTATTTCCCCAGCTTCACGAGGTCCAAACCAGAAAAGAACGAATAGAGTATCGACTGCACCGCCAGATAATTGATGAGACATTTTAACCTCCTTTGATAAATGAGGCTTTATTATCTTACATATCCCTATAAAGAAAAACCCCGCCGAAGCGGGGTTTGTTATCAAAACCTGTCGCTTAGAACAGAGATTTGATCAGACCTTTGCGGAAATACGGGTTGCTGTCTTGAGCAATACCGTCAGCAGTCACGTAAACCTGCGGGTCTTGGTTAGCCGGAATCTGTACGAACGGGTTAGCACAGATGCCGTAACGGGTTTTGAACGCCATACGCGGAGCGAAGGTGGTTTCACCCTGGGTGCGGTACATTTCCAGCGGCACATACGGCGCGAAGAAGATACCGGCATCCAGCGCAGTTGCGCCTTTGTATGCCAGGGTGATATATTCTGCTACAGCATACGGGTCAACATAGACGCGCATACCGTTGGACAGAACACCAGCGAAGGTCTGGCCAGTCGGGTCAACAGCCAGTTTAGTGTTTTCCTGCAGAACCGGAGCATAGTCCAGCATGCCAGACATCGCCAGAGCGGATGCCACGTTCGGAGAACACAGAACACGGTTGCCTTTACCACGACGGGTGTCAACACCGATACCGTTCGCTTCAACTTCCAGCATGAAAGTCAGGAACTTCCATTTTTCCAGCGCCCAACGACCGGAGATGTCCTGCGCGATATCAACAACACCGTTGGTACCGAATTTTTTGAAGCGAACAGCACTGAAGTTCATGGTACGGATGAATTCACGGTTCATTTCCGCCTGAATTTCAGTTACCATCACGTCAGACAGGATATTATCCACGTCTTCGCCGTGAATTGCCATCATATCCTGACGCAGTTCATGGCTGTAATCAGCGTACAGGCCGCGAGACTTGGCAGTAACGGTCGCTTTCTGAACGGTGATACCAACACGCGCCCACGGATTGGTGGTAGTACCCAGCAGTTCCGCGTCGGTTGACGGCATACCTTTACCGATAGTGGTCACGACAGAGCCGGAACCTTCGATCTCAGCCTGACTAAAGCCTGACGGGTCGCCAGCCTGTACAGTACCATCACCGGAATAGCCGGAATCGGCTTCCTGCATGAACAGTTCTTTACGAGACTGTGCGGTGTTGGAACTGTCACCAACACCCTGGCGAGCGCGCAGTGCAAAGATCTGACCGTCAGGACCAGACAGCGGCTGAACACCGAAGAAGTCCATCGCGATGTTGATCGGCGCCAGACGTTTTGCCATGTCGATCAGAACTGGCTGCCATTTACCGACAGTGCTGTTCACAGAACCAGGTGCGTCAGATTCGCCCAGGTTTTTTGCGTTCCATTCAGCCTGGTTCTGCATCAGACGGATGGTTACGTTTTCGGCAGACAGAGGTTGAATAGCTTCAGATTCTTTTTGGAGAACTGGCAGCCACTGTTTGCGCATTTCTTCGGTTACAAGTTTCTTAGTCATGATGCTCGTTCCTTACATTGATATTCAGTTAAGTTGAAATTACTTAGTAGTTCAAAATCAAGCCCCCTTTCGAGGGCTGTGGCTGCTAAAATTAGCCGTTCAGCAAAGCACTGATCTGGCGACGGACGGCTTCGTTGACTTCTTTGCCAACTTCGTCTTTGTCATCATCGTCATCGTCATCATCGTCGGCTTCACCTTCTTTCTTCGGTTTTTTACCTTCTTTGATGTCTTTTTCAGACTTGTCGCCATCCGGCTTGCCTTTTTCATTGTCTTTGCCGACTTTATCAGAGAAGTCATCTTTGCCTTCTACCAGGTTACGGAAGGTGCGCACACGGGATTCAAATTCAGACTCGGTCTGGAATTCAATACCTTCCAGCAGGTTGACAACAGTGTCTTTCTTGGTGTCAACCATACCTTCACAAATACGATCAATGACATCATTGCGCTGGCGTTTGGTTTCACTTTCTTTGAGCTGAGCCAATTCAGTATTGGCAATGCTGGCGCGTTGCTCTGCTTCAGCCAGGCGGTTGGTGAGAGCTGCAATCTGACCGTCTGGGTCAGTGGCGAAACTAACACCTGCTTCTTTCAGAACATTAGAGAAACCAGTGAGGAAGCGTTCAGCAGCTTCGGTTTTGATCTGAGCGTCAATAGCCGGAGCATTTTTGTTAGCCCATTCTTCAACAACCGCGTTGAGGAACGAATCAACTTTTTCCGCCAACTGAAGAGTGAAATTTTCTTTAAGGTCTGCGACTTCTTTCTGGTGGGCTTCTACCAGAGTCAGGCGCTCAACGTTACCAGCCGCTTCAGTTTCTTGAATAGCTTGCAGACGGGCGGCTTCAACTTTAGATTCCAGCAGACCAGATACTTTGTCCAAGAAATCGGTGCTGAGGCCATTAACGCCTTCAAACAGTTTTTGCAATTCAGGTTTCATGATAGTTTCCTTCTGAACGATTTTTCAGTATTTAGTGAGCTGAATTTCAGCCCAGATGATTCAATGCTGCATCAAGGCGGCGCAGGAAGTCGTCTTCTACTTGAATATTGGCTTTCACCAACTGATCAACAACGTTTCCTTTAACATCCCGAGGCATCCAAATACCAGAAGCCTCATCAAGCTGCCATTCAACAGATTCACTCACAGCCTTAACATAACAAACTTGTCCAGAAGGACGGTCGACTGCATCAACAGCGGTGAGCATAAAGCCAGGTTGAACGTCGTCATAACCGTTTACTGACTTGGTCTCACCCAGACCACGTGTAGACACGGCCAGATTGAAGTCTGCTTCGGCCAATGCACGTATGATTTGGCCTTTTGGTGTATTTAAAATTCGCGCCCGACCGATGGCATTGGTGCCTTCCCAGCGAAGGGATTCGGTTTTGAGCGCTGCTTCCACCAGATTAGGGAAAGGATAGTCAGGATGTGTGACTTCACCGATTGCGCGACGATCTTGGATATACTCTTTGTCATATGCTTCGACAGCAGGGATACCCACTTTCTGTAGATCATAGTTACGCCCGTTCCGGTTTACTTGGTTACACATCACAAACGGACCTTCGATGAACATGGCCTTCCCACCAGTTGAGGTCGTATCCTCACCGATTTGAAGATCCTTCCCTATCGCTGTGATCTCACGCAACAGTTTCATCATAAACTCCTTACTTGTTCTTACTCAATCCCATCATTTTGCGGAACTTCATAGCCTTTTTCTTACGACGCTCGATTTTTCGTTGGTAGCCCATACCCATACGCTTTTTGGAGCGAAGAGCTTTTCGGTTGCCGATTTTGCGCACACGACGTTCGCTGGCATCCATGACTTCACAACGTGAACCATCAGCCGACAATTTGAACCCAGGGGCACATTTCAAGCGGCGGCGGCGTTTACCACGAGCGTTCACTTTATCGATGACTCGCTGCTCGTCCATACGAGAGGCCAGGAAATCAGCGAACGTGGCGATCTCTGTGATTTCCATCATGCATCTCCTTACTGGCCGTTGTTGTTTGAATTCATATCAGCTGCGATAGAATCCAGAACATATGCTGTGCCTTGGTTTAATAGTTCTTGACTACGTGCATCAAGTTCCATGTTGCATTCTGCAACAGCAGTTTCAGTGTCACCGTCAATTACTGCACGAACGATATCAATTGCGCTCATGATTTTGATCTCCGAATTAATTTTCTATATTTAGTTGAACTTTAAATACTATCGTCTGTTGAACCGGAGAATGGGATAGTCTCAGGTTTAAACTTCAACGGACTAACATCTGAACCGCTATAATTGCCAGTTTCATCTGCTTGAACCTTCGGATAGAGACCTTTCTTCTTCTCTTCCGCGATCTTCGTTTGTTGTTCTTTAACTTCTTCATCAGACATACGCAATACATTTCTCATGACGTAGTCTATGGAGAAAATGGAACCAACAAATGGCTCAACAGTGTTCAATGAAGCCAGACGATCATTCAAGATAGCGTTTTCTTGTTGTTCACGAATGTAACTATCGGATGTGAATTCAAACTTTATAAACGGTTTGATCTTCTCATTCCAATCCTTTTCATCCGTAACGCCTTTCAAAATTAACTGGCGGCGCAAGAATTCCATAAAGAAATGGGAGTAACGGCGTCGTAACCCAGCACAGAACTTGCTGAAGCGCAGCTCTTCCTGTGTAATCTCCGCAAGGTTAGAACCCCCAATGTTAATAGATCCTTCCTCTTGGAGGCGGCTCTTAGGGATCATTAGAGCATCATAGAGTTTTTCACGGAAATAGTTCACGTGATCCATTTCGCCCAATTGATTCCCACCCCCAACAGTCGCAATCTCTGTAGCATTCTGACCTTCGCGGCGCGGCAACCAATAATCCTCTGCAATACCCATAAGATGGGCATTACCTGTTATCTTACCAGTGGTGCGGTCATATGCGTTGCGGTTTTTGAATTTACCCATCATCATGGTCATGTATTCTTCAGCAGATTTCTTACCGAGAGTACCGACGTCAAGATAGAATGCGCGTTTCTCAGGGGCGCGAGTGATGGCATAAATTACAGTCGCATCTTCAGTCGTAACCAGGTTGTTCAACGGACGGATAGCAGGATTTAAAAGGCCTGGGACAATACCATTGGCCAATGGCTCTTCACCACTATCGATGTAAACAATGCTTTCGTCATCGAATACGAGTTCTTGCTGTGAAGGCTGGAAGTTCTGGGAAGTACCAGATTGGCCAGTGAATTGGTTTCGATTATAATTCGGGTTGTAATAATACTTCAATGTTACAGATTCTATTGCTTCAATACCGCCTTCACGCATCGCCTTCTCAACGATATAGACAGGACGAATGCAACGAGAATCAAGCATAACCAATTTCTTGATCCCGCCTTTTTTATTCGTGGGATCAACGATGACATGATATGCTTGTCGACCGTCAACATACCATTTCCGGATCTTCTGATATGCTGTATTGTCAAAGTCCATCAAGTGCATAACTTCTTTGAAGCATTCGGTGATAGATTCTTTAACAGTATCAGATATCCCTTCAACTTTGTCAAGGTTTACTGTCACTGGAGTTTCATCTTCCTCACAGGTGACAACATCATTGACAATAATGTCCACCGCTTTGCGAATTTCAGGCTGTTGAGCCATGGACTGATATTCTTCCACAACTGTTTTAACGCTGAGAAGTTCACTCTCAACGCCAACATAGTTGTAGGTGTTTGCACCGCCCTGAAGGATTATAGAACCGTCTTGAGCATCGTCCAGAGCAACAACTGTCGCCTTGGTGAGCAACAATTCATCTTGTTTTTGGGCTAACTTATCGGTGTCTACTTTGGCATTGACTAAACCGCCGCCGCCAAACAAACCGAAGAACCCTCTGCCGTATCCAGCCATGATCTAAGTCCTCAACATTTTCTTGTAATTAGTGAGGGGGAATAACATTCCCCCAGCACCGAGGACATTACAATGACTTGTCAGAAACGGCTTGGAAATAACGCAGATCGACGGTGAACTGTGTATAAGAGTCCATCGCAGACATATCGAGTTCCAATTGGCCAAGGTTTTGAGGCCAGCCACCCTGCAAAGTCCATGTCTTGGTGACATTGTCATTCGCATCCAGAAGCTCCATGATGATATCACGGAAATAATCATCTGGATTCGCGCTGGCGCGGTTGTTTTCACTACCGTTGATGAATTGCTGCCACACTTCAAATGCGTTGTACGGCGCGTTGTTCACAACGTTAATGAATGTTACAGGCAGTGCTTCGAAACGACGGTCGCCAGGGAATGGAAGTTCACGTCCTCCCCATGGTACAAGTATCTCGCCCAGCTGGCCTGTTGGGGTGTTTGTGGTCACTGCTAACAGCGAAACATCACGGATAGTGTCACTTCCAGCCACGAAGGAAGGGAAGTTAACAGTCACACGCCAACGGTGTTGGCGCTGAACGCCGCCCCCGCGTGACATAGCTGCTCTGAATTCATTAACTGTAGCCATGGTCGTTCTCCTCTGAATAGTGTAAATATTTAGTTTTGAAATAAATGGGGTTAGAATATTCTAAAGTGAGGATATTTATTATGCCATTCCCTGATAAAAATTGTTCATGCTGCCATAAACCGTTCACCCCAACCAGGAAGGCTGCGTTGTATTGTGGTGACGACTGTAAAACATTTATGCTCGGTACACTGAAACGCAACCCGAATTTGTTGGTCAATCTTCCGACGACCGAAACCGAATGCCGCTCTTGGGTTGATAGTAAACTCAGGAAAAAGGATGGTTCGCTGAACTACAAACTTATCTCCCATCACCTACTCACGGCCCATACTGGGGTTGATGTCGTTGGATACGTGGTGTCTCACAACGATCTATTAGAAGAACCACAAGCGATAACTGCTTGGCTGTACGATATTCCGAAGTCGCAGTGTACCACTTGCGGTGCTGACGTCGGTTTAGAAATGGAAGCCCAACCACCCAGATACAAAAAGTTTTGTTCCGAAGAATGTCAACGAGAATCAATGAAGGCAGGAGGTTCAGAACGGACCAACCTAGAAAACTCCATAACAGAGAAATATGGCGTTTCTAACACATTCCAGCTGGAAGAAGTAAAACAAAAGTCAAGAGAAACTATTAAGAAGAAATATGGGGTAGACCATCCCATGAAATCGGAAGAAATAAAATCCAAAACCAAGGCCACTTATTTGGAAAGAACAGGGTTCGGTCATCCTACTCAGAACCCTTCTGTTAGGGCCAGAATGAAAGCCACTTGGTTAAGAATATATGGCGTAGACCACCCCATGAAAACAGAAATGGTTTATACAAGGTTGGAAAAGACCAACTTAGAAAGAAGAGGGGTGAACCACCCGTTGTCTGACCAGTCAGTTCGCGAAAAAATTAAAGCAACTAATTTGTTGCGGTACGGTGTGGAAAACATCATCAACAATCCAATTATCAGGGATTATGTTAACTCTTTCAACACAAACATACAGCACTCAAAACCGGAAATAGAAATATGTTCATATCTGGAGTCATTGGGTGTTATTTGCGAATCTGGTAATTTCTCTATCTTGAAAGGCAAAATGTTCGGTGGGAGGGTTGCCACTAGACAAATCGATATCTATTGCCCGGAACACAAACTTGCGATAGAATTCAATGGGCTGTATTGGCATTCAGAGAAATATCGATACAAAGACTACCATCTTGAAAAGACCATGTACTGTGAAGCCCAGGGTATTCAGTTAATCCACATCTGGGAAGATGAGTGGCGTGACAAACAGGAAGTGGTTAAATCACTCCTTAAAGCAAAATTGGGGATAGGGAAACCGTTGTCGTACGCTCGCCAACATACCATTGCAGAAGGATCCTATAGGACGTCCAAGGACTTTCTCGACCGATTCCATATACAAGGCGGTGCAGTGGCAACAGATTACATACACCTTGTAGACAAAACTGGGAACATCCAGGCGGTGATGCTGTTTACCAAACGGGTGCATGGTATTGAATTGGTGAGATTTGCTTCTAACGGTTGTCATGGTGCATTCTCACGCTTGCTGAAATATTATATCGCTCGACATCGGGGTGAGGCAGTATATTCTTTTGGTGATCGTTGTGTTGTCAGTCGTCTGAAAAATGTTTACCTGAATAACGGATTTGTTGAAAGGGAAATCCTCCCCCCAGATTACAAATATGTGACCCCAGACTCTTACTTACGTGTACACAAATTCAATTTTAGGAAAGAGAAATTCCTTGAACTTGGATACGAGATAGAAGGTAAAACAGAGGATATGCTGTCGGTAGAAGCCGGGTTGGGGCGTATCTGGGGGTGTGGTCTTATCCGGTATGAATTATCCAAATAAAAACCCCGCCGAAGCGGGGTAAACTGCTATTTGCGAATGCTAACCTGGGCGTAATACCCATGATAATCACCGTGGACACGGAAGCTGGTGAGGTGGAAGGCGACGAGGTGACTCCCGAAAGTTACAACTTTGGTATCCGGGGAGCATAAATCCTTAGCCAGTCCACCCAGAACCTTATCACAAAACTCCTCAACGATAGCGTTAAATCTGTCAACGTGTGGGCTGGTCACCGTCATTGGGCCAACTTCTGCACAGTAGATCCCCTTTATCATCTTTCCCTGGCAGTCGCGTACTGGCTTTGCAGGCTGGTAAGAGTAAGGATCGCTGCGGCGTTTCAGGTTACAGAGGCCGATTTCTTTCAGGATAGCGTTAATTTCGGTCTTGGTCATGATATAGTTCCTTCGTTTCAATTTGATGTTGTGCTGCTATGAATTGAAGTATAGGGAAGGATATTGAAGAAGTAAAGTAATTCAATAAAATAATCTGGACAAATAAAAACCCCGCCGAAGCGGGGTTTGTTTATCAGGAAGCAGCTACGATGCCACCGCCAGATTCGAGTTCTGAAAATTCCATATCTGGACGAACGGCGGCGAAATCCAAGTACACCCAGTTTATGCTGTACTCTGGCTTTAACCACACGCCCATGACTAATTGGTTTGCTGCAATAATATCAGCAGTGTTGTTATCTTCGTCACACTTGACTTTACCATCGTAGATCGCACCCATATTTGCCAGCTGGCGAATATAAGGACGAACCGCATTGCTGAACAGACCACGTGTAAACGCGTCATTGTTCTCACCAAGATAGTATTTGGCGATTGCGGCGATGTTCTGCTCAGCCATGATGAACAGGCCACGAACGTTGATACGGTCAAACGCCGACGGGCGGGTCAGGCCAGTTTTGTCACCATACAGGACGATGCCTTCATTGGAGAAGGTTACGATGCTGTTGATCTGGTTGCGGTACAACACAGCACGTTCATCAGAAGACGCAGACCACGCCATTCGATTATAGTTGTTGTATTTACCACGGTTGTGGAACGCCGGAGATTTGTAGATACCCGCGATTTCAATGCTTCGCGCCCAAACACCTGCGGTGCCACCACAAGCCGGAATCCAACGCATTTTGTCGTTGTACTTGTCGTACACATATGCCCAGTTATCATCCATGAAGAAATAAGAAGAGTCGCGAACAAGGCTTTCACGCCAAGCAACGACATCATCCATTTCACGACCACGGTTGCCAACAACCGTATCACGGAGCGGGGATACGAAAGATACCGTATCTTTTCGCTCAGTAGATAAGTCGATCAATGCTTGTTGCTCAATCAGTTCTTCACAGTACGCAAATACTGGCTTCGCATCATATGCTTCAGCATTGTTCAAGACTTGGATAGCCGCCACGCGGTTGATGTTATAATCGTCTACGCCGCCTTCTAATTCAACGACACCTGCAACCAGTTCGCTCGCGAAGGTGTACACCCAATTTGATGTATCATTGATGACATCTTTGAAGTACGCATTCGCGCCATCGGACTTTTTGGAACCCTGTGTGTTCTGCATGAGTTCGTATTTTTCGATAATAGAACCAGATGCGCCAACAGTGGTAATCACGGCGGTTGCAGTCAGTCCTTTATCATCTGGAACAATAGCAGTAACTGTCTGGGGACCAATAGCTTTATGGGTCACGATGACAGTGTTGGACTTCACGACAACAGAAGAATAAACACTTGTCAGGGAAGTCAGCGCTGTACCGATTTTGGTTGCCAAAGTGGCTGGAGTATCAGTATCCAGATATGCGATATCTTCACCTGCCACACTGATGGTGCCAGCAGCAGTAGCCGTACCAGAAACGGAGATACGGTCAACCTGACCGACCGCGCCAGCAGAGTCGGTAATGCGACCAACTTTGTCTACGACAACTACATGGAATTCACCAGACTGAGGTGCGTATGCAAAGTTATTACGGAATTCCCAAGTTGAGAATCCAGCAGCATCACAAACATTGATAGCAATATCATTACCCAGGGAACCTGGATAACGACCAGTCCAAGTGATGGACGCCGAAGGACTTGCTGTTTCAAAATCCAGTTTGTTTTTGATCGCAATCGCTGTCTGACCTTTGGTAACAGAGTTCTTGGCCAGAGGACCAACAACACGGGTCACCCATGCCATAGAGCTGTAAGACAAAAAGTCCGCGATTACGAGAAAATCGGTCGCAGTACTGTCGTTGGGTTTGAAGAATTTCTTCACCAAACCTGTCTCACCACCAGTCACCAGCACTGGAAGTTCAACTTCACCCCATTGAAATTTGCCGACGGTCGCGCCCTGAACAACAACGGACGGGGACGTCTGAAGCGTGGCATCACGCTCAGTCCACTGAACGGACGGCGCAACGCTGAAGCTTTGAGTTGCCATAATATCATTCCTTCTCGGTAGAGTTTCGCTCAATTTGAAAGATATTTAGTGATCAATTCTTAAACCACTCGTCCATTGTCATCCCTGAACGTTCGTCGAAGACTTGAACACCACCGAACCCAGGGAGATGCTCAGTTCCAGATGGGGTGTCTCCAACGACTAAACCGCCAAATGGGAATACCTGCTGGGATTCAGTTGAAGACATTCGGTTTCTCATGTCCTGAGAAATACTTGTAGATGTCAAGTCACTGAACCATTCTTGTTTTACCGCCCATGAATATAAGACCAACGGCATGACACAGTCATCGTGACAACCGTCATCGGCTTCATACCGAGCGCCTTTGAACACAAATGTACTGAGTTCATCTATCGTGTCCTGGTCTTCTATCACCAACATTTCTTTCTCAATGAGCGCTTTCAGGTTAGCACAACCGATAGATCGGACTTTTCTGTTGGTATTGATACCAGGTTCCGGTTTACGTCCACCAATCCGTTTCCCCGTCCCTTTGTTATCTGTTGATGTGAATATGATTTCTGGATATTCTATCTCTTGATAAAGAATTGTAATAACCTGACCGCCGACGTCGTTGTTTGTTTCAACAAGGACAGGACATTCCCCGTATTCGGTGCACATATCAGCTATCGTGTATGCATACATCATAGGAGGTATCGTGTTATTCCTGTACTTGGCTGCTATGACATGCGGATATTCAGTTATATCCAGAATTGTTAAGACGGAATAATCTCCTTCCACCCCCTTCCCAGTGTCCGCAATCCCAAAGTAGAGACGTTGTGGGTCGTATTCCTTATAAATCTTGGTGAATTCATTAGGTTCCCGATACAACTTGGACGTCATTTTATCTAAGCATTTGGCCGGAATCAATGAACCCACGGAACCACGGAACTTAATGCCAAATTCTTGATCGAAACGAGCATCCCCCAGACGGGCACGTTGTTTGGTTTCCCAATCTGGATCTTTGGTATATGCCGGAACCTTATACCATGGGACTTCAGTTAGGTGGAAGTCGTTGTATTGTGGATGGCGCGGATCTGCTTTGGTGACAATATCATAGAACAACCCTCGCTGGCCTTTCGGAGTACTTGTCAAAATACAGCGTGATGTATCGGCAGATGCAATGGCTGGGAAAGTTGATTCCCAAAATTCAAAGTCGTTTTCGATAAACGCGACTTCGTCAACGTACAAGAGCGATACAGAACGACCACGGATGGAGTCCGAAGACGTGGCATAAGCGTATATCTTAGAACCATTCTCAAACTCTATCAGGGTAGAACCAAACTTCTCACAACCCTGCTGAAGGAAGAATGGAAGGTCTTGGTATGCTTTTCTGATACGGTCAAGAATTTCTATCGCTTGTTTCTCTTTGTTTGCCAGTACTGCGATTTCCTTATCAGAATGGAACATCGCATACCAAAGAAGAAACGCCGCCACCACGGTCGTGTTATGACTGAGAAAGCCATTCGTGTAATAACGTTGATCACTAGATTTGACCTGAAGATCGTACATATGGTGATATTCACCAGTCTGCCAAATCTCACGGATTTCTTCTGGACCTTCTGTCGTCATGATGTATGACCCAGCATTCAGGTCTTTGGCAAATATCTCCTTCATGTCCGGAGTGAAGAACATATGTTCATCGGCCACGTTAATTCGCCTTCCGGTAACGGTGACAATAACGAATTCCGCATATTTCTTCGTCTTATGCGCTGCGATAACCGGAACCCAGCCACTATCGGATTGTACAAAGTAACGTTTGCCGAAGCGGCTGTCCACGAACTTGTCATGGTTGCCAATGGTATTCAGCGGCACAGCGTGGTTGACGTCCTCGAAGCGGCTGTGAAGCTCCCCTATAGTCAGGAGCAACTCCTCTTGGCTGAGAGTATCGTAAACTGTGACAAGCGTGTCGCCTTTTACACATTTTCCGGACTGACGAGCCTGGACGACCGCATTAAATCGATAGTCCTGAAAGTCGTGGAACAACTGCTTCTGATAATCATGCATATCGAAAAGGATAAAGCCCTTATCGATCGTGGTTATCTTGTAATAGTTGGCGGCGAAGTAGTGTGCATCCATAGAACATTCAACGAATTCGTCTTCTTGTTCATCTGTCAGCATTAACTCGACTCGAGGAGCACGCACAGAAGGTTTGCGCATGAACGTTTGGTCCATACGCAATTTCACATCGTCTATTTTGAACCCCGTTTTAATTGGGGCATATTCTATATCACGCTTCTGATACGCCATCGTCTTCTTCCTTCACATCAACTGTTTCACCATCAATGATTTCATCTTCTGGTTGTTGTGCGGCCTTTGCTTGTGCTCTTTCTTCAGCGCGGCGGCGTGCATCTTCGATCGTCTTCAATAAATCGCGAGAAGATCGCGCCTTTTTCCCAACCGATACTGTTGTTGTTCCGTCTGGTGAAGTTGTAACATCCACTGTCGTGTCATCAACAGGTGGTTCTTTATCACCTGTTACTGCCTTGATGGTTTTCTGGTTTTCCATCAAGTCTTTATTCAGACCTCGCATGAGTTCACCCAATTCACGGAAAACAGAAAATGCTCGCGGAGCTTCTGTGGATGCAGCCAATTTAGCGGCTTGTCCCATCATGAACATTGTGGCTTCTTGCATGGCATATGTTGTGTCGCGTATCCGTTTGTAATCCGTTGTAGCATCAGTGTCCGCAAACTCAGGTACTTTGGATTCCTTGGAAGCAATATCCTCCAATGAAGGCGGTTCAGGAATCGGCTGATACCCTTCCGGACGTTCACCAAACCATTCACCTGTATTTTCATCGAAGTCAATACCTGGACGAGGGGCGACAGCCTCCATTGCCTCCTTCCCAACTTCGTCTCGGGCAGTCACCGCATCAAGTGTGGCGAGTAACCTTTCTGACATATTGCTCATGATCAATCCTCCGGATGATGTATGCCGTCTTTATCAACTCGGAACCATTCAGGAAGTTCCGACCATGGCATGTTCAAATCATTAGACATTTCAATAATTATCTCTTTGATGACGTTTGGATCCCCACCGCCCGAACCATCATCAACCCAATAATCTTCTCCATAGATGTGACCATGTAATTGAAAATTGAATGAACAATCTATGTGTGGTGATTCTGTTGCGTCTCCTTCCCAGTTGTCAGAAATCGTGTGATTTACCAACATTATCTTCACGTTCTGATCTTGAGATAAAGTATCGTTGTCTTTTATCTGACAATCAATAGAAGGAGTGAACACAGAATAAATTTGTTCTAATACTTGCAACATTTCGACCAATTTTTTAGTTCTGATATTGTATTCAAAATCTATAATGATCGGAATGCGTTGTTTGGACCGTGCCGTAGCGGTCGATATTTGGTTGTGGTATGACTTCGTCACCTGTTTATTGATTTCGAACTGACCAAAGGACATTGTTGCAAATGGCAGCATATTGGCTGGCACGTTCCTGTTGAGGTCATTACGGCGGCCAATGGCCATATGCAGCGGGATTTCCATCAAGCCACGTTCGGTTTTGACTTTTAAATCTGACATGATAGCGTTGAACACATGTATGTATTTCAACAATGATTCATGATAGAAATATTTTTCAAATGGTCTGGCCATGATTATTCCCCGAAGTCTATCTTCATTTTATTGGGCGAAAGATCTTTCTCTATTTCGTCCGCAAATTGGTTATCCGTTTGCAGGCTGGCGTCTTTGTACACACCGTCTCCTTCCAGATCCTGCAATCGTTTATCGATATCGTCTATTTCAGATACACCTGTATCGAAATCTTCGTTACCGTATTGGAACAACGTACATGGTAGGGAATATGTGTACCATTTCCCAAATTGCATGAATTCTTCATCGTTATTCGGGTTATTCACTTTAAATATTTTGTTAGCCATAGGCAGATATATCAAATCACCTTCTTGAGGCATTTGTTCAAGGCCTGGACCATTACCAATAACTTCTGAAAAACGACGACGAGCAATAGTGAATGTCACTTCATCTTGTAATTGGATACCGCCGAACTTTTCCCACATCTGTGTGTTGAAGCCTTGATAATCCTGCATATACACTTCGATGTCAAACGCTTGGTCGAATTTGTGTTCGGCCTCGTTTAAAATTGGGTATTTTTCAACAATAGAACGTGGGATATACTTGACGTCAATCCCACGCAATTGTATCATCTCGACCACCAAGTCATCAATTAATTTTTGAGTACCTTGGTGTGCTGTGTAATTGAAGTATCGAGAAGTAGCCATAATATTTTCCTCAAGATTTAAATATATTTAGTTGAATTTGTTTTTAAGGTGAATCAATATGATCGTCCTGACGGAAGAAACTGCTATTCAAAATCTTTACAAATATGCCTTATCTAAAGGTGGTTTGTTCCAGGGATTCGTTGGTGGTAAATTTATCACTAATCAGACAAAATGTATATTACAGTGCGGTGAAGGACATCAATGGAGTTCAGCATCTTATGGAAATTTGATCAATAAAGGCAGTTGGTGTCCAACATGTAATGGTAACAAGAGAAATACCCAGCAAGGATCTAAAAAGAGAATAGCTGACCATGCTGAAACCAACGGCGGTAAATTCATAGAATTTATTGGTGGAAAGTATAAAGATAATGTGACAGTTTGCCTCATGGAATGTTCAGAAGGACATCGTTGGGAGTCAAGATACGGTAATTTGGTGAATAGTAAAAGTTGGTGCCCCTACTGCGCGACTTCTGGATACAATCCTTTTAAAGTCGGTTATTTGTACATATTGTCCAGCGAAGAAGGCTGTATGAAAATCGGGATATCCAATTCACCAAATAATAGATTTAAATCTTTAAGAAGATCAACTCCATTTGAATTCAATGTCCTGGAAGTTTTTAAGTCAAATGATGGGCAATTCGTGTTAGAAATGGAAAGAAAGGCTCATGTGATGTCAATTAGTATGGGTTACGAGGGATTTGACGGTGCGACTGAATGGTTTAAACATGAAAGTAGAATTATCGAATTTATCAGAAATACCTTTGAAGGTATTTAGTCAATCATTAATTCTTTTGAGGAATTGATAAATGAATGTTGAAGATATTAAAGAAACTCGTGACGGAAGGCGTGTGAGAATTATCTGTGTAGATGCTAAAATCGCCGATGGTTCATATAACATTGTGGGTCTTATCAAAGACGAAAAGGGTAATGATTTTATTGAATGGTGGGACGAAAAGAACGTGGTTGATGGTTATATTCTAGCAAATTCAGATCCTTCCGGACGCGACATCAAGTTATAAAAAGAAAGGCGGGTTATCCCGCCTTCTCTTATCCCATCATAAAATCGATAGGGTATTGCTGACCAGTACGCAATTCTTCCTCCAACCGCTCTATCTCGGTCTCGGCCTCACTGAACATACTATCACCATCCAGTTCGATACCACCAGGGAGACGGATGCCTCTTGCCTTCTTAAGCACCTCTGCCCAACGGCGCTTGACCAATGCAGTCGCATACGCTTTCAACCACATATCATTCCATGCTTCAGCGTTTTCTTCCGATTCGGGGTCGATATTTTGATAACAACGAAAAGCCAGAGTTTCATCAACAATGGCAGCAAACTGCGGGTAAAGGCGTCGCTGGAACTTCTTGTACACAAAATTACGGCGAACATTTAAGACGCTTGTGATATCCGACAGACGTTGTTGCATGGAAACATAATCAATGAGACGAATAGAAACCAGCGCTGCTTTGGGGACAAGCATTGCTTGAGCCATTTGCCATTGAGGAGTTGCCCAGTTTCCGATTGACTCAATAGGAGGTCCAGGGATAACTTCAATCACATCGTCAATATCATCGGGGAATTCTATATATCCCTTGTCGATATCTTCTTGTTTAACTTGGTACAGGAAGAACGCATCTTGGCTACCATCACGATGATATTCCCAAAATTTCTGCAGAGCATCATCGACTGCATCTTCGACTTGTGAACTGTCAAGGTTAATTTGGATCACAGGAGCGCCCAATTTACGCAAGACATAATTCATAAAAGATTTTTTGTCTCGAATCTTATTGACGGCCATTGTTATTCCCCTTTTGCTGCAAATCAGATACAGTAATCCGCAGTGTGCGAACATCATCTGAAAGACTGCTGCTATTGAGTTTTAACTCAGCCATGTTTTGTTTGACATATGCGAGGTCAGTATTCATGATCGCCATACGTTCACTCATGTCATTCACTTTCTGAAGAACTTGATCCATCTTGTTGGAATCTCGTTCCAATACATTCACGCGCGTTTCCATCCCGCCCATGAACCAAAGGAACGATGCTGCCGAGACCAATGCAGAAGCCACGACAGCGGTTAAGATACCACGGATGTCAAGCCCCGTTCTTTCAGCTTGCGTCGCCATTCTGACCTCCTTCGGGGATTTCGATCCCCAACTTTTCGGCCATCATTTTGATTGTCGCCTCCAGATTAGATATCTGGTTTGATTGTTCAACAATGGTGGCTTCACGGGTTTCATTGCGTTGACGGGCTTGCAATGCAGCCATGCCAGCGGCGTGATCGGTGCAAATAATCGCGCCAGGGCAAGAACTGCTTCTCAACATGGATGCGTGCCCCTGTACTTTCACTCCACGCATATCTTTATCCTCTATTGGTTTGGTGGGCTTTACGCCCACCTTTCAACATTATTTATGCCAGAGCAATAAGACGGAAGTCTTTGAATGAAGGAGGAGCAACGCGGTTCCCCCTTACAAGTGCTCTGACTTTTAGTCCAACGAACGGATTGTTGCTTGCCACAGTCTTGTCGTATTCATATTCAAAGAATGTGGAACCGTCGTTAACCAGAGGCGAAGTTGGGGTGACGTCTTCCCAAGCCACACTATCCATCTCTTGCCCTGCTCGTAGAAGTTTCACCTGCACCTTCATCGAAGACTGAGATGGGAGCATTGCACCAAAGAACAACTTCACAGTAGAACACGGATTATCAAATCCGATGTCCTTTGTCACGTATTTGAAGACATCTTCAAATGGATCCACACCGTATGAGTTGAAGATTACGCTCAGGTCATCGCCATCAATCATTGGAGCAGTGTACACGTTGTTTTCACTACGCGTCATGGTGGCTCGGATTTGGAAATCCCCGACCTGACGATAGATACCTTCAGTCGGCAATGCCACGTCAGTGTCAGTTTCAAACTCAGCCCAATCAGACATAGAATTTGAAGTGGCATCGCGATAACGGTATTCCAATTTCAGAATTGAACCTTCCAGAGCCGAATTGGTAACGCTGGCATAGAACATATCAACCAGATAATTGCCCAAGAAAGAAGCATTATCTCCACCGATTTGTCCATTGCTGTCTGCTGCCGTACCGACGTCAATCTTGAATGAAGTATAGCTCGCATCTGTCACAGTAAACGTTTTGTTAAGTTGTTCAGGAGTAAAGCCACAACCGCCTGTCAATTCAGAAAGAGTGACATTGTTCCCAGCAACCAAACCATGACCAGGTGCAAACACAGTCACAACAGAAGACCCGCTTACGCAGTTCAGAGTGTTCAATCCCAACGGACGTTGTTTTGGCCCGAGCTTCGGATCAAATGTTACAACGTTCTGTCCCGCAGCGAAGTTACAACGATATATGCGGAATTTCATATCAGCCATTTGGTTTGGAGACCATGTAGAACCGTTTGAAGAAGTGAAGAACACCCCTGTATACGGTTGTTTGGCGATATATTCGTTGGACAGAAGGTTTTTCTTGCCCATTTCCGCGATATACGCGTTGTAATCCTGAGTATTCGCCAACAAAACGATAGCAAACTCAGTCGATGCTTGCAGATACACCGGATAATCAAAGGTGAACTTCGTACCGCCGGAAGAGTCTGTAGAGATCGTCACTTCAGACGGGTTCAAAGTTTTACGAGTAATGACTGTATGAGAAGGTAAGCCATTCTCCATCTCGCGAATTTCCAGAGTGATCGGAACATCACGTGACTTGGTAGAGAAGAATACTTCCACGCCTTCAATATACTCGCCGCCATTCTTAGTCGCTACCATAAACGATTGGGCAATCGGATCACGCCATTGGTCGACCACAACTTCAGAAGTGCTGGTTTCGGTGCGAGTACTAGCAGTGTAACCCAGGACACGAGTGTTGACAAAGGTCTTTTGAATACCTTGTTTCTTACCGAAAGATTTATGAACAATTTCTGCATTGGTCAGTGTATCATCCGCAGATTTACTGTCAACAGGGCTATCCGTTAAGCGGAACACGTTGTCGCCTGTGTTGAACTTGATTGTATCGTTCTGTGGAACGCGGAATATACCTTTAACAGCACCATTGGCATCAGTGGTGATTGGGTCACCGAAATTACCACCATTCGGTTTGCAATACAGATTGACGTCACGACCAGAGAAGAACGCATACATACGAGTGAAAGGTCGCAGCCCAGATGCGTCGAAAGAAATATCGATCTCGCGCATGTATGGGATAACTTGCGTCTCCACAATCTGTTCACCAGTCATGGTCGTGGTTGTTTTGTCCGTGTATGTATATGTGGTGACATCACGGGCAGAAACAGTCGTGCGGTAACGATATCCCCACCACACACCACCAGCGCCATGCGGTTCCCAAACACGATCAGAAACAGAAACAGTACGCCATGTTCCGTACACTGAACCTTCTTGTACAGTACCACGGGTGTTGATCGTTTCATTGATAATACGCGGCGCAACATAATAGTTTTCGAACCAGTAGTCTGTGGTCGGGTTAATCTTCAAGAAACCTTCCCAATTGAATACTGCATACGGGTTAACGTTGATCGTCGTCGTCGCATATTCTTGGTTCACTGAGATTTCAGGCGTGTAATTACAAACCACCATCCCATCCATCACTTTGTTCCAGCCAACAGGAGTCATGTCAACAACGTTCTGTTGTACAAACGGGCGTAGACGTCCGTTTTCGGTATCGATAGAACCCATCCAATCTTCAGACAAGTCATCAATCAACCGGAAGTCTTTGAACGGATCAGCTGCGATACCATTTTTGAAACGAGGATTACCCGTAATGGGGTCGAACACTTGCTGTGTCATCGCTGAAGATTCCAGCTGTGACAGAGAGGTATAGTATTCAACATTGGAAATACGGGTTTCCAGTTTACCGATATCGCGCATCGTATAACGACGATTATCAATAGTTCGAATTTGGATATCATCAATATTCGGTGTATACGGCGGGATCAACAATTCATACAAACGCATGGCGTTCGCTGGGATTGCTGGAGAAGCCAGATTATTAGAACTAATGCCTCGAGCCACACCAAACACACCGTTGTCTGCCAGATAAATCGCGTCAATACGCGGCAGATAATATTCTGTGTCCAGAATAACTGCAGTGTTTGGACGAACCATATCTGTGTCAGAAGTTCCGTTGGTAATTTTCGGACGGAAATCCAAACTATCTGCAAGGCCATACACCGCGCCTGATGTAGATGATGTATAATTCGGGATATCTTTATAATCCATCGAAGTATACGAATCAGCAGAGAAGAAATCACCGGAACTGTGGGCGAAGTATTGATACACCACTGTATACGTCCCTGAGATTGCTCCAGCGCTGGATAACAAGTTAGACTTGTAATACCCTGCATCACGTTGTCCGCCATCTAGGACGAAGCTGGAGGTCACGTCTGCGCCAGTATCGTTTTTGACCGACACCAATTTCCAACCATCGTGATTCGCCAAAGGACGGCTAGTCTGCGAGGTGAACGTCACTGTTTCAGTTGTTTCAGTGATGGTCTTCGTTTTGATTGTGGCCGTGGTACGAATCATCAGCGCCAGCAAATTGATTGACTGGTTAGCATTACCACTGCCCAGAGAAATCTGCAGCGCCGAACCGACCGGAGAACCAGTCAAAGACAAAGAACCAGAGATATCGAACTGTGCTTCCGAACCATCTGATTTCGCTGCAGAGTATAACGAAAATTCTGGGGAAAAACTATATCCCAATGGAGCAGAAATAGAACCCGCGCCGCTGTTGTCCAACGTCACTTTATACGTTCTGAGAACAGTGTAGTTGATATCCACGGAGCCAGTTGGTGCTAAAGTCTTGACACCGAATACCGGAAGAGAGAAGATCAGATCTATCATAGAACTCTGGTTAAACTGATTGGATTCCAGTTCAGCAGAGAACATGGTGATACCACTTTCTTCATAAGATACTTTGGTGATAGTGGATGCATCGCCAGTAACGACCAGGTCGCGCATGTACAGGCGGAATTCAGTTGAACTGCGTTCGGCGGATATACACAACGCCGTGGCTTGAGCAACACCGGATGCGTTCAGTAATTTGTATCGAACAGTGCGGGATATCACTGGCACACCTTTAGAATTCTTGGTGACCAGATAATTGCCTGTAGCCACCGCAACAGGGGTGTTATTCAGGACATCGGTATCCCGCGCCTTATCAACGATCACCAACTCTTCCCCGACGTTTTCGATACGGCGACCGCGAACATAGGAAATACCTGGTTTCATTACAGACACGAATTTACTTTCGTCACCGCCATCAGCAGCATTGAATACACCACCATTGTTATTGACTTTCAGGTGTTCGCGGATGTCGATCTGGTGCGTTGAAACGTTGTAATCGCCATTGGTTTCATAAGTCCGTTGGGCCAACGTGTCTTCCAGAATATTATAGGTGGACTGAGTCACCATAGACTGGATTTTACCATCACGAACTTTGGCCAGTTCAACAAAGTCTTCAACCACAGCATCATAATCAAATCGAGATAAGACCAGATCTATTCGAAGACGATGAGCGCCTGGGGCTTTGGAGTTAATCGTTCCCTGAGCATTTGAATAAAGGGATTCGTCTTCAGATTCAGTCACGATGGTTTCAGTGACTTTAAATCCGACGCGGTGGGAAGACGTGTTCGAAGTTTTATCAACGATAAGAGTTGCGTCATCAACGTCTAGGAACATCCCACGAATGAAGTAAACGCCTTTCGTCATACGAGCAACGATAGAACCAGTTACTGCAGCTGCGATCCCATAACCAATACGAATGAAATTATCATTCACGTCGTAAGTCTGGAAATACAGATTATCGTTAACATGGAATCCGTCAGCATTACCCGCTTCAGTCATCTCAAGGATAGCCAGCATCGTGTCAGGAGCAGACAGATCACGTTCAAGAGACAGCACACGCGCTTTGGCGTTATTGTCTTTCCCCAAAACGTAGAGTTCAGAAATACCTTCCAGATCGGTGAATTCAGTACCACCCGCCAAAGTGAATTTCAAAGAGACTGCGGCGTTAGTGATCGTCAAACCGCCAGGAATAACCATAGAACCATCTTTGAACAAATGGTTGCCCAGTTTTTCAATTTGATCCTGAAGAATAGTCTGCATCTGGTTCAGTTCGCGAGTCTGAACCTTGATAGGCATCGGACGAAAAAGAATCCGTGAAAAACGTTTCCCAGGATTCCAGTCATCCCAATACGGGCGACGGTTTAAATTTGTAGATTGCATTTTGATGCTCCATCGAGTGCCATTTTATAGAGATATTTAGTATACAGCCAACAAACAGATAGAAATAAAAACCCCGCCAAAGCGGGGTTTTTGTTATTTAGATAAGTGATATATTTTTATGGAGTATCCTGTTGCTATAATATCACCAGCAGTATCAGTTAATTGTACATTTATATTCCCAGCCGTTGTGATTAAAGGTGATAATGTTGATTCACCAACTAACGGTGTCCCAGCCAAAAAAACGGCGTCAGTACCATTAATTTTCAATACAGCCGAACCAGTCGTGGTGCTTCCTGCATCAACAACCACCCTCACCCTGGCTAACAACGTACCATCTTCTACAGTTACATATCTCGGCTTTATCGTTGATGTATGACTTGATTCATTATCAAACCTAAGCGTAATCCCTGACTTTATAGTACTGGAAAACTTTCCGGGAGACCCCCAGTCCCCAAAATTTAAATTTTGTCCTGTTTCAACTCGTAGAGAGCCGCTTACAGTTCCCGCTGAACCTTGCGCAAAATAATTCTGGCATGAATAAGTATTGTTATCATACCATTGCAAATTCACATGATTTCCAAAGCTGGATAAAACTGATTCGCTCCAAGAAAAGTCGTTTCCGTGAATAAATACGTTATTCCCACCATAAAGAACAACACTGGTTTTCCCAGTGGATATTTGAACGTATCTTCTGAAAGATGACCGAACATATGCCGAATTCATCACTGTTAATGTTGTGAACCCTACAACATTACCAAATAATGGGTCTGATGAAGCAGACGGATCTACAGAGCCGATAGTAAATTGAGTGCCGTCATCCATTTGTATAATCGCACCAGGTATTAATCCTGGGTTTTCAGAGGGAGAATCCAGAGCCACATATGACTTGCCGCCTGTTATCTTAACAATCCTGTCTAATGCGCGTGTTCTTGTAAAGTAATCAATATCATCACGGTCTTCTGTGCAGCCAGTTATTCCTGAGTTTCTAGGATAAACTAATTCAAAACTTGTTTTGCAACTTGTAGCTACGCATGATTTCAACCATTGGTTATCACCTCTTAATGATTCATCGCTACTATTGTCGCTATAAAAACTAAATCCTGTTTTGCAGTTTATCGCCTTCGCATTGACGATATTTATATTGTCACTGTTGTTGACCGCGGCAAAACCTTTGTTACACAATAACGCAGTGGTGCCGTTAATTTTTGTTCTTGCATTTCTAGACCTTGTCTCTAGTTCAACTCCGTACAATCCGATATCTTTTAGATTTCCGCCATTAATAGTTAACGACCTGTAACCAGTTCCACCAATGCCACTTTGAACTTGGCAATTCTCCATAATAGGATTGTCAACAATACTATCTGCATTTGTACATGTTACATGGATTATACCCCATGTTTTTACATCTTTTATCGTTGGGTTTATTGTGTGCAGCGTTCCTGAGCAGTTAATGAATTCAATCCCTGCATCTCCATCCTGCCAAGGCTCTAAAGCATTTAACTTATCAAGTTTAGCACCCAATATGTTTGGTTCTCTAATGGTTACGTTTTTACACCCATCAAACTCAAGGATTCCTCGGTAATCAGGATTGAAAATAAATCCAGTGCCAATTCTTATCTGTGACGAATTCAAAAAAATCACATTCACATCGGATAGATTTTTAAAAAGGATGTGGGAACTTACGAATGTTGTTTTAGGTATTGCGATATTACCAGACGTATCTATTATTGCGTTTGTAATCGGTATCAAATCATCTGTTATTCCATCACAGACAGCACCCCACCCTCGAATATCACCTGAACTTTTCCATTGTTGTATTTGTACGGATGGTATTAGTTGGTATCCAGTGTCTGATGCTAATTGCCATCTCAAAGAGGCATCACCAACACTAACCCACGCGCCTAAACCAACGCCACCAGTAGATGCTGGAGTTGAACCAGGTGCAACTGTCTTGGGGGAATCACCATCCCAACGATATAGACTCACCCCATCACTCACAACTTCGTTTTTGACACGAATCGTAAATCCAGAAGTGAAATTTTCTATCAGAATGACGTATTCCTCACGCAATACGGCCAGCGCACCCAAATCTACAGTGCCTTCAGAGTGTGTGAGGATGCCGTCGACTAAACTGGTGACCGTTACAGTACCAATGTTAGAAGGGAGAGCGTAGGCACGTTGAGACAACTTATCGTAGATCACTTTATAACCAGACAAGGACTGTCCTGATTTGGCATAAACAACCTCAGATTGTTTAACACCAAAGTGTCTGGCTACTGCTTGTTTATTGGTTAAGATTCCAGTTGAACCTTTACCACCTTGACTAAACATTTCGTTCATAAGTACCTCATTGTTTTTCTAATGAAACCCCCTCCGTAGAGGGGTGAGTAAATTACAGTAAACGAATACACCCTTCTACTGTGTAGTCCCCTGAAGTCATCCAAGAACTACCAGATGGTCCACCAGGTTGGGCAATCTTGACTACAGTAAGTCCACCAACGTTGTCATAGGTTATACTTTGTCCAGCGAACTGAGAAGCAAACCCATTCATGACGACGCCCGTAGAGTTGAATCTGTTAACAGTATTGCTGGTCTGGTATACCTGCAATGCAACCAGAACCAGGTTAGAAACAGACCAGTAAATGTCTGTGTTTAATGTCAGAACATCTGTGGCTTGGTCATAACTGGCTGCGGTTACACCAATTACCTTCCCATCAATGTGGGGGATAAATCCAGAAATAGTAACAGGACAACGAGCAAAGTTAACATTGTCATCCCACACTGGTACATCATCAGAAGTTAAACGCATTCTTGGCATTCTGACTTTAGAAGTACCGTCAAAGGCAATACCACTGTCCATAGTGGATACTGGCTCATATGACAACATTTCTTGAGCAGGGTATACAGTAACGATGCTATTGCCAAATTGAAGTGCAGAACGTTTAGCAGGAACATGGTCATACTGCATTCCTTGCCAAATCTTAGAGTTACCTCTAAGATTATTAAAATGCCCCATCTTCTCTACGCCAGCAAACCAGCGAGGTTGAATTTCTACGTCGTAATGCTCTACGGTAGTAAATTCAAACATGTTATCGGATACAGCTTCAGCGTATATACCTTTATTTGTGTAACCTATAGTTTTGATACTAGCCACTACAGCTTTAGTTACACCTTCATATGTACAGTCAATATGATTGATGTGCTGACAGTTTTTACCTATAGGTGGTGTAACTGTAGGTTCAACATCATCATCAATCAATTCACCATATTTACGTCCAGACACAGTTACTTTAGTAAAAGTAACTTGATTACATTGATGACGTAATTGGTAAGAAAACCAATCTTCATAACCAGGCTTAACACCTCTGATGAGGATATTTGAATAATACGGATAGAATGATAAACGGGTATCCCAACACATACCGCAGTTATCGAAAACTAAATCTTCCATACCACAACGCTCTGTAAAGCCCCATAGTTTGAAAACTTTAGCAACACCCACAAAAGTAATTCCTTTAATTACCGTACCTTTTAGACGTGTGTTGTATACTATTTCATCATCCGTATAACCAGTAATATTTGGAACAACTGTACCAGTTCCATCTTTCCAACCAGAGACAAAAATAAAATCATTTGATGTTGAAGTTATTGTTGCCCAATTACCAATCAATCGAACATCCGTAGTTAGTATGACTTGCCCTTCAATTTTGTAATTACCATTGATGATTACATCTGAACTAGTACCCCAACCTAATGCCGAACGGTCATTTATTGCAGCCTGCAATGCAGCAGTACAGTCCTGACCTTCTACGGCACCCCAACCACGAATATCTCCAATGTCTTTCCAATTCTGAATTTGAATCGAAGGCACTAGTAAATGTCCAGATGACGATGCTAATTCTTTTCGTAATTCATCTGCTGAATGGGGGATATCAGTTAAAGTTACAGTTACGTTACCTGGCTGGTAAGTTAACTGTCCATTACCAACAGATGAGATATATACATTCGTAGGTAATGTAGGTAAACCATAACTGGTTTGCGTCGCTATGTCATAAACAACTTTCTTCCCATCCAACAAAGATATGGTGTCCGTACTAACGATGACTTCAGAGTCTTTCACATTAGCAGAACGGGCAATTTCTTGAATACTGCGGTCAAACAACGGACTGATATTCGGTTGTTTAACAGACATTTCAGCGACTACCCAAACACCTGCAGTCAGTGCAGTTTGTAAAGATACTTTTCCTGTCGTGCTGTTATAGGAATATTCAATTTCGGGTGTTTTGTACTCACCACCGATATAAAGAGATTGGACACCATAAGATGTGAAATCAGGAGTGAACTCGGTTTCACCTCCCACGGCCTGAAATTTGTATATGCGGATACCTTTGGCTGTATCTTCTGGCGAAAGAATTTTATCGAATAAGCAATACACAACATCGCCTTTGGACAATGCGCGCCCGAGGTTTAACGTATTCCCGTCTATCTCGAAGTTGTCTAACGGAACTTGCATACCACCGTTAATTGTGACAACACCAGTGACAGGATAGAAAGGTAGAGAAAAGAAAGTTTCTCCACCGACACTTGATTTATAAGTGAAAGGAATCTGGTGGGGAGCTGTGACTACGCCGCCGAATAATTCTTCTACATTTCTGGTCATTTGAAAATACCCCATAAAGGATTTGCCAATATGGGGTATTTAGTCTGAACTAATAAATTTATGAACAAAGGTATAATAAGAACCCCGCCAAAGCGGGGCATAAGTTACTTATTACACAGATAACTTCATACGTGTTTTACTTCCATCAGGGAGTCGTATCAAAGCCCACAGTGCACCCGCATCTAAGTACAAGGACATTGTATTAATATCCAACACACCTTCATCCGGTAATACTGTACCAGAAATAGGTAGCTCAGTTGTCTTATAATCTCCTCGGTTAACCTTGAGAGATACAGCATTAGGGGTTGAACCAGAGAGTGCAGTTAACTCAGTCCATGCTGAACCAGAACCAGCAGAACCGTTCAGATGGGAACGTAAAGCACCACTATCCAGAGTAGCTGACAGCTTGTTAATACGTAGAGCCAACTCAGCAGTATCACTATTGAACCCGATGACTCTAGACTGACCTAATACTGGGTCAAGTAAGTTACCAACAAGAATTTTATCTGGAGGAACATTACCGACCAACCCACTTATTGTGGAGTTTGGTGCACTGATAACCAGACCATTTGATGGTTGTGGTTTAATCCCAGCAGCCTTAATCCCATTAACAATACAATCACCTATAATGATAATTTGGTCAGAATCAAAATTAAGGTAGTTACAATCAATAACTGTAATGTTAGAAAATACACGGTTGTAAGTATGTGCAAGCATACCTGCACCAGCACAATCCTGTACGGTAACGTTAGAAACATACCCACCACGACCATCCATACCTAAACCAACACCAAGTGAGTTCATAACAAGAATATTATCAACCAAATGGTTATTAGGCAGTTGGTGGAATGGATATTCAGATACAGGTAAATCCCCAGGTCTATCCGGTTCTGGTGCCATACCTGGGTCAGAACCCAAGTCAAAACCATCCCAAACAGGAGACAATGCAACAGAATCCCTGAACTGTAGATTATAGTTACGTGCAGTACCACCACCAACGGAACCCTGATAAGTCTTGAAACCAGACTCACCAGCTCGCCATGATGTAACACCAATAACTCCACCATTGTGGGATTCACCACCATTATTTCTCAGGAACTGAACACCACTACCAGAACCATAATGAACACGTCCACCAATAACATAATTACCTAATCCCCAATCACCACTAAGGTTCTCAAAGGTAATGATTCCATCTTTACCACCAATGATGCTATCTGAATCAATTACCTTGCAGTGATGACAACTACGGAAAAGGTAAGCAGCCATAAGACCACCAGCATTTCTTATTTCTACTCGGCTGGCACTGCGAATATCTAGAGTGGCTGTAATATGTTGGTCTTTAACGTTCTGTGGGAGTAATGCCTCTAATCCAGGGAATTTAACCCAGTCATTTACCCCAGGTTGATAGCCTTCAATCTTTGATTGCTTCAGCGTTGCAGCAACAAGGGCAGCATCTGTAATCCATTTACCATCAGCATCCCACGGGAAAATGATCCATGGAGTAGTCTTGCTCTCCATGAATGGTTGATTAATTACCGAGCCTGGCCCCATATTATTAAAGATTAAAGCCCCATCTCCAATAAACTTAGCCTTACAGTTAATGGTTAAAATCTTACCACCAAAATCTACAGACTCACCATCTGTGAAGTTGTAATTGATATCAATAAGCAATCCATCTACGGCTGCTGTCGCTGCATCCTGTAATGTAGAATAATCAGATAACTTTACTGAATATTTGAATTTTTTGTTGGCTTCCTGTCTAAATGCTGCGTCACCAACACTCAACCATGCACCTAAACCAACACCACCTGAACTATCTGGAGTAGAACCAGCGTCAACTACCTTTGGCAAAGAACCATCCCATCGATATTTTTTATCATCGTGAACAAGAAGTTCATTTTTCACATTAATGGTATGGCCGAAATTAAAAGAACCAGGTAAAGTCACATATTCTTCGCGACTTACTGCTAATTCCCCGAGATCAACAGAGCCAGAAGAATGAGTGAGGATGGCTTGTTCGTTCAGACTTATCGCAGTCGTTCCTGAAACAATACCTGAAGGAAGAGAATAAGCCCGTTGGGTAGACTCATCATAAATTACTTTAAATCCACCGAGATCAATACCAGCAGTGAAATAAACGACTTCGTCTTCTTTGACACCGAAATTTCGAGCGATAGATTGTTTGTTAACTTCTATGGAAGTAGAGCCGCGTGGTTGATTGAATTGAGAAATCATGATAATGCCCCATAAAGGATGACCAATATGGGGTATTTAGTCTGAACTAATAAAATTTATGAACAAAGGTATAATAAAAACCCCGCCGAAGCGGGGTTTTTACTAAGAACCTGCACCTAAAGAACCAGCAACAGACCATCTGCCAGGCGTTCCAGCCGTCACGCACTGCCATAGGTAAGGGTTTGATTCTGTGGCATCAAGATTAATTATCTTATCACCGCGCAACCAATCTCCTGTACCGTCAGGTCTAGCGCCAACAGGCTTACCAGTACCAAGCCACATTCCATTGTACTGCTGGTTAACATTCTGAAGATAGTGTAATACTTTCGGAAGTTGACCGTTGTACCGCATTACAGTGTTTGCAGTTACCTCACCAAAAAGATTGCTGTTATTTACGTATAATGTTGCATTGGGTCCTGTATTTACATTACTACCCGAATTAGTTGCATCAAGAATAATCAGCGAGCCAGATTTAGCTAGGTTTCCGCTTATCTCGATGTTAGTTAAACCACATGAGTAAAACTCTAAGTTCCTAGATGCTGTTTCTGTACCAAAGTCCATAAGACTAGCAGTATCAGATGATAAAGTGGAGTTGTAGAATTTAAATGTGCAATTATACATGCCCCATGTCCCACCTCTTTGGGAGAACTCACAGGAATCAAATTCGATAACACCATTCTGCCCCCCACCACCAGGAAAGAACATGTAACTTGTTTCAATATCTTTTATAATCTTACATTTGTAAAATTTAGCAAGTGCACCTTCTGTCAGCATGAATCGTTCCTGGGTGTAGAAGTAGCAGTTTATAAAAACTGTTGGCTCATACACATTCCATACTGCCACTGCACATTTTAGGTTCTGATGTTTATCCGTGGACAGATAACTAAATCGGCAGTTTTCAAATGTAACGTTTCTACTAAATTCAGTGTGAACTGGCCTATCATACCCTGATACTGTAAGATTTGTAATCTTGATGCTGTGTGTTGTTGGGTTTCCTGGTGGGGCGTATCCGTCTACTACATAACCACATCTGCCACCCCTGGTAGTATCTGGCACCTCAATCAAGCCATTTGATATTTCTATTTCAGTGCTTCCGTACCAGGTTGTCATACCATCAGACCATGCCTCAAGTTCAGTGGATGTAAATCCGAGGTCTGAGCGGGCAATGCAATCTGTAAGATGAAATCCTGTTACAACACCAAAATGGCAGTTGCTAATGTTAACCCCAGCGCGTTGTGATTTATCAACAGTAAAGTTTTCTAACTTGAAATGGGTAACATTTCGTAAGTTTACTCCGTTACCCACATCATTTCCTTTAATGTTAAAATTACGGAGATATATGTGTTCATAACTTCCTACAGTGCCACCTTGATAGTCATTTGTATGTATTACATTAAGATCATACCCGGTTGCTTTATTCGAGCTATCAAGAATTGCCCCTTTCCAATCGATAGTTGAGCCATTGAAATCGATATCAACAAATGAGCGCATAGCCCATTTATCAGCAATGTTGATTGTGCTACCCATAGGGAAGAACATCTTGAAGAATGGGCTACGAATCATCGCATTTAGTGCAGGCAGAGCATTAGCCATGCCGCTGACGAAGCCAAAGTTTCTGGCGTCATTGACTGGGTAGCCATTCAGTAATCCCACACATTTCCAGTTGGTATCAGTAGCAGGTGTGGTGACTGTTATATCCCGTGGATAAGTACCACCCCATATATACCACATACCATCTGTGTACTTAACCGCTTGACGATCATTAGTAACAGTGCCGACACTTAAGAACTTAAACTCTTTCTTAAATTCTGTAATAGCGCCACCATCTATTAATAGTGCACCATTATCTTTAGACAAATCACTCCTCAGAGTTGCATCACCAACACCAACCCAAGCACCCAAGCCAACGCCACCAGATGTTTCAGGAGTTGAGTCAGGAGCAACGGTTTTAGGAAGTGTACCATCCCAACGATACTTTCCATCCGTGTGGGTGAGTAATTCATTTTTAGTATTGATGACAGCACCAGAATCAAATGTCCCAGACAATGTAATATATTCTTCACGAGATACAGCTAATGCGCCCAGATCAACACTACCAGCAGAATGTACAAGCACAGCCGAAGAACTAAGGCTGACTGCCGTGGTTCCAGTCGGTAGCTCTGGAATAAAATATGATCTCTGTGTTACTTTATCATAGATAACTTTATATCCACTTAACACAGCACCAACACTAAAATAAATGACCTCTGTATCTTTAACATTGGTTACACGAGCCACTTCCCGCAAAGTATAATCAATTTGATTATAGATGTTTGGCGTTCCATTGATAATTACAACAACTTCATCCTCTGCATCCAGTTCTTGCGCAAGAGTGATTTTACTGGTTAATGGATCAAATGTGAACCCCAGATTTTTATACTGTCGACTTCCGTTTATATCAATAGCCGGAACATCATCGACAACGATGTCTAACGTGATTTCGGTTTCACCGCCAATCGCTGACCCCCCATTATAGACCCAGGTAATCGTAGAAGAACCAGAACCACCGCCATTACCCAATTGAATAGGAGTATATTCAATCACCTGAAGTTCTGTGCTGGCTGGCAAAGAAGGACTGAAAGTGATCACATTCCCATCTAGTGAATATTTGGATTCCGCAAGACGTTTTCCGTCAGCATACACGTCCACGATTGTTGGTGGAGTATTGAGAGTGACAGCGCTTGTTTCAGACGCCAAAATTTGTGTAAAAATCTCGCGACTGTAGACACGACCTTGGCCGAGGCCAACACCAGATGTGATAACCCAACCTTGTTCAGGCCCAGACCAAGTGAAAGTCGCCGACACGTTATCGGTGGATATCGTCATATCTTCGGTGGAGCCGTAAAGGTTATTTCCCGCTGGAGATACAGTCAATGGGTAAGTGGCGAATTTTCCATAAGCATCACAAATAGTAACGGAATCCCCAATACGCGTAGGGGAAGGGAGAACCACTGTAGATGTCCCTGTGGTATTATTAATGAGATAGCCGCGACCTTCTAACAAATTGCTAGAGGGAGCGTGAGGGAGCGTTTCCCAGCGTATTCCACCGCCCCCCAAAGACAACCAACCACCGTTTTCGTAATAACCTTCAAATTCATCGCTATCAGGATTGTAACGTACAGAAGATGGAAGACCTGCAACTTCAGTATCTTCAGGGAACGTCAATATTGCACCAGGGGAATGCTCTATGGTGCCGGAGTTATTGAAGCCTTTTATGTTCGAAGACTCAGAAGTTTCTAAACCCAAAGGGAAAAGAGGCTGTGTTGGTTTGTTGGCCATTTGTAATACCCCTAAATGTATTCATGTCATCTAGGGGTATTTAGTTTTAGAAAGAAGCTGTAATAGAATAATCGACAGAACAAGCGGTTGTTGTATTTGCATTAACAACGGAAATTCTCAATTTGCCACCCACAACAGCCCCTGTGAACGTCACTGTACCGCTCGTACTTTTCTGAACCAACAACTCTGATTTGATCGTTCCGTCACGAGTTATGGTTACTCGATATGTGTCTACGACATCTCCTGTACCCCATTGCGCAGTTACCAGTATTTGACAAAGGTTTACCAAATCAAAATCTGGAAGAGCCGTCGTTCCCGAAGCCGAAACCGTGTATGACGACAAATTCGTTTTGGTACGATAAACGGCGTTCCCCAAACTATTGTCGATAGAGGTCATCTTGGCATTATACGTTGATACACTAACTTTATCACTGGAAAGAGAACTGATGCTGTTATCCAGAGATGTCATCTTCGTGTTGTACGTGCTGACCTCGACTTTATTACCCAGAGACGTATTGATATTGGAGATACTCAAATCCAATGACGCCATCTTAGTGTTATAAGTCGAGGTGTTGACTTTCCCGTTCAACGACGTGTTGATGTTATTAATCTGGGACTCTAGACTCAGCATATCTGCGTCATACGCTGTCGTTGTCACATATCCATTAAATCGGTTGTCTGCAAACAACGCATCAAAAAATGCAGTCATTGTCCAATAACGCGCTCCAGAATTTGTTTGTACTGGAACTGAAGTCGGCAACGTTGGTCCGGTATACGCAGACAATCTGGTGAAATCCAAATTGAATTTGTAATATCCGGATGTCAACAACTCCCCAGCCAAACCAGAACCAGGCGGGGTAGTGTCTTCACTGACGCCATGCTTTCTCAACATACTCAGGTTAACACCATCTGTCGAGTTCGTTGGTTCATCTGTGATTGAAACGGATTTTCCGGCGGGAACTTGTATGCCCCCATTGGTCACCAACAACGCATTGAAAGTCTTTTTGCCATTGATTGTTTGTTCACCACTATCTGTCCGAATAACTTTGTTGGCCAGAGTATCATTGATTGTGTCAACAGATCTTTTCAACTCGTATGTCAGGCGAGCAGACGGTGGAAACAATGGGTCGCTGACTTCAAAATCATCAATGACGTCGTTTTTACTTACTTTGTCGTCAACAGAACCCAATATCTGATCTATCTGCTGACCTGTATATTGACTCAGGAAATCGGCCATTTTTAGCTCCTTGTGCTTTCTAGGAATACAGTAAATCCAGCAGGATGAAAATGCTGACGGAAGACGCGCTCAAACACACCTTCAAAATCAGATACGTCGCCTGGGACTCCTATAACATAAGTGTATTCATCATAATAGTAATCATCACGCATCCCTGTCGTGCCGTCACATTCAAAATTTCCGTCCAGACCGCCTATGTCTTCTTTCGTAAAATAGACGCTGACTGGACAACCGAAATATATCCAAAAGAACAATTCAATCGCTTTCTTTGTTCCACGTATTTTATAGATGTGTTTCAATAATTTCAGCCAACGCGGATGATCCAGAGTTCTCCGTTTCGTTCCTTCGATATAAACAGAGAACGTATCGCCCGTGGCCGTCAATAAAGAATCCGAACCAACTGGGATAAAATGACCAAATTCCTGAAATGATTTATCAACAGTTCGTTGGAAACCAAAATCATTATACCAGTCATCTATCTGTTTGTTCTTATCTTCTATTGACAGTAGCGGCCTTCCGTCGGCATCTAAAAGTTCTTCGGCATCCAGAGCCATCATGTTCTCAAATGTTCTGACCAAAAATTTATCTGACAAATAATCCTTGGCCTCTGAGCCTGGGGTCTTGTCAGCCTTTAAATCAATCAGCTGCTTAACTGGAGAATCTTCACTCTCAGGATTCATCCAACTAGACGTATCTGCCAGATATGCCAAGATCTCTTCTTGAGTAAACCCCTGCTGTCTATACAACCAATTGAAGAACGTGTCCATAAATTCTATGAACAGAGGGAAATCATTCTGGTAGAACAACGGAGTTTCATACTTAACCCCGTTGTGTCCATTATTAAGATCTTTGGACATAGCGCACCTCTGGCGTAACAACCACATCACCAATCTTGAATACTTGGTTTTGTGTAGCCTGTATGTTCTGGTTCAGTCCATCCGGTAACACGACTATGGTCACCCCTTCAGGGTTATAGTTGGAGACCGTGATCTGTTGAAGGTCTACAACCCCATTTGCATAATCCACAACCCCTGTTTTTTGAACTAAAAACTCTTTTGTCGTGTCATTGTTATTCACTTTATACATGTTCAAATCGCCATTATTGTCGCGCATGTAGTAAGTGAAATCCACCTCGGCAGGAAGCGGTTTGAACCCCGTTATTTTCACAGAACCAGGTTTGATACTTCGTCCATAACTGAATGTGAAACTGTCTAAGACTCCATAATCAGGTTTAAAATGGCGTTTATAACCAACTGAAGTAATATTCGAGTTGATAGAACGTTCCATTTTTGTAATTGCTTCCTGCAATATTTCTTTGTCAAACAATTGGTCAAATCCGCCGAGATTATTTTCACCCCATTTAACGATACTGTTTCCAACAACAACTTTCATCTGTTCTTCAACGTAGACTGTAGAAGTAGGATCCCAAAATATAGTCGTTGAGACTTGGATATATGTGATCTCGGAGTCTACTATTTTGGGGGTAATAGATCCCACATTATACTTGTCCAGAGCAGCAACGATATCGGCCTTCTCAGCGTCCGAAAGTGTCTCACCAACAGAAGGTATAACAGCGATGTAAACATAGCCAGAATCAGGAGGAGACAGCGTGTCACCACCATATGATTTAGCTCGGGAGACGTTGGAGAATAACCTTTCAGTCAATACACCATAATCTGTTTCTGTAACCGCAGCACCATCAGCCTGATAAGCTAAAGGAGCCAACCGTTTAGTGTCCTCAATAGATTCCGGATCGTCTCCACCTGCGCTACGTTCGGAAACCAATTCTACGTCGACCTGGTTAAACCCGCCTATGGATGACGCTGATGACAGGCTTGTGATATCATTCCCATCAGCACCAGAAGTTTCCAAGTATTGAAGGAATATGACGTTCCCATCTTCTACTCGACGCGAAAGATAACCATCCCCGAATTCAAACACATACAGACCGTCAATACCCAATTCTACGAAATACAGGTAAGCATATTGGCTCAGATCAAATGGACTGTTGTAACGTTGATATGTCGTCGAAACGTCGGAAGACTCTGATTCTTGTACTTGCACGACCATATGATTGATATCGACATTCCCAGAAGGAATCGTATATGTTGAAATCGCGCTTCCTTCAACATCATATGTCTTGTACAACCAATTCCCCTGTACCAACTTTACATTGTTGAACATGTAATAACCGTCTGCAGTCAACGTTGCCGACACTGGTTTCTCAACAGTAAAGTTGTAGGAACTGCCGTCTTTTGCCCCAACGAACATTACGCGCCGATCCATGATGATCTCATTGGGGGCTGTGCTGGCGTCATAAGGCGTAACTTTGATGTTGACATACATGTATGCTGCCCGATAGTTGTCAGGCGTGTAGGAAAGAAATGCAGCAGATAAACCGACGTTTGAACGTTGATTTGCTGTCTTCAAATGGCCTTCACCATTAAGCATGTTTTGCATAAAGGCTATGGCGTTCGCGTCAGATGCCAACAAACGAATAATCGCACTAAGACCAGAACCTTCAAAGTCATAATCTTTAAAGGTGGGATCAGCTTTCATTCGCTGTTTAATAATGTATTCAAATGCTCTGACGTCGAGTGAAGGAACTGTTTGCGTGGCCATGATAATCTCCATCACCTGAGTTTGAATATGGTGTTGAAGATATTTAGCCAACGGGAATCAAAACGCTCGCGCGCGTTTAATTTATTCGAATATACTCGCGAGGGGGCTGACGCCCTCGCTCGTAACACCGCCTTGACAGGCAGTCCCATTCCGCAGCCATGGAGGCTGCTTCTCGTTGTTCGTTAACACTCACAACTCGAAGGGCACCGCGTTAAGATACAGTTTCTTGATGTTGTAGAAAAGTAGTTTTTACCTATTAATAATCACTGTCATTATTTTATTGGCCATTCCTGTGTTTATATTCAATAAACGTATCTCCAATATAATAATGGAGACATTTAATCAATTCGGTGAGGCTCCGGAATGCACATTAACACAGCAATCATGAAACACATTATTCCTTTATTGGCAAAATACGAAGGGGAACGCGCCACGAAAATCCCTTTTGGAACAATCACAGATGAAGTGAAACGCCTGACAGGTAAAAGTATCAATTTCCGTCGCGTTGTTGAATCTGCGTTAGAGTTGGCCCGTTCCGATTTACAGAATCCAACATTTTCATTTAATATTGACGTAACTTCTTCACTCCGACAAGAATTGGAAGAATCATCACAAGCGCGGCGCGATCGTTTCCGTCATTTATATGTTCGTAACGAATTCTCCGAAGGTCGTGTTGGTATGAAACTGGAGTCTATTCGTTCTGATATTTGCTTCACTGTCAACTATGTTTTAGAGCCAGAAAGCCAGCGCATTTATTTTGGCGCGATTATCGGTTTCTATGGGAACTCTATTAATGGTTGGGCAGAACGTGTTGGATTAAAAGAAACCCAGAACAATCATTCCACACCTTCTACCCATTATATGACGCATGAAGCTGCTGGCGAATATGTTTACCTTCTGCGTCGTGTTGTGAAGTTAGAAGTGTTAAAATAACGCTTTATTCAATAAATAATTGTAGTAAAGTTAGTTGCATGGAAGGGAGGGAACACTATGTTTTACATGATGTTACTCCTCATCCTCCTGATCGGGATTACCTGCTCTCTCCTGGGTCTACCCGATCAGTCCGGTAAACAGTTGCCCACTTCGGCGCATCCGGTTTTGAGTGAAGGTTCGTCCGCACTGCTGTGGGCAGTGTAGCTCAAAGGGGAGAGGACTTTTCAAATTAGCTGGGCTGCGGTAAAGTATTAAACATGAGGGAAATAACACAGTGGGAGTCGGGTTTGCAGCCCAAAACCAGTTAACCCCTAGTCTCAGGGGCTTGTGTGAATAGAGGCGTAATAGCCACCTCGCTGGTGTCAGTGGACGCACTTGACCGTCGGAGAACGAAACTCCCTGTTGTAGCGTGATTAGCTCAGAATCAGAGAGCACCCTGTTAGCAAGTCGACACCAACATATAAGGGGAGGTCGGGGGCGCTAATCTCCATCACGCCGACAACATTATGAGTCTTCATAGAGGGTTCATAATGTTGCGTCAAAGGGCAACAAGAGGATTCCTGTTGGTTGAATTAACTTGATTCATAGTTCCTGCTGATCTTCCCGGATTCAGAAGAACACCGACAGGACGAGGCCGGATGCGTAAGTTCCGGCAAATCGATGGTGAGGTGGTGCATTGGTGACACGGGGTGGCGCTCAGAAGTGTGGTTCGATTCCACACCCTCGTCAACAAAAATAAAAGGTTTTATCAATAACGGGTTACAAAGTATAGTTAACTCACTGAACGGCAAGCTGTTTGAGTCCTGGCCACTCATAGCGATGTGAGACCAAGACAGGTAGGTTTAGGACTCAAACAGGTTTTCGTTTTCGTTGTGCGTGACTTTGCGGGTTTTTAGAAACTGACCACAAAAATAATCGCTAATGATAACACGTTCCTGGCAGTAGCTTAATAGCCATACACCAGTGAGGTCTTCCGATTCCTCATAACAAAATTCGGCGCACTAACAATAGGCGGGAGGGTGTGATTAATAAGCTCCCGCCGACAATGAGCGGAGCGTGTACTTAATAGGTCGATGGGAGCAGACTACTTCTGAGAAATCAGGAGCGTACATGAGAAGGTTCGAGTCCTTCCTCCAATCCCATTGCCGTTATATCTGACTGTCCAAAGGGGATAAGCTCCTGAGTAAGCAGAGGTGGGTTGCCTAAGTCAGATGGGATGTAAGGTCAGCGCTGGCCAAGCATTTGGGTTCGACTCCCTAAAACGGCTCCACATCTTAGAGGACATTGACAGGTGGAAGCATTTGGCGCCAAATGTTCGTGGCGGGTTCGAGTCCCGTGCAGTGTCCTCTAAGATGTGAGCGAAGTCTTACCAATTGCCCTGATCTCTGGCAAGTGAAGGGCAACGCAAATCGAAGTTCTCTGGGTATATCTTTTAACCCTCAAGGTCTGTACACAGAAGTGGCCGTCCCATGAGTAAGTTAGGCGATATACAACATGTTGGGTCGAACCTGTTAAGCCCAGAGAACTTCGATTTGCGTACTTGAGAGAGCGTTGTATGAAATAGGGCAATGCCTTGCAGACCTCGACACCTACATATTCTAGACACTAGTGGGTGCTGGCGAAGATCTCAAAATAAGCTGGTCATCAAGGGTAGCTCCCTGACTAGACGAACAATGAGAGGCCGAACTAAGGGGAAACCCGAGACAGGCGCAGTATTTTCAAGTTCGCAAAACAGTGATCATCCTGACAAGTGTGATCACTCTACGACAGAGACGTAACATCGTGGCTATCAACCACATCCTCGCTCTAGTGATGAGTGGTGTTATGTTTCTGTCGGCCAGCCTCGTTTGGTCCGAACGTAGAGGACAAGTGCTGAAGCGAGACGAAGACGCTGAAGTGCGAGTTGCGACATTGGTTGCAACTTTGATGGCTCTAGATTTTATAAACCAAGTCTATGGGTGACGCGGGATCTTTAGTCCTAGAGCCATCAAAGTTGTGTCCAATCCGATCTTACAAGCCCGTATCCCGATCTGGTTAAGACTTGTAAGTGGAAAGCCCTGGAAAAATAAACGCCTGTGGTGAGACTACAGTGCAAGTCGATGACCTACAGAAGCGCGTTGCCGTGAGGCGCACAAGAGGCATGCATGAACTGATCATGCACAAACGGGATAAAAGGTTGACAGTCCTTGATTGGACACAACAAATTCATATTGCTGTGGGTAGTTGTTATGGAAGAGATTTGGAAAGAGTTGTATTTAGACAAAATTGGCATTCATGTATTTGTCAGCAACTATGGAAAAATTAAAAAGCCAGAACTGACTATACGCCGTAAAAATCAGTTTGGAGAATATGAACAAAAACTACCTGAAAGATATTTGGTGGGCGTAGACAATGGAACTGGTTATTTGCAAATCAAAGTAGAATATAAGGGCAAATATTTCAGGAAATATCTACACTGGTTTGTCTGGGTTGCATTTAATGGTCTAGTCCCAGAAGGGTTTGAAATAGATCATGTTGATGAAAATAAGTATAATTGCGTATTGTGGAATTTACAATTGCTGAGTAAGGAGGCCAACATGAAGAAGATGTTGAAATCCAATCCACATGTGTTAGATAATTTGAAGAAACAAAAGGTCCTGTAGCTCAGTGGTAGAGCAGCCCCCTCATAAGGGATTGGTCGCTGGTTCAAGTCCAGCCAGGGTCACCACTAAATAAACCAGTTGTTCAATAAACAATTGGTGAGTATGATGAAAACGTTCGGTGAGTTTCTTACTGAGTGGGATGGTCTCGCTACTGACAACAAAGAGATTGTTGAGTTTGTTGAAAAGCGAGGCGATAAGTGGGTTGTCCTTGACCACACCAAGACTAAAGTTCTTGGGACACATGACACCAAAGCTGACGCGGACGCCCAATTAGGGGCGATCGAAGCGAATAAACATAGTTGAAGGGTTCTATATTATGAAGAATATTTGGGTGGTAATTTCCAACAGAATTCGCGCTAGTTGGGAAGGTCGGATGGTGAGCATCAAGAACGGGTCTCATCCAAAAACTTACGATCGTTATGATCCTGCCCTGGATCTTCATGCAGAATAAAGAGTGTTTACGAAAGTAAGAATAGAGACGATGTAGTTCAGTCGGTAGAACGGCGGTCTGTTAAATCGTATGTCGCAGGTTCAAGTCCTGTCATCGTCGCCAGGATTATGTCGGGTCTTGCAGGATGGAATAGAGATTCTGTTTTGATGTCCAGGGGAGTCTAGTATTCAAAGTGAACATATGATAGCTTTGAAGAAACACAAACTAAAGATTGGGGTTTGAATCCCCCGCCCGACGACAAACAATGGGTGTGAAACGAAAGCAAGTAAGCACGAAGTACGCGAACGACAAGTTCTCTCGAGCGACGTCTAATAGCCGAACGGAATCTGAACCCGACGAAAGTAACGCCCACCAAATTCAGAGTGTAGAGGCTACAGTAGTGCGCACCTCACGGAAAGCTACACCGGACACTCTGATACAAAATCTACCACCGCGTGGATTAGCTGAGGAAGGATGGCCGATGTCCTCAAGCGTGGCCCAGCACGTGGTGGTAGACCAAACACAGTAAGCGTTGCAGCCAGCTGTGTATAAAATGGGGTGACTCCACATCGGAAACGATGCCCCAACTTCCAGAAATGGTCGGGCGCGAAGCCTGTAAAGTTCCAGGAGATCGAACCAGAAGGCACTGGTGTCAGTTAACCAATCGGCGCTGATAAGCGCGGGGAGTTGGGCTACGGCAGATCAAATGCACAATCGGGTGTGAAGCCCGTCCATAATACGCTCGGTCAGGTCAAGAACCCAGATTTAGGTCATGGCTTGGAAAATTCTTGACCGAGGCGCAGTATACGGAAGGTTGCCCGAGAGGTTTAAGGGACTCGACTGCTAATCGAGTGGGGCTTTTAGCCCCCGAAGGTTCGAATCCTTCACCTTCCGCCAAATTGCTTCATAGCTCGAGTGGTAGAGCGCAGGAAAGTTTCGAGAGAACAAGGTGCCTGAGGTCACTGGTTCGAATCCAGTTGAAGCAACCAGAACAATGAGTGTGACTTCCTGAAGATGAAGAAGGTGTGCATGCCGACTTCATAACAATCTGGGGTTAAGGAAGTTAAGAAAGCCGGAGGATATGCAAGGTGAAATGCAATAGCTTTTCATTGTCCTGACGGTTTCGGGTTCGATTCCCGACGCACTCTCCCAACGCCCATTATCAGAAATTGCTGTGAGTAGTCTTTCCATCCCCACGATGGTTTAACATAGCCCGATCAGGATGATCGGGTTTCTTTTTGTCTGTAATAAATAGATCTGACTTGTAAAGGAGGTCTATTATGGCAACTGCTAAGATCACACCAAACGCAAGTACATGGACGCAAGTCTCAGACGGCACATCTTTGAAAACTCTTCAAGTGACTCACGGTTCTGTGTATCTGTGTGATAGCCCCAGCACTCCAACGGGTAACAACGCGCATATCATATATCAAGGAAATATGGTCGTTTTAACCCCGCCGACGGTGGGATGGGTTAAGGCAATTAATTCTGATGCGACGGTTATCGTTTCTTAAGGAGGGAGTATGGCCATTTTGACATCTCCCTATTTGGGGAATATGCTTCAGACCCATCGCATCAAAACAGAAGTCAGATTTTCCGGTTTGTCACAACTTCTAACTTCTGGGGCAACTGGAATAGATTTGTTAACTGTGTTGGATGGGAAGACTCCGAACCCTTCTTCTCCTACTGGTTTGGCTCCGTTCTTTAAATTATCAGATCACAAATTTCACGCGTTTCCTTATGATTCTATTCTTCCGGTGAAGGTCAATATCGTCGGTTCATGGTCTGGATCCACTTCAAACAGAACCATGATTGTTGACTTTGTTGGCTCTGTTGGGAACCAGTTATCAAGAAGTCGTGATGCTAGCGTACCGCCGCCGGACACCTTGTCTTTCATTACGTTCTTCAGTGTTGACAAGGATGGGAATCTGGCGACAAACGGGGCGCAAATCAAACTGTACTCTTATGGCGGTGACTTCACTATTACTGAGGTCGTGTTGATTGCCGAGCAGGTTGTCCCACTCTATATGACCAGCATTTGATTTGTTCAATGACAATAAGGGGTTTAAAATTTAACCGTTTATAAACCCCTTCATTGATTTGAGGAAACACCATGCGCAATGTAACAATCTGGGATTACAATGATGTTGTTTGTGATCTGCCTCCATTTGCTCGTCTGTACACATATAAAGGCAACAAGCGCACTCTGAATGAGTTCTTGTATCCGGCATACATTTACAGAGACGGGCACCTCGCACCGCGTTCCCTAGATGATACGGGCGTCTGCACCCCATTTGATCTGAACAAGAAAGGCCAAGCGGTGTTCATCGGTTATTCCAGCGAAGACGATATGGTCAACGGGCGGCGCGGCCTGTATATGGTATTCAATTCATTTGAGCAAGCAGTGAATTGGATGTTCAAAAATGGATATGACTTTTATGGTGAAGAGAGTTCTACTGCTCGCCGCCGTAAAGTTAAGAACGTCGATTTCTACGCCGAGCGCAAGAAATATCTAGATATCGCTCATCAGTATGAGCAGTCCAAGAAATCTGTTTTAATCAAGCCTTGTGTTTCTGTGGCTGAAGAAGCGAGTGTTGTGGACAATTCCGATCTGAATCAGGCGATCAAATCTTTGAAGCCGACTCCACCAGCCAGTCGTGTTCTGAACGATCAGGGAGCGCCTGTTGGTGTGGATCCTGAACTTCCACCCATCCTTCAGTATCCTCCGAAGGTGAGTGACTCACACAAATCGTTTTTCCGCCGCCTGATGGATTTTCTGACCAAGTAACCCGAGATTCTCCTTTTCTATACTCCTGTAGATACGCTATGATAAGCCAATGTCTACAGGAGAAATAGAATGAACAAGTCCATCTTCGATACACTTTCCCTCGACCGCAACCTGGTCCACTGGGAAGACTACCTCTACAAGCACACCCCGTGTGAACTCGTTGCCAACCCTGAAACCAATCAACAGGTCTGGTTCAAGCGTGAAGATTACTTCGCGCCGCTGTCCAACTATACAGATGGCAAGCAGGGCATCAACGGCAGTAAATTGCGTCAGGCCATCTGGCTGATGGTTGAGCATTTAAAGGCCGGAGGCTCCCCAGACCTTATCCATGGTACTGTCGTTGGTAGTCCGCAATCCCCTATGGCGACAGCAGTCTCACGGCATTTCGGCGGCAAGACAACTACAGTCCTGGGCGCTACCAAACCCACCACGTGTATGAACCATGAAATGGTGAAGATGAGCGCCTGGTTCGGCAGCGAATTCAACTTTGTCGGTTCGGGTTACAACAGCACTATCCAGCCGCGCTGCAAGAAATTGATTGAGCAGCAGAATCCAAAAGCATATTATCTAGAGTATGGGATCACTCTGGATCATACGTTGCATTCTCCGGAGAGGATTGCAGGATTTCATATGCTGGGCGGCGAGCAGGTTGCTAACATTCCGGACCATATCACAGATCTGATCATTCCTGCTGGTTCATGTAATTCTTGTACCAGCATTTTGACAGGGCTGGCTATGCACCCGAAACCAAATCTGAAAAATGTATATCTGATCGGGATTGGTCCCAACCGTCTGGACTTTATTGAAAGTCGTTTGCGTATTATTGGAAAACAAGCTAATCTTCCGCACATAACGGATTTCACTCGTTGCTATCACGACAACCCAGATTATGTGTACGGCAAGAAGGATCTTCAGCATGCCTCTAAGAGCGTTTCGCTGGCTGGCCTCCTGATGGGTATCCGCGAGAAGGGAGAGCCGGAGATAACGCTCCCACGCTTTGCAGTACACCATTGGGATTTGCATACAACGAATTGGGTTCGCTATAATGACCTGATGGATTATCAGTGGGGTGATATTGAGCTGCATCCTCGCTATGAAGGCAAGGTCATGACCTGGATCCAACAGCATAAGCCAGAACTGCTCAACGAAAACGCTCTGTTCTGGATTGTTGGTAGCAAGCCGTATGTTGAGCCAATGAAGGCAGCATGCCCCGAATTGTCTATGCCGGAACAAGTTCCTGTGAACGAGTTTACCCCTGATTGATCCCTCCTAAATACCCCATACAGTAAGTGTGGGGTATCTATGAAAACCTTCCTAGAATTCTATCGTGAATCAACATTGCCCGATTTTACGGATATTGTTTTATATCATGGGTCGAATGTTGAATTCGACGTCTTTGATTTTGAAAAATTTGGCCAGACTGACTCTGGTACGATGGGTGCTGGATTTTACCTGACAGGGGATCCAGAAAAAGCGCAGATCTACGCGGAAAACGCCGCTCGCTATCGTCAATCTGGTGAACCTGTTGTCATGGCATTTCGTGTTAAGGCCAAGAAGACTCTGGTGATAGATTCTAATAACGTTTCTGTTTGGGAAAACAAAATGCGTGAGTTGGGGATAGAACCTGGTAAGATTCACGATAATGTGAAGGAACTTATCAATAAAGGATTCGATTCCATAGCCTCTATGAGCGCTAATAACGTTGAAGAAATGGTCGTGTTTAAACCAGGGCTGGCGAAGAGAGAAGCCTAAATATCCCATAAGGTTTATCCATAGAGGAAACGAACATGCCAATTTCAAAATTATTTGAAGCCGATACACCAGCAGATATGCCTATCTGGACTGGGGTTCAAGACGGAACTACGATTGAATTCTTTGAGCGCGGGGAAACGGGCGCAGAAGAAATTTATGCATCGGTACAGGGCACGGATGTTGTCCGCGCTGCCGTAGCCCTTGCAACATTCTTAGAAGACGCCCCAATTGACGGTATCCCGTTTGAAGCTCACGTGGATCCAGAAGATCCAACATCTATCATCATTACAGTTCAGGGTTCTGAATATACGTCTTATAGCATTGAACATGATGAAGAGACCGGAGCACTGTTTATAGCAACGGATCTTCAATTGGAAGATGACGAGATTGAATATCTGAAACAGAATGGTCGCCTTCCAGAGTACTCTGACGCAGAATTGGATTCTGCGTTTGATGAAGTAGACGATGAAGACGACTTTTGGGATGGGAAATAAACAAAGGGGCATTAAGCCCCTTTATTTTAGATATCGTTTGTGTATACTGTGAATCTCATTGTTACGACATCTGTTCTTTCATCCTTGTGTAATTCGAACTTCAAACCTTCCTTCAGAAGACTCGCCACCAACAATGTTTTGAACTTTTCGACTTGCTTGTCTGTTGGGTATTTTTGAGACTTATATGCCTGTTGAAATGCGGTTAATATTTCGTCAAACCTGTGGCCACCAACAGCGTACACCATGTCATCAATTTCAACTCCGCGATTTGCTTGGGAAACGAGTTGCTTCTTCATTTTGCAAACAAAGATATCAACGGCTTTTTCAACTATCCCCATGGCTTCCCAAATCTGAGCCTGGTCAATCGTAGTCTGTAATTCTTGTGCGAAGTTTTTCATCATTTCACCTTCCTCGTTGGATATTGGTTAAAGAGTTTGCCCAGCTTGGACACATTGATAATCGTCTGAGTCTTCCAGCGCTCGATCCCCTCTGGTGTAGTCACGGTTAGGATTGAATAACCCCATATATGGGAACCATTCAGCACAGCCGCGCTGTGCCCACCAATTTTGTCTTCCAGTTTACAAATGAAAGACTCATATTGCATCGCAGCGTTTCGACGTGCTTCTTTGACAAACAGAGCATGGCGCTCAGGATCAGCTTTGACAATATCCGGCTTCCCAGGTATGTAAGAAGGATTCACTGCCTGGGTCAAAGAACGGTAGAGCGCATGTTTTGATTTCATTCGTTGGTAATCTGGATCACCAAACTTGACACCAACCGAAGATGGCCACGGAGCGCACTTCTCGACGTCCCAGCCGTTGGATGCCAGATCGTCCATTATGTTCTTGATGACTTTGTTCGCGTACTGCTCAGCAGCATTCTCAGCATCAACCAGCAGAGGCTCGACGGCAATACGGACAGGAGTTTTTGGGGTGCTCATGATATAGTCCTTCAGTTCAAAGTAAGCCCCCGAAGGGGCTTTGTCATATTAGAGGCGGGAATCCAACCATGCGTTCTTTTCATTCTGCCATTCCCAAGCGGCCTGACCACCTGCCATGATAACTTCCAGAGAAGGAGTATTGTCATCCTCGCCGCCGTGAAGATCTGGATCAAATCCATCATCTTCCGGATCATCTTCACATTCGTTCTGATATGCGGAATATTCAATATAATGCGCTTCGGCTTCGTAATCCATGTCTCCCAGAGCAGTCTCAAGAGTCATTTTACCTTCGGCAATCAGCTCAGCCGTTGCGTCGTCCAGACCTGCGTCTTTCGCTTCAACGAACAGTTCGTGACGTTTCTGGAAGAAAAAGAATTGCATGGCGGCAGAACGTGAATCAAAGAATTCTTGACGAGGAGCAGTGATATCACGCCCATCAATTTTACTTACCATCACGACACGAGAACCGTACTCAACCAGGAAGCGACCGCCTTTTACGGGGTTGCTGCCGTCAACTGTGCCCAAAGTGGTGATTACACGGCCTTCTTCGGTGCCGAACAATACAGTTTTGCCGGATTTGGATTGAGCGATAATTTCGATTGCCATGATGTATTTCCTTCTCTTCAGATTGTTGTTTGTTCGTACTACAATTAGAAGTATACGCCAGTTATTGAAGAAGTAAACTTTATTCAATAAATATTTTAATAAATTTTGAATTCTGCTCCTTTGTACACTGCTTTCCCTCGTTCTATGAGGCCGTCGGGGACAACCACCTTTGTGGGCCATCCACCGTCCGGTGCCTTGACAGTCAGGCGTGTCTTATGATCACCCAGCTGAATTTGTTCATAAATCCTTCCTCTCACTATCGTCGCCCCGCCTTGGGTGACGAGCAATCTCTTGTTTACCACTTTCATTCCTTAACACCAAAAGAAAGGGGAGTTTCCTCCCCTCTAACTTATTTCTTCAGATCAGGCCACGCACCAGAGGTCGCAGTAGACCCAGCTGGGGGAGCAGACTCAAGATCGGGAGAACCCGACTGAGTAACAACAGTGGGATCTTTGTTAACCACTTTGACCCCAAACTGCTTGAGAGCATCCACAGCTTGCGCCTTCCGGCTGTTGCTTTTGTAATGGTTATACCCCTTGATACCGAATGATGCACTAATTGCTGTCAATAACGAATAGGTATACCATTCAGGTGCGGTATCGAGCGCCTGGAGGCCGTCGATTACTGCTTTGATGAAATCCCCTTTATGATACTCATCAGGGAACAGAATTAGTTCCACAACCGGAGCAGTCATGACGAGGATAGCGGGAACAGCTAACACGATAGTCCAGAATTCGTCTTTCCAAGACCCGCCGACTTCGGTGATCTTAGACAGCTCCCAATCTGAGGAGGACTTGATAGCCTCTAGCTTGACATCGTGTTTGGCCTGAACAACTTCCCGCTTGTATTGGATCAAATCAGTCCCGAGGTTCCAGAGTTGCTTGAGCGCCCCTGGGATCATACTCACAAAGGGGATTGCCATAATAAACTCCTTGGTCATTGAACGTTCCTCGGCTAAATTACGGGGACGTGCTAACGGCACGGTTAACCGGAGACAAACAATGACTGTTTTCTATACGAACGTTGCCCGACAGGGTAACGACCTTCTGATTCGTATTGCAGACGACAACGGTAATCGCCGTATGTTGCGTAAGAAATTCGAACCCACCTTGTATTTACCCACAGCCGATTATTCCAAAGTTGAAAAGATTGGCCTCCTCAATGAACCGTTGGTGTCTAAAAAATTTGCGTCAATGCGTGACGCCGACAACTATCTGGAGGAATATAAGGAGGTCGAAGGCGCTGCTGTTTACGGACAAACGGATTATGCATATCAATTCATAGCGCATAGTTTTCCTGGGATGATTACCCCCGATTACTCAAATATTCACATCGCCAACGTGGATATCGAAGTTTTCTCGGCTGGGTGGCGCGATGGAGAAATGACTAAAGGCCCATTTCCTCACGCGACGATTGAATCCCACACGTTTAAGGGGAGCGAGGCGCGTGTTCGCCGATTCCATAAGCAAGTGTTGGCCAACCATGATTTCGTTCGAGAGCACTTCCCAGGTTCCTTTATTTCCAACAACGTGACTGACCAGTTCCCTATCATTGATAGTAATGGTAAGATCACACAGAACATGAATGCCGCCTTCCCTATTACGCTCATCCAGCTTCAAGACATGAACACCAACAAGTTCTATGTCTGGGGTATGCCGTGTTCTAAGGATCGCCATAAATTCAAATATGATCCAAATGATGAAGAGATAGGTGGTCTTGAGGTTGAATACAAAGAATACACGACTGAACAAGAACTTCTTCGCGCTTTCTTAGATTATTGGTCTGAACGTCAATTTGATGGTTGGACTGGCTGGAACATCGAAACGTTTGATAGCCCGTACTTGGTTGAACGTATTACGCAGGTTCTCGGTGAAACTCAGGCAGAGCGCCTCAGTCCTTGGGGCAAACTCAAGAAACGTTTCATCAAAGACCGTAAAGGCGACGTGACTTCTTATCAATTCGTGGGTTGTCCTATGATGGACTACATGCAAGTTTACAAGAAACACACGTACACAACCCGCGAAAAATACTCACTGGATTGGATCGCTTATTGTGAACTCGGTGAGAAGAAGTTGGATTATAGTGAAAGCAAGTCATTGTATGATCTATATTTTAATGATTATTGCAAACACACCCGATATGGTATCAAAGACGTCAAACTCGTGTGGCGTTTAGAACAAAAGCTGCGTTTGATACAGCTGATGTTCGTATTGGCGTATCGCACCAAATCTAACTATGAAGACGGTCTTGGGACTGTAGCACCATGGCTGGCGATGTGTTACTATCGTCTTTATGAGAAGGGGATTGTCCCGAAAATCCAGCGCGTCTATGATGGGCCAACAGATTTTGAAGGCGCATATGTCATGGAGGTTGCACCAGGGATATATTTCTGGGTCTTCTCTGAGGACTTAAACTCCCTGTATCCCCACATCATACAGCAATACAACCTTGGTCCAGAGACTATCGTTTCTGATAAGCACACACGCCGTGATATTATTGAGGCCATGTGTGAGGAATTGACCAAAGCGATGAATGATATGACAACACCGATGAATAAACGTCGTCATCTCAAAAATCTTCACGACAAGTTGCAGCGTGCTATTGATGAACGCATACAAGTTGTTGATGAATTGGTCGCGCTGGGCGAATTCCATTTTGAAACATTACGCCGATATAACGTTTCGTTTACCCCGAACGTTCAGTTCTTCAGTAATGAGAAGATGTCCTTCCTTTCCGAAATTATGCGAGGCATATACGCTGACCGTAAAGGAGAGAAAGCAACTGGCCTGAAGTATGAGCAATGGGCTGGTTGGTGTAAGGAAATGTCTAAAGGTGATTTCCACCTTGAATCCGCCATGAAGTCTCGTTTCTACGATCCTGAATGGTATGAAGAACACAAGCATATCGACCTTGATCACCTGACTGAAGTCATGCATAAGTGGGAAGATTTGGGAGTTGCCCAAGATACGTTACAACAAGGTCTGAAGATCTTGATGAACGCAGGATATGGTGCAATTTCTAACGTCTGGTTTAAAGAATACTTCAACATCAACATCGCTGAAGCAATTACCACTTCCGGCCAGCTGATCAATAAATGGAACAAACGCCACACTGATGATTATCTGAACAAACTTTGTGGCACCACTGGTCAGGATTTTGTTATCGCAGGTGATACAGACTCCAATTATATTTGCATTGAACGCCTGGTCAAGCAATTATGGCCTGATGAAAAGGATCATCATAAACTTGTTGATAACATCGACCAATGGATCAAAGAGAATTACCAACCAAAAACTAGTGAATGGGCGCAATTGCTGTGTAATACCATGAACGGGTTTGAGCAGCGCATGGTCTGGGAACGTGAGGTCATCGCATCGTCTGCTGTATGGCGAGCCAAGAAGATGTATTGCATGGCAGTATACGATAGCGAAGGCATCAAGTATGAGAAACCAAAGATCAAATTCAAAGGTCTGGAAGCGCGTAAATCTACAACGCCGGAATGGTGTCGTGAGCGTCTTGTCAAATGTTATGAGAAAGTCCTGCTCGGTACTGAGGCGGAGGTTCAGGAATTAATCGCTGGATACAAAAAGGAATATATGGAACTCACCGTGGATGATATCGCTCAGGCATCTGGTGTGAGCGATATTGAGAAGTGGTTAGACGCGAACGGGAATTACATCAGCGGTACGCACTTCGCTGCCAAGGCTTGTATTATGTACAACAAGCTGATCGATAAGCACGAAGATCTCGGTCTTCCGCCTATCGAATCCGGTGATAAGGTTAAAATCATCAACCTGAAACCTGGCAATCCTGTGGGGAATGATCGCATAGCCTTCCCTGACTTCCTTCCTCCAGAATTGGGATTGGATAAATGGGTGGATTACCACACCACGTTTGAAAAGACCTTTATAGAGCCAATTCAGTCTATCTTGGATGTGGTTGGTTGGTCTCATAAACGTCGAGTTAACCTGTTGTCCATGATGGGCAAGAAAGGTTGATTCAATAAACCAAAGGGGGATATAATTCCCCCTGTTATCCCTTTGACAACAGGTATTGTTATGAAACTTAAAAAAGATGTCCTTTTTTACAAAATCATGCAGGTGTTCGCTGTGACGACCATGGCGTTTTCATTGTCAGCATGTGCAACTCTTCTGGATTCGGTTGACCTCGATGCGCCGACGTTCACCAATCAGCAAGCGGTGAATAAGATGGAAGACACCATCAAGGCGCATGCTGCGTTGGATAACACCACTCCTGGTCCGTTGCAAACTGTTTGCAATTATGATGATTCCATCCAGGAAGATGAAACCTATCACTGCACCACTTACGTGAAGGAATCTTCTGTGGTTCTGTATGCAGATTGCACAGAAGAGCAATGCACCGCAACTGGTTATGATCAAGTGGAGAAGTCTGATGAATAATCATGTTGGTCTGTATGATGCCAATTCTAAAATCGGTGGAATGTATCGTATCCTGGTAGACGTAGACTTGACTTTGGTTGATAGCCTCTCCCCTTGGGTGGATTGGTTTAATATTTCCAATTCAAAAGCTGCTGCGGAAAACATGGGTTGTCATGATTATCCCAATGATTTCCAGCGTATCACCAAAGAGTGCTATATGGCTCATGCTGGTGATTTGGCGATCCTCATGCGGGAACGCGCTCACCCAGCATGGTTGACACGCCGTGTGTTTGTTGCTGGTCAATGGATGGATTCACCTACAGGACGTGATCCTATGGATTGGTGGCGCATGCCGGACCTGTATGCCAAGATGAACCCGCTTCCAGGCGCTTACGAGTTCCTGGTGAATCTGAAGAAGATCCTACTCGAAGACTTTGAAAATGTTGAATTGATCGCAGTATCTAAGTGTGAGCCAGAACACGAGCGCAGCAAGCGCCAGTTTGTCTATGACAAGTTCCCTGGCATCTTCAACGGGTTTGTCAGCACCGACGAAAAGCATCTTTTGGCAGGTGATGTTTTAATTGATGATAATCCGAAATACGTTGAACCCTGTGCGATGAACAATATTTTTGTCATCTTTGTTCCTCAGGGAAATTATGAAAAACTGGATCTTTCGAACTCGGAAGATATGCTTTATATTAAACCAGTAGAAGGCCAGAACCACTTCGACTTCCTGAACCGGAATATTGTCGAAGTGGTGAATCGCCTGATTGGCCATTATCAATACGTCCGTTGAGGAGGACATCGTGCAAGAACAATCTAAGTTTGGGGAAACCCCAGACAAGCGTTCCGGTGATAGCGATATGGATGGCGTTATTATCCATGTGAACAACTTCATTCGTAAACAAACCACACCCACTTCCGTTGGTGCGGCGCTGGAGTTAAAGCGTGTTCTGATAGAAAACGGTATGGCACCAGATGACGATGAAATTTTCTATAACTTTGAAGACCAGTATAAAGTGAAGTTTGTAGAAAACGAACGTCCACAGGTTGCTGTTTTCTGGTCTCCCTGGTTGGGCGGTGTGAGCTGGCGTATTGAGGAAGATGCATAATGGCTAAAATAATTGTAGTGAAAGGAACCTCTGGCACGGGTAAAGGCACCCGTGTTGTTCAGTTCATCGAATGGCTCCGCACTAAGCTGGAGCCTACTGAACTCACCTACACCATTGGCGACAAGACGCGCCCATTCGGTCTGAAATTCGAAGAGCTGAAGTTAATCTTCGTTGGCCAGTATACTGTGTCCAACAAATCCGGTCTGGCTTCCTGGACTTCCATGGATGCTATTCATGCTGCCACAGGCTCGGGTGATATCGCCCGTGATCTGGTCAAAGGCTGGCTGGCTCAGGGTTACACTTTGGTGTGCGAGGGTGAACCCCTCATGCTATCGGATAAATGGCGTCCTGAATGGATGTTCAAGAACTATCCGATTGAATCTCTGGCGTTGCTTTATTTTGCATACCCAGACCGCTATCAGTATGATGCACGCATCCGTGGTCGCTCTGGTAAGGAAGCAGGGGACTCCGGCTGGTCACGCAACGAATCTTACTCCAAGGAGTTTGAGAAGTCGAAAGCTGAAATGCTGGCGCTGGGCTGGAATGTATTAGAAGATGCTTACAGCGGTCAAGATATCGTATATATGAAGCCTAATGAAAATGTGTATGACATGGACCACCGCAGCGAAATAGCGGTCATGCCGTTTGATGCTCCTCTTTGGGTTGTTGGTGATGCCATCGCATACCAGATGGATATCGGTGCGATCGATCTCGACATCAAAGATTTCTACGGATTCTGTGAAACTGACCCAATGACGCGTGAAGTCGGTGGGGATGATCCTCTAGCGCATCGAGTCCCTGAGAAGGCGACCAAATCTAAAACCAAGGCGAGCGCCAAGGGAGAGGTAACAAAGTCCTCTGTATCCCTTCTCGGCCTGTTGAGTAAGGGTTAGAAATGAAACAGATGTCTAAATATTTTGTGTTCGTCGGATTGGTGATGTGTATCACAGCTGTGCTTGTCGGTGTCATGAAATATTTGGGCATCGTTGAGTTGGATTCAACCGAAATATTGAACGTTTACGCGTTATATTATTTGGGGGGTGCTATCTTATTAACGCCTTTCGTCTATAACATAATTCAGAGTTTCAAAAGGAATTAAAATGAAAATCCTCATTCCACGCAACGTTGTCGCTGTTGCTATTGATTACCGTGGTGATGCGAAGATGATTAACGCTGTCCGTTATTATCCGGAACAGAATAAAATCGTCCCACAATTTCAACTGAATACCAATCCTTCTTCTAAGGATTTCGGTTCTTGGCGTCAGGTGGGTTTGGCTCGTACCCAAGTCAATGCCCAGCATTTTATTTCCGAAAAGACGAAAACCGCCAAGCAAATTTGGTTGGTGACGAATGATCGTCGTTTCCTGCCTATCTGGTCTCTGGGACAGCCCGTAGTAAGCCCCGAAGATATCCAACTCGAAGCCGAGGTGAAGGATGACGCATCTGTCTAAAATGCCGCAGGGATATAAAGCCCCTGAAAAATGGAAATACCCGATTGATCTGGCAGTAGATTATCGTAAGCCAGAAAATCGCATGTACCTGCTCAAGGCATGGGTGGAGGCGCTATCCTACACTGAAGAGCATAACCAGCAAGTCCGTCTGATGGATTATGCCATCGAGGTTACAGAAGGCATCACACAGCTCGAAAAGATCGAGCGCAAGATTTGGATGGCCTTTTTGTGGGGGTGTTGCTATAATGGGATTGGACCATGGACAATTTACAGTGAATTTCCTGTACCCCCACAATCTCCGAAAGAGTTTCAGCGATTTTCTGATTGGTATAACCTGAACTTTGATCGTATGCGCTTCGATACAGATTGTCGTTATCGTAAGTCGAAAATGATTCCGTGCGTTCAGTCCTATATCGATTGGTTGGGTGGTAAAACCCAAATGGATTCTTTTCGTTGGATGTTGGAATGCACTACCAAGGAAGACCAGTTCACCGAACTGTGGAATACGGCGATGTCATGGAAATACTTCGGTCGCCTGAGCGCCTGGAACTTCCTGGAAGCCCTGAACATGGTCTTCGGTAACATATGGGATATAGACGTCCCTGGGTTCATGTTGCGTGACCGTGATGGTAGCGAATCCAATCGTAACGGCGCGGCGTTCTTATCCAACCGTGATGATTGGGTGACCAAGCACGGGAAGAAAAAGATTAACGGTTGTCCTATTACAGACGAAGAATGTGATATACTCGAAACCGACCTTGAGAAAGCGTTTCAGGAATGCGTTGAAGAGTTTGGCCACATCACGTTTATCAATCGTCTGAACTTTGAGACCTCCGGTGCTTGTTGGCTGAAGAAATTCTTCCGACTGAAGAATACCCGTTACATCGGGTGGGACGCCGAGCGTACATGGGACGAGATCGATTATATGGAACGTATTTGGCCTGAATACTCCTGTGCACCTCTCTGGGAAGCCCGTTCACTCTGGCTACCAGATACCCTGTTGTGCGAAAAAGCTCCTGCAGGGCACGTTCCAGGCGTCCAGAAGTGGAAGATGCCCGTGTTCTTTGAGACGGGTGTTCCTCTACATATCTGGCATTTACAGCAGGGTACACGTTGGGAACCGTCTGAGGTTTGTTTGTCAGTTGGTAAATTGGACACCATGAGCCGAAATGGTACTGTGTATCCTTCTAAAAGTGTGAACCTCATGACACTCTTGAAACGCTGATATAAATATCCTCGCTATAAAGTGAGGATATTATCATGTTACAAGATCTGTTGGTTTATGCGCTTCCTGGTGTGGTTGTCGGCTTCATCGCTGGCGCTCTGGTCTTTCGCAAACACGCGCAAGACGGTGAAGTGATTGTTCAGAAGGGTAAAGACATCCTGGAACAAATCGAAGCCAAACTGGACGAGCTGAAGAAAAAGTAATCTGATTGCGATTGCGTTCTTCAATAAAGGGGAATGGGTTATTATTAGCCCGTTCCCCTTTCTTTTTGCAAGGATTGATTTTATGACACCTCAATACAAAATATTGGTCACCAGCCGTTGTTATGCTTATGGACAGGGTGAAGCAATATCAGTACACACAGTTGTAGTTGATTTTGAAAACAAAGAACAAGCAGATTTGGCATTCTATAATATGCAGCAGAGCACAGCTCCTGCCGATATTGGCGTTAAACAAGTTTATACGAAATTATACTGAGGTCCTATATCATGGCAATGCAACGAATTGAAGATATGTCTGTGCTCGATATGGAAGCGACATTTGGCGACTATTTTGAATCTACCCCGAAACAAGAAAAGGGTCATCTGGTAGTGTCGGAAGAGTTCGCACAAAAAGTTCAAGATACGCTTCCGACTAAATTGAACGGTGGGCAAGGCGGTTTCCGTCGCGGTGAACTGAATATCATCTGTGCCGGAGGGATTACGAGATGAAGCGCCCCGAATACAAACAATATTTGTACGATCTGTTCATGAAAGAAACAGACGGCGTGTTACATCCTAAGAAAGCGACTATCGTTAAATTGCATTCTGAAGGTGATTTGTCTATAGCATATATCCGAAAAGAACTAGATTTGATGGGAATCGAATATGAAGACCATATCACGGATACACGTGCTTTAAAAAGAGCAACAGCAATCGTTCTTCACGCCGTTGCAACAATTATGCATCGCCACCATGTTTCTTTTGACGATGCAATAACTCCACAGTATCATGAAGAACGTTGGGATCTGTTGTTGAAAAATGGGGCTAAATCTGAGCATAAAAATCAACTTCTTGGTATGACGAAGGAACAACTCGTGGATGGTGTGTTATGATTTACCTTCTGTTTGTGGTTCCTGTAATTTTGGCCATCTTGTTTGTGATATATCACCGCAAGACTCATGAGCCAAAGGAGACTTTGATCGCCACGGCCATTGTTATCGTATTATCTTGCCTTATCCAGTCGGGATTATATGCTGCTTTCTCCCTTGGTAGTTCTGGGGACGTGGAAATCCTGAATGGATATGTAACTGATAAGCAACGGAATAAGGTGGGTTGTGAACATTCTTATGAATGTATGTGTTATTACACAACATCTTGTACAGGTTCAGGAAATAATCGGTCGTGTACCCAAACGCGTCATTGCAGCACATGCTATGAGCACTCTTATGACGTTGATTGGGACGTATTAACAACCGTCGGTGATCTGAGCATTGACCGTATTGATCGTCAGGGTACTACAGAGCCTCCGCGTTGGGCACAAGTTAAAATCGGGGAACCTGCGGCACGTGAACATTCATATATGAATTATGTGCTGGGCAACAAAGATTCATTATTCTCTAAATCTGACCAGCAATTCGCTGAGAAGTTCAAAGAGCATATCCCTTCATATCCGAGGGTGTATGATTATTACCGAGTAACTCGTGTTCTGAATATGTCAGGGATGGACATTCCTGTTGATTACTGGAATGATTATCTGAACAATACTCTGAAAACGTTAGGTGCTTCACGTCAGGTTAATATCGTTTGGGTTGTGACTTCTGGCCAGCCTGTTGAATATTTTCAGGGACTTCTATATGCATGGTCTGGCGGTAAAAAGAACGATGTTATTGTAGTCACCGATATTTCAAAGGATATGAAAATTAATTGGGGTAAGTCTACGTCATTTGCCGACGGCATGAACAACATGGAACTCCATTCTCGTAACGGACTTTCATTGACTGGGAAACCAATGGGCATATCCGTGTTCCAAGAAGTTGCGGTCAATATCAGTAAGGGATACAACCGAGTTGAGATGAAGGAAATGGAATATTTGAAATGGCGAGATCTTAAAACTTGGGAAGTGATTATCGTCGTGCTGTTTGGATGTATCCCTTTTACCACAGTTTTCATATTAGGCCGCATGCAGTACAATGGTCGAACTTATAAACGTTTGTTTTAACAAGAGGAAGTAAAGATGTCACAACGTAAAGGTATTTCAATTGGTTGGATCGTTGGGTTGGCGATTCTGGCATTTGCTGTAATTGGGATTGGCAGTGTGGTTAGCTATTTCAATGACTTCAACCGCACTGAACAACAGGTCAAAAAGTTCAACAAAGATTCTGAAAACCACCTGAGCAATTATACGCTTAAAGTTCAGGAGACGGCGCAGATTCCTGACATGTACAAAAACGGTTTGAAGGAAGTGATCAAAGATACTTTCCAAGGCCGTTATGGCGCGGACGGTTCCAAAGCAGTAATGCAATGGATTCAGGAACAGAATATTCAGTTTGATTCATCTTTGTACAAAGAGATTCAGGTTGTTATCAGCTCAGGTCGGGATGAATTCCGCATTAGCCAAACTAAAAAATTGGACGCATGTGCGATCTATGAAACTAAACTTGGCCAGTTCCCTGGTTCTCTGATAGCAGGAATCTTTGGATATCCGCGTATCGATCTTGACAAGACATGTCAGGTGGTGAGTGACACCCGCACCCAGGCCGCATTTGACTCTGGTGTCCAGACTCCGATTAACTTCAAAGGCTGATCTTATGAGCGTGAAACTAACCGAATCTCTGACGCTGGAACAGCAACAGGCGTTACTGGATGAAGTGGTAATCTCTGCTGTCAAGCAGGGCATTATCAAAGACGACACGTTGTTGACGCGCCCCGAAATGATCCAACATCTGGTGGTGTGCCTGGGCGAAGCCAATAATCCTCGCAAAAAGATTGTAATGTTCAAAGAAGGCATTATTTATCCCAACGGAAGATTCGCTTGGTTAACCCTATCGGGAAGTCATCCGGATTTGAAGGATGAACAGAAAGAAATCAAAACTTCTGTTCCGGTAACGCCATACACTGAAGGAGTTGATTTATTGTCTTGGTTTGAGACTATCAATACCATCTATGTCATGGCACCTGATGGTAAGCCAGCACAGGATCTGCGTGGTGGGATTGTAGGTTCGGAAGACTAATAGTTCTTCAATAAATGGGGATAGGGTATTATTGCTCTATCCCCTTTTCATGGACAAGAACATGACAGACAAGCCAAGAAAGATAGCGATTATTGGAGGAGGAATCGGCGCTCGGACTATGGCCATTATCCTTCAAGAAAAGTTGAAAGGTGTTGAAGTAGAATGTATCAGTGTAGACGATATTCCTAAACGTCGTTGTGAACCAGGTGAACGCATGATAATTTGTGATGATCTGGTAGAAAGTGAACGCAAAACATTGGTATCTCAAGCGGTGGCTCAGTTACGGAAGGCAGATATTTCGTATTGTGAAGCAGAAGCCGATGACAGGGACATAATTGCGTCACAACGTTATCAAAAGCCGCCGCGCCTATATGGAGCCGCCCAACATAAACGTCAGGCTAAGAAATATAAAAATCGGAGTAAACGAAAATGACTACTCAAAAACCAACTTATGAAGAATTGGCCACTGCGTTGATCCACATGGATGATGCCTTCCAAGATCTCTTTGGCCAAGTATGCTCTAATCCAGTGATGAATGCTTGGGGCAAGCCCGTTAACTTTGCTGTTATGAACAAACACCGCGAACAGGCAAGTTCAACTATTAGCAATTTGCGTCAAACGATGGATGTAAAACAACCAAGCATCCAACGGTATCTTGAAAACTTCGATGAGTATTCTTTCAAAGACCTTCTGTTCAAAGATCTAGTCGAGCAAGAGCAACGCAGACAGAGTAAGAACTGCTCTGAAGTACAATCTTCTGATGAAATTCGTCAGAACATAGAACAAGAATTCGACAATGCATACGATCCTATCGGTTTGGCTGTTATGATCGTAAAAGCTCTGTCGTATGCAGCAAAAGGTGAAACAAATGTCTAAACCATTATCTGCTGCGACTGTAGCAACCCTTGCTTTGTCCGCCATGGCTGAAGATATGATGCATAATGGTCGTCTCTGGGATGAACATCGTTATGCACAGGGGTGTACCCCTGGGGAACCTGGGCATGCTCGTCCTTCCGTCAGTCGTCCTAAAAAGGCCAAGACCCATGGAAAGAACAAAAAGAAACGCCGTAAATGATGTCATCCCCGAATATCGCCTTTACGCATTATCGGAAGGTGAACCCAGATCATCACGATGTCATGTTATGTTTCAAGAAGGTAAAATGATGGCCGATGAAATCCTCTTCCTTCGAGCAGAGGTGATCCGTTTAAGTAACAATAAACCCCCAAAGAAATGAGGATATGTCATGAGTTCTATTGAACAGCTGATCACACCACAATATGTTTACAGCAATATTGTAGAGCACCTCCGCTCTCAATTGAATGTGAAGCAGTTGAACAGCTCTGAATTGAGTGGTTTAGAAATCACAGAAGTTGAAGTTGCGGCCTTCGGTAGTCGTTATCATTTTGTTGTCAATCACACTCAGGTTGAACAAGTCACTTCGAGCATTATTGACCTCGGCGCAACGAAGCCTTCCCGCGCAGAGCCGAAATCTGTGACACGCAATATTGTGGGTTATCTGGAAGAGACGTTAGAGCCAGGTGCCACCCACCCGATATTCAATTTCAACGCCGCCGTTGTAAACGTTCAGGGAAGTTAATCCTGATTAAAGCCTCCGATTGGAGGCTTTTCTATTGAACCACCCACCAGTATCATAACCTTACCCAATAATGTGTTCTTCTTTGATCTGAACAGGAATTCTATACTATGAAAATGCGCAAGTCCGAGCATTTCGTGCGCTCTTCTTCTACCATCGTCGGGCAGACATTCAATGTCAAGATGACGGATAAATTATTTGAAACATTATTTTCAAGTCTCTACAAATATAAAGAGGCGGCGTCTTTGCGTGAGACGTTGTGTAATGGTATAGACTCACATAATATGCGTGATCGCCAACAACGCTGGATGCCATCGCATTATGCTCCTCTCACTCCTATGCCTCAACGATACAGCAAGCATCTTGCTCCCAAAGGAACTCCTGTTGTGGTCCATTTACCCGATGTTATGGAACCCTGGCTGGAAATTAAAGATTATGGGGTTGGTCTTCCATTAGAAATGATCATCGGTGAGCCTATTACAGCGCGGGAAGACGAAGTGCTTGTCGAAGGCAACATCGTTGTGAAGGAAGATGAAATCCCTGACAGCACGGCTGTTATTGGAACGCCTGGTTATTACAACGGGATGTTGGTATTCCGCGCTGAGGACGGCGAGATCATCCGTGGACCTGGTTTGTACACCACACTCTTCCATAGCACCAAAGAGGACGACGACGGACAGATCGGTGCGTTTGGGCTGGGTTCCAAATCCCCATTTGCAGTGTCGGACTCATTTACTGTAGAAAGCCGTTATGAAGGTAAACTGTATCGCTTCCTGATGTATCTGAATGCGGACAGAATCCCAACTGTAGATCTCATTACCAAAGATTTAGATACCCGTGATCCTAAACCGGAAGACACTGATGAGTTCAACGGCCTGACTGTTAAAGTTCCTGTAAAGAATCAGCGTTTTACCGCCTTTGAACAAGAGTTGGTCCGTTTGGGTCGAGTGATGCGACCTTCAATGCGACCGAAGGTTGAAAACGCCAGTTATTCTTTCCGTTGGTATGACATCAACTTCGAAAACCGTGTAGGCAACACATATATCCAACCGAAGTCAGATTCCGACAACATCCACTATGCTGTCATGGGCGGGGTTTCTTACCCGATAGATCTCGACCAATTGGACTCTGAAATATGCACCGTGTTGGAAAAATTCCCGAGTTCCTATACCTTCTTCGAACTTGGAGAACTGAATGTACCGCCGTCACGCGAAGACTTGTCATACGACGAATTCACTCGTGAAAGCCTGAACCGCGTGTTCAAGCATGTGGCCGAAAATATCATGCAAGCGAAGATGTATGAACTTCGCCAAGCGGAGTCAATGGGTCCTCTTATGTTGTATATGAAAAAGACTCAGCTGACTGATATGTTCGGTAGCGGTTTCCGTAAATTAGTGGAGCGAGAATTTCCTGCAGATAACCGTTTCTACAAAGGCACGTTCCGTTATATCGGAGCGCCGGACGTCGTGCGCGATTACTCTTTGGATGCACCTTTCCGGTCTATTGGTAGTCCTTACGAAATTGAAGTACACGACAACGGTGTAGTACACGACAGCATTTATGTGAACTCTGTCGGAAATTGGTTGAAATCTAAATCAAAAATTGCTGTTATTATTGATAACTCGAATCGTGCTCGAAACCTGAAGATACAAACAGCACGCAATAACTTCAATGTCGTTATCGTCGTCAAACCGAATGAAAATTATTTCAGTAATCGGAATCAGCTGGCGGCACATAAAGAATCATTTACCAACCATGAGGAATTGAAGTCTTATTTTGAATCATGGATCGGTGTACAAGAAACAACGCCGGACTACCTGGTCTTTGCCGATAAACTGATCGAGGTCTTTGGCGATTTATTCAATCCGGATGAAGTCTATTTCATGCATGAAATGGAATATGTTCGCCCGACCGTTGAAAAAGATCCTGGGATGTTTAGTTTCTATTACAATTCATTTAACTTCGACAGCGTTTATGAATTAGATGGAAAAACCGTTTCAGATATTATTGATTCGGGCAAAAAGATCGTATATATCGAAGTATCTGGCCGAGAAGGTATCCATAAAATTCATGGTAATACCTTACGACAATCCACGGCTGGACATTTGCGTGAAGCGATGGAAAGAACGAAGTTCGGCGAGAATGGAAACGAAAACCTGTTTGATTTGCTGGGAGCACACCCAACAATCGTTCTTGCGCGTCGTAAATCTGTTCCGATGATGAAGAAATTCCCAGAAGTATTCATCCCCATTGACGCAGTGTTTGATATGTTGCTTGAGCATTATAAAGATGAATTTCAGGCGCTTGAATCTAAGAAACTCCTGAAACTTCGCAAGGGCATAAACATCATGTCTCATCGCATTGATTATGGTGCCAAGCTGTTGATTGATTCCCATGGAAAAGTTACGGATGGCTATGCCCATCATCAACACAGGGCAAAAGCAATCATCGGTTATGCGAAACAACAAATCACTGAAGAAGAATGGAAGATTGTTCGTATGCTGGCCAAACGAAACCCGTCTGGATCGGGGTACGGTTATTTCCGCAAGGCTGTTGAGGAATTACATTATCGTATAGAAATGCCTTTCCCAACTACGAGATTTTTCCGCGCCTGTAACCAGTTAACTCAAGTTGTTGATTTATTGAATGAAAAATTAACTGCTGAAGGATTTGATGAGATAAAGGTCACTAGCACTATATCTCAAAAGCAAAAGGCCAAAAACCGATACCGAGTTGAATGTCATCGTTTGGTGAAGTTCATGATGTCAAAATATCAGCCTTCGGCACACAACGCGATTGAAGATGCCACTAGATTTGTGAAGGCTATTTCAAAACGTATTCTCGGGGCATAATAGCCCCATTACCCCACAGT